GTCGGGCAGTTCGGACGGGTCATGCGCGGGCATCGGTAGTTTCAGGAAGACTACCGCCAATCCCCTTGAGTCGGCACCGGCTTGCGCGTCGGCAAGGTGATTCGGCTTGACGTTGCCCAACCACTCGAACGTATCCCGCTTGTAGCAGGCATACTCATAGTCCTGATAGAACGCCTCGCGGACGGTATCGACGTCCTCCTGCGGCGGTTTGTAGCCGATTTGGGAGAACCACGTCCACCGCTCGTGCGTATCGGCGTGGAGTCCGAGGCTTTCTGCCGTTGGTTTCTCGTTCATGGCTTTCCTTCCTTTCACCCCAATTATACCCTACCCGGCGGCGCTGTCAAGTTCCTTTCGGAATTTTCTCTTGAGTATCCGCCGGATAGTGCGAAAGAATTTCTTCTTCTCGCGGGGTGACGGATCGCAGCAGTAGCAGTTTACTCCGCCCTTACCGGCGCGTTTCGCTGCTACCTTACGATGTTCTGATCGGTTACTCATGACAGTAGGGCGCGGATGAAGTGCATCGCCACGCGGAAATTCTCGTTGTCCCGATTTTGGATGGCGAGGTTTCGGCTCAACCATCGGACGTTTGAGTCGCTTGATGTGTCGCGTCTCATCTCGGGAACGTCCATATCCTTGATTGCCTCGCGCAGTAGGTCGCGCACGTTGTAGCCGACGGTTCGCCCGTCGTCCAGAATTTCGATGTTGCTCATGGTTGTTTGTCCCTTTCACCCTAATTATATCCTATAGGGCGGCGCTGTCAAGTGATAATCAAAACTTTCTGTCCGACGCATTTGTCCGCGCATTTTGACAGCACGCTAACAACGTTCAGACCTTTTCATCGTTAGTTCGATAGCGAGATCGCGGGGAGTTACCCCGCGTCTCACTTTGCGAAAGGAGGACAAACCATGTTGTTTCAGATGTTCCTACCGTTTGATCTTTTTCCCCTGCGGGAATCCGGGATCGACCACGAAACCCGTCTCATCCCGAGACGCCTGCCCTTTCGAAACCAGACCGATCACGCCGTCCCGATCTGAGAATCTCGCGTCGTGGGCGTCGCCGTCTCGAACCGGGAATCCCTTCCAATCGGGCGGAAGAATTTTCCCGGAGAAGACCACGGCTACCTGCCCTCCCGATTTGAGAATCGAAAGCGCCGTCCGGTGATTCGTCTCACTTCGGGAAAAGGTCAAGTGATAGTTCGCGGGCAATCCACCGCGAAGAAATTTCCGCATCCGATACGGATTCTTGGTATAGTCCATATATTGGACTTGAGGAAATTCCGCGAAAAGATCGGGAAAAATTTTCTCGAACGGAAGATCGCTCGTGCCGTTGAGTCTCACAACGGGACGCATTCCCTTTTTCCGCGCTTGATTCACCAACCGGGAAATATCTGCCCGTAACTGAGAAAGAAATACCTCCCGGTCCTCGACGAAGAGAAGCGTTTTCCGCACGCGCCCGGCTTTCACGTTCGCCATAGCACCGCGCCCGGCGGTATACAGGCACGCGGCACGGCAACCCGGGGAAGCGAACGGGCATAGGTTCTGCCCGGGAATCTCATCGGCGGGACTGAGATACAGGATACCCGTTAGATACCCGAGTTTTTCGCCCTTGACCGTTTTCGCGTCCGATCCGACCGATAGTAGTTTCATGGTTTTCTTTCCTTTCACCCCTATTATAACTCATGAGATTCGATTGTCAAACCGTTTTTCTGGAATTTTGCATTCTCATTTTGAGACCGCTGCGCGTTGGGGGCGGAGAGGTTCAGACCTGAACGTATTTACCAAAATCGCCGATTTTGTGCTTGACTCGTCGTGAGAATGTGGTATTCTTGGGCGACGGAACCAGATTCCCATTCCAGGGACGTCTCATTCTGAGATTCCCATTCTGAGACTCCGTGAACTTCGGAGTTTCAGATCTTAAGATCCAGAGGTAGGAAGGTCCAGGGTCGCATATATAATATTGATGCAGACCTCCAACTCGGATTCCTATTTACACTTCCAATTCTCGTTCTCGTTAGCACGGCAAAGCCGGTTAGATCCCTGCCGCCTTGGTCTCGTTCGCCCAAAGCCGATCCGCGTAGTCCTTGAGGTGGGTCTCTACCCGGGCGGCTATCGTGCGAGCGTTATCCCTGGCAAGCCCCACGGCGTAGTTGATTGCCTCTTGCTCATCGGCGAACTTGGCAACAGGGCGATTCTCCGGGCTGTCGTAGGGATTGCACATCAGCGCCCGCTCGACCACCCACATCTGGTCTACCTGGCTCTGGTAGATGTAGTAGCCGGTATCATCAGGTCCGTCGTCATTCTCGAACCAGCTACCATCATAGACCTTGTGAACGCCCTCGCCGCAGTGGTCCCGCCAGCACTCGCCGACGGGAAAATCGTGGCACTGAGATGGTCTGATTGTCATGTTCAGATCCTTTACTCTTTTGTCTTCCCCCGCCCCGAAGGGCGGTTATTCCACCCCCTCCAGTTCCCTGGATGCCGCTTCCTTGAACCGCCGCACGATGCGGCACACGTCGCTGTGGCTCCTGCCGGTGCGGTTGCTGATTCGCATCATGCTATCGCCGGCAAGGATCGCCGCCATGATCTCGCGGGTCGGCTCGTCCTGCTCCTCGACGAAGGCGTGAAGCGCGTCCACCTGCGCCGGGGAGAAGTCCGGCACGGGGGCGATAAGCTGGTTGGCGACCTCTTCGTCATGGATGTCGAGTCCCTGGCAGAACTCTCCGCCGCCTTCGTGGCGTCCCCTGGCACGCTCTTTCCGCGTGAAGTTACGCGCCGCCGTGATCGCCCGACCGATAGCGAACTGCTTGTTGTCGGGTTTCTCTTGCTCGGCAAGGTGAGCCGCCAGTAGAGCCTCTTGCACTGCGTCCTCGTAGGTGGCGGGCGTGGTATGCCCCTTGACCCTGACCAGTTTCCGAATCTCTTGCTCTGTTACGATCATTGGGTTTCGTTTCCTTTCACCCCAAGTATACACCCGGAGCGCGTGAAGTCAAATTCTTTTTCAAAGAAACCTGGGGGACCTTATTCGCGGGGAGAAATCGCCCGTAAGGCAGAACAGAGGTGGGACGTTCGGACCGGTAGATCCGAAGTTGGAGGGTGGACGGGCGTGGGAATCGAACCCACCGGGATGATCTGATTACTGCGCTGACCCGCCGATCCAGCGGACCCGTCCATAAATCGGGCTCCGGAACCCATGCGTTGGCAGTCCCGTATTGATGGGTTAGCTACCCGCGTCCTACAAGGATGTTACCCGTGAGCCCGAAAGTGTTAAAAGTCGGGACACGCCCGGCGAAGCCGGGCGGTCCCTATGCGGAGGAAGTTGGGGTCTGTCGGTATTCTACTCGCCGTCGGTCAGGACCTCGGGCGGGGTCTCCTGGTCGGTGCCGTTGAGTCCCATCGCCTTGCGGGCGAGAGCCCGCTTTCTCTCCTGCGCCTCGCGCATGTTCTTGTGCAGCACGCCCTCGGGCATGTTGGTCTCGCTGATCTCCTGCTTCGGGTCGAAGTTCTCGCCCGTCGCGGTCTCCGCCGCCGCCGACGCTTCCTTGGCGTCCTCTTCGGCGATCTTCTCGCGGAGCGCGGCACGGCGGGACTCGAAGCCGTTGCGCTTGATGATGATCTTCGCGGGATTCTCTTCGCTCACCGGCTGGTCGGAGTCGAAGTCCGGGTTCTCGATCGAGACGTCCTCGACGGTCAGCTTGTTGCGGGTGCGGTAGAAGGTGTTCTTCGCCGCCTCGAACAGCTTGCGGGCACTCTGGTAGCCCTCGTCCGACGCCAGTCGGTCCTTGCTGTTCTTCTCGACCGCGTTCTCGATGCGCTGGATCTGCTTCTTCGCCTCGGCGTCCGGGAGGGTGCGGAGCAGGGTCGCCATCGGGCTCGGAGTCTCGCTGCCGATCTCGCGGTAGCTCTTGAGCATCTCGTCCGTGACGGTCACCTTGCGCTCGCGGGTCTTGGTTTCCTTGTCCGACATGATCCAAATTCCTTTCAAGAGAGAAAAGTGTTTCGTTCGACTTCACCCCAAGAATACCATGCTGCGGGCGATAGTCAAGCTGTTTTGATTTTTTCTTTGCGCTTTGTGCGCTCACTGCTATAACTCATTTGCTTCATCATCTCGTCAGACTTTCTGGATTTTTCTCAAGATCCCTCTTCTATATATATGGTAGAGACGCGCCGGAGGTAACGACGTTCAGATCGGAAGATCCGATGTTCAAGAACGAGACACCTGGGGATGTTCAGACCGCAAGACCCGAAGTGACAAAAAAGTGGAGTTTTTTCTTGAAACGACTTGACTCAGGATGAGTTATATAGTAAGAGGACCGACCAGGAAGGAATTTCTATGTGCTGTCTCATTATGAGAGTATCAAAATGAGAAGACGAGCTTCGGATCGGATTGTCCGGTGTGCCGAACTTCGGACCTTCGGATCTCAAGGTCCGGGAGGGGTTTAGCGCGATCCCGCCTTATAAGTCGCGCTTCGTGGACCCGGGCGGCTGGTGAGATTTCCAGTTTTAGTTTTCAATTCAAAAAACCACGCCACGGATTTACCAAAAAAGTTTGGAACGAATGGACTTTTTTTGCCATAATGGATGGTACAAGGCAGGTGGAGAGGAGCAAGTATTCTCACCTTACGAGCAACCGGAAGAGTCTCCGGCTTCGCCGTAGATTGGCTGCGCCAAGGCTAGTAAGATAGAAGAGTCATTAGTTCAGAGGCGCGGAAGACTCAACCTCGCGGTCGTCACCAAGAGTTGTCTCCACCGGTGTCACTACTTCCTTCACCTTAATGCCACCCTCTGTTCTTAGGTCTTTTGCTACGAGCCTCAGACCCACACCGAACAACAAGAACGACATGCCGATTGCCACACCCAAGAAGGTTGCAATGAACCCTAACTTGGCGGCGGTGACAACAAAGGCGACAACCAGCGCCAGTATCCCAACGTTGAGTCCTACCCACGCCGGTAATGCGGTTCCCTTGAGGTTCCAAGAGATCTTCCACAGGTCGATGTAACCAGTAAGGAGATTTTTGAAATACGCTTTCATCTCAGATTCCTCTGTGTAAGTTATCAACCCTCTCCGGGTATAGATATCGTAGTAGCCTACCTCTTCCCAATGGGACTTCTTCATCTATCCCACCGGCTGGATCACGCCGCTCATAATCAGAATGGCAACGATCACCTCTGCCAAACCCAGGAAGACCCAGAACAGTGCGTGTGCTCGTTGGGCGCGGGTCATTGGCTTGTATTTCTTCACTTATGAGCCTCAGAAACGCTGATTTGCCGTTTTAAGCGATTTCGCCCCGTAGATCTTAATCCTTTTGGGTTTCGTCCTCGCCAATTCGGGGCAGATAGGCACCCGTCACAGCCTTGATGAAGGTTACAGCTACCCAAGAAGCCGCTCCGATGAAGATCCAGAGCGTCACCGCCCCCTGAGTAGTTAATTCATTGATCCACTGCATCTAAAGTGCCCCTTTCTACTGTTATAACTCGCTTTAGGGCTGTTTTCACCCGGTTTTCTTGAACTTTACGGGCTCATTTCGGCTTTTTTGCCGCTATGACGGGGTTTTGGGCGGTTTTAGCTGAAAAATAGATGAATACAACGAGAAAGTGGGCGTGTAGCTAGGCACACAAGGGCTCAATCTACTCTTCAGAATCACGCATTAGATCACGGCGAGAGATGGTGTGAAAGGGATCAAGACGAGCCCATAATACCAAGAGTCCTACTATGGTAATGAGAGCTATGATTCCTGATAGTGGGGTTCCTAAGAATGATGCGATCATCGTTCAGTTTCCTTGAAGCTACATCCTGCCTTCGGCAGCGCCGGGCTACCCTCGGGAATCACGACGGGAGAACGGATTAAGATCCCTGCCAATGAGCATCGAGAATAGGATTACTCCTCCTATTGCTCCTAGTAAGATTGATGAGATTGAGACAATGAATAGTGTGATCATCGTTCAGATTCCTCCAACAATCAGTATCGGCAAGATCACCTCAATTAATGAACCCATGCGGTCCGAGCACCAATCTAAGCAGGATGAAATGGGCTGCGCGGACGGGTGCCCAACCGGATGTTTTCTCGACCCGCGCTGTGAAACATCAGACCTTCTGTGCTTCAGATACATCATCTGTTATTCTCTCTATCTAAGCTGTTTTTCTGAACTCTGAACTCAGAGTGATCGCACCAGTATTTCAAAGTGATAGCAGTCTTCATTTACCGGTTTCCTTAACCGGTTTTCAACCGCGCCCGCGCCGGTTAGATTGGAGCCCGCAGAAGAAGGGTTTGAGACACAGAATGCGCCACGTCCCGGTGATCGGACCCCACACACAGGCATACCAGAACCAGCAGGATAGCACTAGTAATCCTATTATTGATCCTAGTATTTGGAGTGTCAATATCATAGTTCAATTTCCTTTAAGCTACATCGTGCCTTCGGCACCGCCCGCCGGGCTAGAGTGGATCAAACGGATCAATAATGCCACCAAGATCTATCCCTTGGACCTTACGCGCAAGACCCAGGATTAGGATCTCCCGCGCCCGCCTGATCCTTTTTACGTAGTCTTCCGATATGATCCAGCCACAGTTTGGGCACATGAGCATTATGCCGAAGTGTTGCTTACAGCTTTGGCATTGCCACTCAATCATTGTTCAGTATTCTCTCCATCTAAGCCTCTTTTCTGAAGACTGATATCATTCTGCTCGCAAAGCGGTATCCCGGTTATTTCACTCTTCATCTACCGGTTTCCTTAACCGGTTTTCAACCGCGCCCGTGCCGGTTAATCTCACGCACGATCATCATTGCTCCCGGATCTTGAGATTGAGTTGAGCTACTCATAACTCTCTCCCGAAATAGACTTATGCCCCGACCTCTGGTGAGATCGGGGCTGTGAATGGACTACTGACCGTCGTTCTGACGCTTCTCCGCGTCGTTCGCCGCCTTCTGAGCGTCTTGCGCACGCTTCAGGGCGCTGTTGACACCATCGCCGGGCTTCGAGTCCTGAATCGCGTCCCGAATCAGGGCGCTGTTCATGAGACCGCCCGTGCCGCCGCCGTTCATCATATCGAACGGGACGATGAACATCTTGTTCGCACTCTTGGCAGCGGCGAGCATGACCTTGTTCTGCTGCCACGCCAGATAGAGCGGGTTGTTGTTCAAGCTGGCACCGATGATCGCCTGAGCGTCAGCGATTTCCTTGGCTTCGAGAAGGGCGATCTGATACTCTTTGTTCTTGACCCTGAGTTCACCCTCGGCACGCGCCTGGGCGATCTGAGCCTTCGCTCTCTCTTCCTTGATCGCAATCTCGCGCTGCTTGTTCTTCTCGTTCGCCTGAGTGATGATGGCGGGGAAGTCGAGGTTGGAGATGTTGATGAGACCGATGTTGACCGGAACAGTCTTCAACTGCTCCATAACAGCCGTGCGGATCTCGTTCTCGATCTGACCACGTTCGGCGTTGATCTGACTGGTCTCGCGGGCGGCGACGATCTTACGCGCTTCCGCCTCGACAACGGGCTTGACGTAGATCCGGTAGATATCCTGCCGACTGATCAACTTGTCTTCGCCGGAACGCACCTTGGTAAACACGCGGTTGATTGCGTCCTTGTCGTCATTCACGCCGCAGCGCGTATTGACGTCGAACTCGAAGTTGAGATCATCGGCACAGAGAATCTTGAGAGTCTCGGTGTAGAGATCCTCGGTGGTGTCGATGAAATACGCATCGTCACGACCCCAACAGGTGGCGCGACCCGGATCGTAGATCTCGTCCTGCCAGCCATCGACGGTCATGACCTTACACTTCGTGCCCTGCGGCACTTCGACGGTGCATCCCGCCGCGAACATGGCGGCAACGATACCGAGTAGAAGGGCAAACTTCTTCATCACAAAACACTCCTGTAGTTGGAAAAAAGGAACTTACTTGCCCATGAGTTGCTTACGCAACCGTTCACGCTCTGCTTTCTCGTCTTCTCGCGCCTCTTGCTTGCGGTTTTTCCACTGGTCCGCACGCTTCTGGCGAATGTGCTCGCGGTGCTGACGGATCTCTTCCGGCGTCATACCCACGTGATCCTGAAGGTTGCGTTCCATCGTGGTGTCCGGCTTCACCTTGATCTTGCGCTGCGTGCGCATGTTGAAGCCAACGATCATCACCAACACGATGAGCGCCGCAATGGCGACGTTGCTGATGACGATGTTCTGAAGGCTGCGCTTGCTCGTGCCCTTCACGAAGGCGACGACATGCTTCTTGACACGCCAGTAGAGCAAAAGCCAACTAATCGCCGCAATGGCGACGACGCCCCACGTGAGCAGGTTGGACTGCTCCAAGTTGATGCCGATTGACGCGAAGTCCATGTGATTCTCCTACTGTGTGACAAATGGATCGGCGGGTTCGTCCGCCGACGGTGTTCTGGTCTTGTCCGGCGGTGCTTTGAACATGGAGAAGATCTCTCCCTTGCCTCCGATAGCCGGATCGGTTACCCGTAGCTCACCCTCAAACTCGTTGAGCATGAACGGAGTCATATCCGGATCGGCACCGACCTCGGTGATCTTCGCACGCGCCACGTCGTCCGCATCGTGGAAGTCCGCATCGAAGACGTGAAGGTGGGCGCAGTTATTGTCATCGGAAAAGAACATGATCCAGCGACCCATGAGATTGCTCCTGTCGGTATCTTGCTTGTCTTGAGGCACCATGCCCCAATCATACATATCGTTTTCGAGTAGACTCATTTCCGCCCTCATCAAACTTTACTAACACCGGCATGTAGGACACTTCGGTCTTACCCTGAGCCGGGTTGAAAAGCCCCATTAAGAATGAACACACTACCAGCGGATCGACCTTCTCTTTTGCTCGTAGTGTGAGAAACACAAACTTCATCAAAAGTCCTCGCCCGTATCTTCTTTGTAGCGCCGGGTGTAGTCGTCGAATAGATTGCCGAGCATGATCTTGAAGATCTTCTTCGTCTTCTCTTCCTCGGGGATCTCCTCTTTGACTACGAGTTTCGCCTCTTCGAGCCGTCGCCGGGACTCTTCCTGCCCCCACATGATAACCTTGTGGATCTCTTCCGGGGCGGCTTCGTCACCGAGCGCCAGGATTTGTGCCCGCACTTCCTGGGCAATATCCTTCGTGGCAATTGCGATCAATCGACCCCACAGATCAGCCATCGTTATCCCATCTGCGCTATGAGCAGCGTGATTGCGGCACCGATGATGATGCCGATTGTGAATCCCTTGCGCCAGCCCGTTCTTCGTGCGAATTGAACTGCATCTTGGATCATTAGGCGCTGCCTACGTTCCTCGACGGGTTCACCGTCGATCATGTAGCACGGTTCGCCGTCCACATTGACACCCTGGTCGCGTTCTTCCGTGGGCGGTGCGCTATCCAGATTAGCAGACATGGCACGTCAGATACCACTGAGGTTTTTCTTTGTCGAAGTCAATGCCGACACGCTCACACTCTTTGCGGAGCATATCGTCCCATCGTGGAATATCGACATTGTTCGGGTCAAACAACTTATTCACGGGGTGTGGGCAATTGTGCCACGTGTCTTCGTGTGATTCCTTCACGACGATGATCATGTTCGTGTGTTCACACTCGTCGTCGTCATCCCACGTGTAGGAGTCACCCCAACACATGACGGCAAAGCGATCTTTGTCGATGTTACGCTCTGCGATCTCTTCAAGCCACTCGGGCTCCAGAGACTTCGGAACCATCACGCCGTAGCCAATATGTGCGTCGTAATCAATGCCCATGAAACAAAACTCCGCTTGGCGTAGATACTAAAAAAGCGCCGAAGCTATTTTAACCCCGGCTCCGGCGACTTTAACCTAATGACGGGTGACCGCTTGAAGATTAACGGACCAACTGCACGCGCAAACTTAAACTCCCCGCGAGCCAGGAGTGTCTCGACTCCAGCGAGGAATTAGGGTCCTCGCCACGCCCCTCTCCCATCCCTGCCTGAGAAGAAGGGGAGAGCCAGCCCCCTTAATCTACTTAAGACTAAGGGGGACAAGCACATAAATTATTAATGGCAGGGTTTGCATTAGGCGGGACTCCACCGACCCACCTGCCGAGGAGGGTTTCCAAGTCCCCAAAACACTTTTAGTTCTCTTTCAATTCCTCAGACTGCCGCAGCAGCCTTCACTATTATAACTCACGTCGAAGACGTTTTCACCCTTGTTTTTTAGGCTTTTCTGCGATCAGATCAGCAGACCCGAACTCCTCTACCCCGCGACCGCCGTTGACAATCGCCACACAGATCTCTCCGTCGTCAACATAGAAGACGCGACGAATCCCGAAGAGTGCGATCAGAGCCATGCAGTATTTGCAGGGCTTTGACGTGGATGCGATCTCACCCGTGCGGTAGACCCTCGTAACGAAAAGATCACAGCCGCGCACATCCCCGCGCTCCCGAGTAGCGTCGATCAGTGCCGCCGCCTCAGCGTGAACGCCGGAATACCAAGGGTAGTGTTTCTGCATCGCTGGATGCGGGTCGTTTGAGTTGACTCCGCTACCGATGATTTTGTTGCGCTCCGCGATCACCGCGCCGATGTAGCTCTTTCGCTTATCAGCGATCGAGTTTCGGGCGAGATCAGCCGCCTCACGTAGTTGTTTCAGCCAGCGATTGACCATTAGTTCCAGGGCTTCGTCCTGTGAATGGTGGCGACACGGACGCCGAACATGTAGACCAGCGTGTAACCAAACTTGACGCGATTCTCTCTCACGTCATAGTAGTTCCAGCACCGATTCTCCATCGAGAACGGGGTGAACAGCCTCTTGATACTGAACACACCAAGTGCGGCGGGTCCAGTCTGCGGATACTCCTCACTCATCCTTATTGTCCTTCTGCTTGTAGATGATCAGACCAGCCTTGCGCATCTTCTTGAAGAACGCTCCCGCCTGTCCGATAGGAATCTCCATCTCGTCTCGCAGGAGATTGATGAACGCCGAGCCGACGGCTTCGAGGTCGTCGGTGTCACTTGCCTTCTGTTCCTCAAGCTCGACCTTATCCCTCTTGAGACGATAGATCTCTCCCTTGAGTTGTCTCTTCTCTTTCTTGAGTTCGGCAACGTCAAGGTGAACGTGATCGAGACCGCCGTAACTGTTTCCATACTGCGCGAGAGCCTCCTCCATGCGATCGAACATAGCCTGTAGTTCCTCGACCTTCGACCTCATGCTACTGAAGTCGCGGCTCTTAAAGCAATCGCGCAACTCTTGGAGAACGTCACACGCCACTCGTCCCTGCAACGGAGGTAGCTTGTGGCTCACCTTCATACCGGCGGGTTCTCTTGCTTCGTCACTCATCTTTTGTTCTCTCCAAAACCTTGATCGTGTCTTTGTGGCGCGTGATATACATTCGGCGATGCCACCCTAAGTCCATGACTTCGAGATCGAGCCAGTGTGGTCCGGCTTCTTTGATGCCGAGGACTCTGACGCGGCGTTGGGTTCGCGTGTCGGGATCGAAGACCTGGATGACGTCTCCACTGTTAAGCGTAGCTGAGGTCAAGGTCTTCTTCCTTCATGAAAGCGATTTCGTCCAGTTGGGTTCGGATGCGATACCAAACCGTGTCTCCCTGGTCCGAAACCTTCTCCACCGTCCCGACGACCTGTTCTTCCTCATCGAAAAATTCGACGGGATCACCGACCTGAAACTTGGGGTCACTCATCTCTCTTCCTTGGGGGAGTTTTGCCGTAGCCATCCTTATACCAGCCGCCGCCTTTGAGGATAAAACCAGTGCCGCCGCTGATCAACCTCCGGAGTTTCATTTTACCGCACTCGGGACATTTCTTCAGCGGTCCGGCTGTCATCTCTTGTTGTGTCTCAAACCTGTGTTCACAGGCATCGCACACGTAGTCGTACGTGGGCATTTACTTCACCAGCGGAGTGACGCCATCGACGAGACCCGCGACGTAGTTACCAACGTTCTTGACCAGAGCCATGACGTAGTTCATCATCGCCTGGAGAAGATCGATGGTTTCGTTCGGCGCGAACGCCATGCTGAGTCCTGCGATGAGGACGAATAGGAGGATACGTAGAACCGTCTTCATGATCCGAAGCCTTCCCTCATGATTTTCTGGATAACCTCTTCCATTACGTCGTCTTCGAGATTGAAGAGGTCGGGTCCCCACCCCGTCTTATCCGGCAGGGTGCTCTTGATATTCTCCATCAACTGCCCCAACCGGAGGTCCGGATAGGTCGTCCAGAGGGCTTTGAGTTGGTTGAGAATGGGGTCGATTCGCTTGGGGTCACGCATTTTCGATCCTTGCGGTAGCACCAGCACCAAGAAGTTCGGCGTGCAATCTCTCGGCGGCATTCACAGCGAAGTCGCCCGGGATGTTAATCGGATAGGGTCCGCCGCGATCTGTGATGTGCCCGGTGCAATTACGCCTCGGAGGCTGACACTGATCCACAATATCTTTCGATTCCTTGAGACCGAGACCAGTGTGGGCGCGAATCACCTTGATGACACCGATGATGTGGGTGCCGACGCTGGTGAGAACGACGCGGGTTCTGCGCTGCAAGCACTCCGCCCGGATCTCGGCAATTGCCCGCTCGAACACCGCGCCGGAATGACCCTGGCGATGATTGGTGCGCTCAGCGTGATTCAGAATCTCGTCAAGGATGAATTGTGCAACGTCCGAAAGCATTCCTCTAACCTCTCGTAAGAGAAAAAGAAAACCCCACTCCCCTAGAAGCAGTCCGTTGGAGCCACGACGCCAATGCTTACACGTCGCCGCCAACCAACTGTCACCACTTCCGACCCCGTAGCCCCAGGTCAACAGAGAGGCTGTCTGCCGGGGAGTGAGGACTCTCGAAGCAGACTACTGAGAAGATCCCGGATCTGCGCCAGCCCCGACTCAAGTTCTTAGCTAGTTTTGTCGGATACCCCACTACCGGTCAACTCGCTGCTACGAGTGTTTTGTTTCTGGTCGCCCGCCGTGGACTCGAACCACTTACCAGGAGCGAGGAGATCAACCCTCGGTCATAGCATCATAGCCGTCCAGTTTTAATGACTCTTAAGCGTCATCTTCCTGGGGAAACGGGCGTTATTTAACGGAAACCCGCTTGCTTATCTCCCACCACAGGAAACCGGCTGGTTAGTTCCGGTTGCGGGTCCCTGTTAAAGCCCTCCCCTATTTACAACCCGGAGGGCGAAGGTTGCGTGATTTTGGTCGCAGCGGCATTCACCGCTCTCTATTATAACTCGCTCCGCGAGTAGTTGCTTCAAACTTTCTCGGAATTTTCCTTCCTACTCACCGTGGGTCTCTCGCGCCACGCCATTGTAGTGGCGGCAGACGTCCAGACAATTCGCACGGCAGATCGGATCGGCAAAGGCGTCATGCTGTCTGATCCACGCCTCGCGTTCACTTCGCATGTTCGGACCGATTTCTCCAACCGGATCTCCACCTTCCCGTAGGTGGATGATGCACGGGAAATGCCACTTACCGGCGATTGCCATATCGTCCAGCGCGAGCCAGCACTTCGGACAGTCGCCGTCCTGCATACCACGAACCCGCAGCGCATCGTTGTCGAGGTTGCGAATCCGGTAAGCCAGAATGGGATACTGGTTCACGATCTTCGGCGACAGGTCTTCCAGCACCTTCAGGGCGCGGTCATACTGCGCCGACGGGATTACCCTTATATCATGCACGCCGAGCGAGTGAGCGAACTCAACCGCCTCGACAGCCTGTTCCACGTTCTGCTCATCGAACACCATGCCGACACTGACGTAGGAAAACATCGAGAGATACCGGATGTTGTCTACAACCTTTTCCCAGGCTCCCTTGACGCCGCCGCTCATGACGTCGCCAACGGCACAACACCCGCCGTCAAGGCTGATGGAGAAGTCATTGACACCGCGTTCGAGGAGATCGATATACTTACTCCGCGCCGCGCTGCCATTGGTTGACACTGCGATTCGCTGCACTCCACCCAAACTGCACTTAAGCACAAGCTGAGGGAGATAGGGATACAGTGTCGGCTCTCCACCGCTGAAACGGACGTTCTGTAGACCCTCGGCAAGCCAGTGGTTGAGGACCTGATCCGCCCGAGCCAGCGGCATATCGCCCCGGCAATCCTCCCGGAGCCCGCGACAATACGGACACCGGAAGTTGCACCGGTCGGTGACGATCAACTCGCATCGCATCAACGGGGACTCTACGCTTGCGTTATGAGCCCTGTCGTTGCTTAGCGTGTAGAAGCCGATATCTTCGAGTTTCATTGGTCTGGATTGACCTCTCTATCTAATGGATCACACGCATCCATGAGGTTTTGGAGCGCATTGTAGAAATCTCTTGACTCAACACCGTATTGTTCACGGCTTTCTTCCACGGCGGCGACGAGACGTGGGATTGGTGCCCACAACATATTGAGCCGATCGGCGTCCATTAGTCGTAGACCTTGTTGATGCGCACCACGTTCGGATACGTCGAGAACAACGGCATTCGCCAACCGTAGCCGGTGACGTTCACGCGCTTACCGACCAGCTTCTTGATCTTGAAGTAAACGTCGCTGGCGCTAAAATGGAAACGCAGATACGAATCCTCGACCTGATAGACGTTGCCGTTCGCGTCGGAGAACAGGTAGAGATTGCCGCTCTGTCCCCGGGTCGCCTCGATATCGGCGATGGTGACGGTCTTGGTGAACTCGGTGCCGAAGTTGTAACCGGCACATGAACCAAAAAGAATCATGAAGCCGAAAAGAACGAGAAGTGCCTTCATCACTGACTCCTAATAACTTTCCCACGGCTGATTCTCCAGCCGTATGCATGGAACTTTCGATGACAATTAGAACACATTACAATACATTTTTTGATCTCCTCCATAACCCGCTCCTGACTACACGTCGAAGAAGCAAGATGGGCGACCTTATGGGTGCGTCCACCCTTCTTGTCTGGATTAATGTGGTGGAAATCAAGACACGCCGGATCAGACTCTCCACAAACCACACAAAGAAGCGATTCCTTCAACTTCGTGAACCACTTCTTTTTCTCTCGAACATTTAACCTGTGTTGCGCGAGAACTGCTCCTTTATTCGCCGCGTAGTAGCGACGACTACTTACGTTTTCACAAGTTCGGCACCATCCAGATATACCGTCCTTCCGGCTGCTTTTCTTATTAAACGCAGTGATCTTCTTACGTTGTTTACACCGCGTGCATTTACGAGTGTTTACCATACCTCTTCACGGCTCTAACGATCTCGTTTATATGCCAGGGGCGCAGATTATTCGTGTCCATTCCAGCGTGAAAAAACATGACGTTATCTCGCACCCGAATCACGTCGCTACCCTCTCTCCCGTGGACGTGTCCATGAATCACCATCTCTACCGGCTGCACCGGGCTTACGAATGGCTCATGGTTGAGATACACCAGACCGATGCCAGGAACCTCGATAATCGCATTCTTCACGGCGAAGACGCGGGGAAACTCGTTCAGCGTCTTGATACCCTTGTCGTGGTTTCCCTTGATCCACAGCATAGAGCCGTAGTTCAGTCTCGCCAGCATACGCAGGTAGTGATCCACGTTTCTCAGGCAGAAGTCACCGAGCATGATAACGCGGTCGTCGGGACCGACCTTCTTGTTCCACCGACGGATGATCTCGTTGTCCATCTCGTCCGTGTCGAGGAAAGGACGGCTCTCATACTTGATGATGTTCTTATGACCAGCATGAACGTCGCTGGTGACGAACAGTTGACTCATTAGATTAACTCTATTGGATGTTGCCAGTTGTATTCAAAAGCCGGATCTAACTTGCCGAACTTTGGAATATAGAATCCCTCGTCTTTGCGCACAAGATTTCGACGGTGTGACAAATGAAGTTCATCGCTCCAGATTACCGTGCGAGGAGGGCGTGTGCAGTGTTTGATTACCGCATCGCGTCGCTCAATCCACACCGTGGCTTTGCGACACTGAGGGCGCGTCCAACGCTCTGCTTCACAGCGGTCGATATACTGGGCAAGTTCCGGAAGTAGAATATCGCCGGTTGGTAGTGTCCACAGCTTTGTTACTGGATGATTTGCCCATCCCCTCTTGCCGTCCTCTAAGACTCCCATACGACGCAAAAAGACATTACACAACTGCATACCTTCGATGACCTGCTTGTTAAGCCGCTTGAAATCGAGAGCACGGGCAGTCTCTTCATATGATCGATAGGGTAGAAACGTCTGCATTATTCCTCCCGGATCAACCCGAACTTATCTTCCCTCTTGTTCCAATCCTGGTAGAGTTGTCCCTTGGTTGCGTCTACTTCTACGTCGATCCACTCCGGTTTCTTTCCATCCAGCTTCTCGGTATCATACGAGATCTTGGCGTAGTCAAAGCCACCGTCAACCGCGATGGCTTCGCACGAACACCAGCGCATATCATGACGCGCCCGGGAGTAGACCGCATCCCCACATAGGGGGCAGCGCAGAGCCTTGATTTGGATCATGCTATGATGAACCCCAATCCAGTGAGCGCCATCACAGCGGCGACCATGAGCACGCCGACAAAGGCGCAGAATGCGGCGAACCCCTCTTCGTTGTTGATGGCTGCGATGACGAAGCCAACCCCGGCAAGAAGGAAAAAGAACACTGCGATGAAGATGAGAATGCCAATGACTATCATGCCGACCTCTCTGCGGTAGTGCCGTCGGGAAGGGTCACGACAATGTGCCGCACGTCGGTCGTCATCGTGCTCTTACCCTCTTTTACCGGGTGATCAAACCACATACTCCACCCCGGGCGAACGATGTTCCACGCGATTCTGGTCTTCGCAGGACCGTTGACACAACGCTTGCCCCCGTCATCGACCGTGAGTCCCTCGGACGTGATTATGAACGTATACCGGGTATTGCGTGTCTCTGCCTCGATCTTGGTTCCGACGGGCAGATCGGGGAAATTCACTCCATTGTCTTGGTCAAACAGATCCATCAAGATCTCCTACGTGTGTCTCGGGGTCGCCGACTATCATGTCGTGAAGCATCATATCGTCCACGTCACGCTTCACGGCGCGATCCGTGGGTGCTTCGACCCTCACTGTGACGTATTGCGCTCCACCGAACTTCGCAGTGAGCCAGCGCCAAAGCCGCAATGTTACGACCGCTCCTCCTATACAGGAAAAGACAATCAGCGCCAAGGCAAACACCGGATGAACGATGGTCGAATACATTACGCTTTCACTTTCCTCTTGCGCGGCTGCACCTTGACCAGTTGCGGCGAGTCGCCACTCTTGTCTACGCGATACCCGCGCTGACGAAGGAACCGCGTGGCATCCTTACCGGTCAGCTTGGCGATGTGCTGCGGAGGCTTGGAAGAACTCCACGTCACCAGTTGCGGCGAATCGTCACCCTGAAAGAATGCGTAGTAGCGGAGCGCAGTGGGATTACCCTGAACGCCGCGAGCCAACCGCCCGATGTAGATCAGGTATTCACCTTCTCGCTGCGCCTCCATTACTTCTTGTCCTTCCACGAGTCGTTCCTGTGCTTCTTGCCGCCGCCACGAGTCCCGGCTGCCCAGGACTTTTTGTAGCGCGTGCAGTTTCGCCGCTTCTTGTTCGGGGAACTCATTCTTACTCCGTAAGTGAAAGGGTAAACGGATTTGTTCTTGCCTCAGTATTATAACTCATCGCGGGCGCTTTGTCCCCAGGATTTCTCGAATCCCGTTTTGAGATTCAGACGTTCGGATTCAGAGGTCGGAAGGTCGGTCTTGCCAGCGCGTATATATAATAAATGGAAGGTTCTCGTTCAGCACCTTCAGTTCTCATTCTGGGACACCCAGAAACGAGTTTTTTCAAAGAAGTGCGACGACAACTAACTTCGATTGAGTTATAATAGTGAACGAGATGAAATCTGCAATCAGGAGATTCAAATGGACAGATTCACCGAAGCCGGACTCGCCGGTCGCATCAAGCAAGCGATCGATGAGCGGCAAACCCTCACGATCCCGGTCTACGAGACCGAGGAAGGCAAGCTGACGGATCGCACCTTCATCGATCCGCGCTTCATTCGCAAGAATACGAAGGGCGAGTTCTACGTGGTTGCCTACGTCCAGAAGGGACCCAACCGCTTCGAGAACCGCAGCATTCGCATCAAGAACATGCACCCCGTCACCGTCAACATCGGCGGTCACAACCGCGTCCGCTACTTCTTCAAGTCCGATGCTCTCAAGCGAAAGGTGAAGAACCTGTGAGCACCCGCGAACCAATCTCTTTCAACTTCCCGTGCGATCGACTCGCGGATCTTGGTGCCTACTTCGGTTTGGCAAGCACCAAGACGAGCAAGATGGACACGGCAATTGCTGGCGCAAACTCGTGGGCGAGCTTCATCGACACTCGCATGATCGCTGGCAAGCGAATCTACCTCGCTGTCAACGACGTGGCGAATGCTCCGACGGGCTTCGACCTACTCAACTGCGACTGGTCGGCGTTCGTGCAGTCGGTTGACCCCCGCATTTGGGAGATGCTCACGCATCTGAAACCGAGTCGCAACGTTCCGCCGGAACAGATGAGAATCAGACACATCGGCATCGTAGCGCAAGTTGCACTGATCGGCTCACTGCCGTTCGCTCGACTGTGCGCGACCTACCCCGAGCGCCGAATGTTCTACTTGGAGTTGCCGAAGCTGGATCTGCTGGACGACAAGACCACGGCAGACGCTTTGGAGCCCACGAACGAGGTTTTTGAGCCCTTGTTCGGGGCGAATGACGAAACCCCGGCTTACATCCAGGCTATCTCTTTCAAGGGGCTGTTCAATGGCGCGTCATAAGAGTATCATCGACGAGTTCATCGCCGCTGGTTACAGCGAGCATGAGGCTCCCCTCCTGGTCGGCACCGCGCTGCGCTGGAACACGTTGATGTTGGGTGCGCACGGTAACGGCAAGACCACCACCCTCAAGACAATCGCTCGTGCTGTTGCCCGTCTCGACGGCGACGAAGAGCAAGGCTTCCGCTACTTCTCCTGTGACAAGGTGAACATGGTGACGCTCGCCGGAATCCCGGACGTCACGGGCGGCAACCTGAGATTCGCCGGAAACAACACGGTGTTCGGAGACGACGTGCGTGTCATCGTTCTTGACGAAGTGACTCGTGCCAAGACCGAGCAGCAGAACCAGTTGATGGAGATTCTGGAAGAGAAGACCTGTTTCGGTCTCCCTCTTAACAAGAACGTATCCATCATCGGTTGCGCGAACCCGACAACGTATTCCGGCACGGTCGAACTGGACCCGGCGTTCTTCGATCGCTTTGCCATCGTCTTCCGCGTCGGCACGGTGTTGGACGAGGCTGACGAACGCACTGTTCGCCGAGCGATTCGGATCAACAAGAACCGCGAAGCGAAGATGGGCGACGTCACCGAGCGGCTTGGCGAGATCATCGTCAGCATCCGTGACAACTACGACGATTTCCTCGCGGATGACGACATCACCGAGCGAGTCGAGAACTACGTGTGCGCTCTGTGGGTGAGGCTGGACGCGAACCGTCCGGAGATCATCGACAAGGCTGGCGCGAAGGCTCCTCTCTACGTGTCGGATCGTAACGTCATTCACCAGCTTTATCACCTTGTTATGGGATTCGCGTCCTACTACAAGGCGATTGGCGACCCGATGTATCTTGTCAAGGGTGCGCACGCAGCGATCAAGTATAACTTGGAACTGAAGCTGCAAAACAACGAGTTCACCCGGCAGATCGAGCGGGTTCACAACGACATTAAGTTCACCCTGGAAGCGGACGTTTCGACCGCCGAGGGTAAGCTGCGCCTGGAGTGGGTGTCCATCCGGCACTTCCCGGGCTACATGGACTTCCTGCGCGAGAACGTGAACGAGATGGTCGAGTTGTTCGATCCGGCGGAGTTGACCAACATGGTCGGCACCGTTCTCGACACGGCACGGGAAACCAACAACCGGCACGGGCTCGTGGAGATCATGGAAGTGACCCGCGACTGTGCGAAGCCCGATGCGTTCGAGCATATCTCGGGTCGCATCGAGTCCGAACTGGTGTTCGCTGTCCTTGACCGTTACATGGATGAGTCCTCGCGGCTGTCGAACCCGACGAAGCCGTCCTTCGTGGATCTCCGTGACGTCGAGGCTTACCTGGATCGTAGTGCTCGCCCCGAGGTCCAAATCTAATGAAGAAGCGTGGTGTTCAGTGCGGCGGCTGTCGTCGTCGCATTGCCGCTCCTGACACTTACAAAGGTGCCTATACTTCTTGCAGGTGTAAGCACCTTACTATCCACCGAGCCGAAGAGGCAACCAACCTCTTTATCATTCGGCAGGATAATAAGAAGTGGCAGAGCGTTGCTATCGAGAAGAGAGCCCCGGTGATCTTCGATGAAGACACCATTCCGCCGAACGTGGAGCGTCCCAACTTCACGACGTCGCGCCGCTACGACGTGTGTGACTTCCCCGCCGAGGCGATGTTCCTCTTCGTGCCGGTCAAGCCCGAAACCCTAGTCGGCAGACAGGACGCCGGATATCGCGCCGATGAGAATGGGCTACCCCACGACCGCAAGCGGTATTGGGTGTCGTTCCATCCCAACGGTAAGGATCTGGTTCTGTTTAAGTGGTTGGCGAGAATCCCGCGCAAGGTGCAGGAGGTTCGTCAGCTTGAGTATGACGAGAATGGTTTCCCGGTCGGTAAGATCAACTGGAAGCGTGCCCGACGCAATCTGAACAAAGCGATTGCCCGCTTGGAGTTGTCCTACCTGGACGCCGTGCGTCTGATCAAGCTGAACGAGCGCGTGCAAACCGCGTGCTGGTTCTTCGACACTAACACCGGACAGGAAGGGATCTACATTCATCCGATCCTCGCGCAGAAGTCGTTCGTCTTCGCGGAGTTCATCATCAAGCATGAGGTCATGCACCGGGCGCTGTTCCGTCCGATGCGCGGCTGCAAAGACAAAGAGTTGGTGAACATCGCTCTTGATATCTGCGTGAACAACGTGCTCGCCCGCAACGCGACTGGCACTCGTAACAAGAGAATGTTTACCGCGATGCGTTGGTTGTATCCGGAAGAGTCGCGGAAGAATCTCATCGCCCTGTGCAACGGAGCGTTGACGCAGCCCGAGGTCGCAGACCTACACCCGGATATGGTGAAGCTGTGGACCGAGCTATGGGGTTCCTTCGCGCCGGGCGGCGGCTACACCGACAAGGACCTGCCGCCGCTGTCGAAACTCGTTCCAATGTCTCTTTACTACCGGATGAAGCGTATCATCGCCAACGGCAACGCTGGCAAGCAGCAGATGACCGAGCAAGAGGGAGAGGCTGTCCCGTCCTGGGGCAACCCGTTCGGTCCCGGGGATGACGACAACCCCGACAGCGAGAAGATGCGCAACCCCGATAACGAAGAGATCTCTACTTCCGCTGGCGAGAAGATGGAGAAGCAGGTAAAAGACAATGTGCTGAGTGGGGGCAAGCGCCCCGGCTTGCGTCGGATGACCCGCAGAGGTCGTAAGTTCTCTCGTCAGGCTTCCGGCTTGGCGAAGATCGCCGACTGGTGGGATGCGAACATGCTGAGCCTGGACGAGATCAACGCCCGGCAGATCGAGCAGTTGATCAAGAAGATGCGCACTGTGCATCTCATCGAAACGACCAAGGCGCGGATTCTCCACCATATTCGTCCGAAGGTGCGACTCGATCCTTACCCGATGGAGTTGACCGACGACGGCGTGATGTATATCGCAGCCGGGTTGCGACCGCCCGTGTTCCCGTTCTTCGAGAATACGGATACCGCCAACGCCCGCAAGCGCATCACGGTTTACTTCGACTTGTCTCCGTCGATGGAAGACGTTCTTGGTCACATCCCGCAGATCCTCGACGTGATCGAGAGCCGCTGCGACGTTGAGTTCGTGACCGGACACACGGTAGATGAGAAGGGTGGCTTCGTGTTCGCCGGATCGATCCAGAAGATCGGTCCCGAAGAGATTGAGAAGATGCGCCAGGGTCGGGTCGGAATCGTCGGTAACTCGACGTGCTTCGACTCGGTGATGGAGCACGCTATCGATCAGGTGAAAACCAACAACGTTGATATCATCCTCATCGTCACTGATATGCAGTCGTCCGTCAGCGAGCGCAACATCATGGACTTCAACAAGACGGGCAAGCAATGCTTCACGATGGGGTTGGTCGAGGAAGGAACCGTGTGGGCTGAGACCGCGCAGAAGACGCTTGAGCGTAGCCGACTGACCAAGCTGCGCGGCGACTGCACGGTTCTCGACCTGCCGAAGTATGAAGGATAAAACCTCACTTCGTTCGGTGATAATCCGGACGAAGTGAGTTATAATAGCAGGAGGAATCCCTACAATGCCAACGAAAGAAGAATTGATCGCCCAATACGAGCGTGAAGACAAGATGCAGGGGGAGAACTTCGAGTATCTGAAGCGCGTGGTTGCCCACCAGATCAAGGTGCGTAACTGTGACGTCGAAGGAATGATCACCCCATTGGAGAGCTACATCACACATTCCTTCTATATCGGTCTGATCGATATGCATCAGGTTGATGAGTTGTTGGACACGCTGAAAAAGCAAGAGAGAGTAGATGAGGGAACTGGTCAAGATCGTCAAGGTTGACAGCATCTCCCCGATCAAGGGTGCGGACCGTATCGAGGTCGCGCACATCGGCGGCTGGCAGTGCGTCGTGAAGAAGGGCGAGTTCACGCCCGGAGCACGCGGCGTCTTCTACGAAATTGATAGCTTCCTCCCGGCGAGTGACAAGCGGTATGCGTTCCTGAAAGAGCGCGGCACCAAGATCATCAAGGGCACGGAGGGAATGCGCATCAAGACGATGGAGCTGAGGAAGACTCTCAGCCAGGGGCTTCTTCTCCCTACCAGTGAGTTCACCAAGAAGGAATTGCGGTCAAAGGATCTTGCCGACGCTCTCGGCGTCATCAAGTATGAGCGCAACGTGCCGCACCAGCTACGCGGCGAGATGCGCGGCGACTTCCCTGGGTTCATCCAGAAGACCAACCAGCCCCGCGTGCAGAACAGCGGCAGAGGTCTCCGAGAGCACGCAGGGGAACGCTTCGAGGTCACGATCAAGATGGACGGCAGCAGCATGACCGTCTACCACCGTGACGGCGACGTGGGCGTGTGCAGCCACAACGTCAACCTGAAGGTCTACACCGACCCCCGCAAGTGGTGGGAGAAGCTGCGTGACCGCCTCCTGCGTCGTCCCCCTCGTAAGGAACCAAATAAGCACAACGCCTTTGTCCGGCTCGCCATTGAGTCCGGCTTGCTTGATATGCTCGCCACGGGTGACTACGGCAACGTTGCGATCCAGGGCGAATTAATGGGTCCGAAGATCCAGGGCAACCGCGAAGGTTTCGAGGAACCGATGTTCTTCATCTTCGACGTGTGGGATATAGATCGGCAAAGATATCTTCATGGATATGAGAGGTTCGATCTTATCTCCGACCTATTAGATGGTAGCCTTCATTTTGATGAACATATGCACCGGCTTGCGAACGATACAGCGTGTAAGAATGTGTATCATGTTCCTACTCTTCATCACGAACTCGTTCTCAATCACACCGTAGCGGAGCTACTGGAAATGGCTGACGGTCATTCACTAAACAATAAGACCCGCGAGGGTCTTGTCTTTAAGAGCCTTGACAGCGACTTCACGTTCAAGGTGATCTCGAACCGCTTCCTTCTGAAAGAGGAGTCGTAATAGTATGAGCAGCAAAGCAATTATGAATCGCATCGCCGTATGCGCACTTCTAGTCGCAGTAATCCTTTACTTTGGTTCGATCGCATATTCGAGTGCTCGCACGCCGTCGCTGACGATGAGGGCTTCGTCTGCCGGATTTCAGAGAATTGGCTGTGCCGGTCATTGTGCAATCTACGTCAAGAAGATAGGGGGCGGGGCGCTTTACCTTGCTACTAGCGGCGCCGATTCTGCTTCTCTTGAGTTCGTGCCGGATAGGAATGACTAACATGACCAAAGACGAAATCGTTGCTGCGATCGACTTCGGTGTGCGCGAATTTGGACGCTACACTCTGATCGATAAGGGCGCAGACGAAGTAATCGAAACAAGCCCGATTCTCAACCATCTCAAGAGTCTCGACGGATGCTATGCGGGGGCGTTGCTCATGGAGATTCTTGACCACTACGGCGACGACGACGAAGGTATCGCCGGGCGAGTGGTAGGCGATCTCATTTGCGATCTCCAGGAACAGCCCGAAGAGTGGTGGGATGCCATGATGAGTCACAAGAAGTTGCAGGAGCATTTTTAATGCGTAGCATCACCCTCTACAACACAACCAGCACCGGCAAGACGAAGGTGCTTGAGGTCTCCGTTGACGGCGACACTCTCACCACGCGCTGGTGGCAAGAAGACAAGGACAAGAAGTCCAAGGTCCAGGAAACGTCTGAGAAGGGTAAAGCCAAGAACGTCGGCAAGGCAAACGAAATCTCCGCGCCCCAAAACGCGGAGGATTTGTTCGACCGCAAGGTGACGAAGAAGAAGGAAGAAGGCTACACCGAGAACGAAGCCGACCTAAAGGTCGAGCACGACCCGTTCTCTCTCCCGCGACAGTTCGCACCCGCCAAGCCGAGAGCGGAGCTTATCACCGATGCCGAACTAGAGGCGCTGATCGACACCGGCAACTGCTGGACGACCGAGAAGCGTGACGGACAGCGTGCGTTCATCTTCAAGATGCCTGACGGCTCTGTCCGCGTAATGTCCCGCCGCATGAAAGACTACACGGAGAACGTTCCGCAAATCGTCGCGTCAGTCAAGCACGTGCCCAACGGCTCTATCCTTGACGTGGAGCTAATAGCAAGCCAGTATGACGACGACTACGACTACGTTGGCTCCATCTTGCGCTCGAAGCCAGAGAAGGCGCTCGACAAACAAGAGAAAGCCAAGCGTCCACTCTACGCCTACGTCTTTGACGCGCTGTATTGGGATGGCGACGATATCACTCACTTGTCGTTCCTGGAGCGTCACGAGTTCGTTGAGCAGGTCGTTCTCTCTGCGTTTACTCCAAACGACTATCTTATGCGCTGTCACCCTCTTCAGGCTCAGAGTGTCAAGCAGGTCAAAGCTGCTTATAAGATGGCTCTCAAGGACGGACTGGAAGGCTTTGTCATTTGGGATGGCACCGCACCCACGGTTCTCCGGTATGACGGCAAGCCGAGCCGCAAGGGTGGTGCATTCAAACTCAAGCCGGTGCTGGAAGACGACTTTGTGGTGTATGGTTTCGAGCACGGCAAGGGTAAGTATGAGAGGGTAGTCGGCAAGCTACACATTGGACAATACAACACCAAGGGGGAGTTCGTTCCCTGGGGCAAGTGTGGCGGATTCGCGGGCGACTCCTCGATCCGAGAGACACTACTGAAGGAAGACCTCACCAGCGGGACGCTGGTGGTCCAGGTCGAGTTTTCCAAGCGTAACAAGACAGGGCTTCGCTTCCCCGTCATGCAGCGTATACGCCGCGACAAGGCGGCGAGAGAGTGTATTTACAATGGATAACGAACAGCGTGAGATTCCCGTCGATCGACAGTTCACGCCGCAGCAACTACTTGACGATCTCTCCGCAGCGTGGGATGGGTGTAAGAAGTGCCCGCTCCACCAGTGTAATACACCCTCGGAAAAGAACCCGTCAGGAAAAGCTATGGGGCGCGGCAACCCCCGGGCGAACATCCTACTAGTGGGCGAAGCCCTGGGGAGGGGCGAGAGCCAGACTGGCGACGTGTTCCTGCCGACCAGCCCCGCCGGTCGTAAGCTGGCGGAAATCCTCAAGCACTACGGTTTGACAACCCGCGTGTATATCACCAACCCCGTTGCGTGCAGAAGCACTCGTAAAGAAGAAAAGACCGGCAAGATCAAGAATACCAAACCCGCGCCCGAGCACGTGGAAGCGTGCCGCGAGCGGTTCGAGTCCATTGTCAACATCGTGAAACCCCGGCTAACCGTCGCTATGGGAGCCGGAGCTATCGCCGCGCTGACGGGCTACACCGGGAGCGTTAAGGACGCGATGGGGCGCGAGTTCTCGACCCCCTTCGGTAAGGTTCTCGCCACTTGTCACCCGATGCTCTACATCTATCGGGCGAACGATATGGATTTGATCGCTCGCTCTGACAAAATCTGGAAGTTCATCGCGGAGCACAAATAGTTCGAGTGACAGCGGCGAAGAACTCGTCTCAGAATTAGACAGAAAGTTCGGGGAGAAAGGCGTCGAAATGAGTTATAAGGGTGTAGGAAACGACCCGAACGTCTTCTGGAGATTGTAGAATAGGAATTGAAATGGGAAAAGTTGTGGTCCTCGGTGGTGGTAGAGTCGGCAGATTCATCGCGGAACGGCTCTATACCCGGGGCTCGACTGACAACGTGACGATTGTGGATAACCGTCCGCACGGTTCAATCGGCTGTCCCCCGGGCGTGGTTCACCAACGCTCTCACGTCGAACCCACCCTCTTGCCGCAAATTATCGATCAAGCCGCGCTCGTAGTCAACGCACTGCCCGGCTGTATCGGATATCAAACCCTCAAGAGAATCATTGAGTGTGGTAAAGACTGCATCGATATCTCTTTCATGCCAGAAGATCCACGCGACCTCAACGACCTCGCTCTTAAGAACCAAACCGTAGCTATGGTCGATATGGGTGTCGCCCCAGGCTTGTGCGGCGTCTTCGTCGGCAACGAATACTACAACACATTCCAGAAGTGCGATATGGCGGCTATCGCCGTCGGCGGTCTACCCTTCTACCCACCCGACAAGTATCACTGCACATTCTCTCCTGCTGATATCATCGAGGAATACACTCGCCCGGCGCGTCTGCGCCGCTACGCTGAAGATATCTCTCTTCCGGCGTTAACTGATATCCAGCCATTCCCCTCCTATCCGTTTGCCTACGACGGGCACCCTCTTTCTAGTGCTAAGATGGAGTCTTTCCTCACTGATGGATTACGGACCCTTCTGGAACTGGATATCCCCAATATGGAGGAGCGCACGATCCGCTACCAGGGATATGCGCAAGAGATGATCGCACTCCGTGAACTCGGTTACTTCGAGCCGGACAAGCTGCCCGAGACGGCGAAGCACTTGGAGAAGCTGTGGGAACCTAATCTGCCGATCAATGAGATCACCATCATGTCTATTGTCATGCAGGGGATCAGCCACGGTGGCGAGTTTATTCGCGCCGAACTAAATCTGGTAGACGATACACACAGAGAGAACTTCGCTACATCAATGGCGCGGACGACAGCGATGCCCGCCGTTGCTATGGCGGAGATGTTGATCAAGAAAGACTACGCGGCGATGCCATTTGGCGTCATGACCCCGGAAGACGTCGGGGAGGACGGCGGCTTCGCCACCTATATTTATGACAGGCTTATTGAGGAGAATGTCAAGCTAGAGATCACGCACACGCCTTTAACATAAACGATTGGAAACGAGATGAGCAAGTGGACAGTTATCTTTCGTGAATTACGAGAGGCTCTTGCAGAAGCGAAGAAAAAGTATAAGCATCTCAAAGATTCAAGCACTATTCGGATTCGCATTCTCCTGACGTCCAAGGAAATTCAACACTACAAAGCCCCGCTGAGCGAGGTAGAGAAGAAAATTTGGGATCTTGCTGATGAACACAGCAACATCATCTACTTCTGTGTAGAAACTTCCCGTAACCTACCCATCTACAGCACTACGCGATATAACTTAGTTCAGGGGGAGGGGTCAACCGGCGACCCAAGTATAATTAAGCAATTCGCCGAAATGACGGATGAGCGCAAGGATCTCCTTGTCCGACTACTTCACTCGCAGATCCAAGACGAAATCACTAAGGATTGCGAGGTAAGCGATGACAACGGAGCGTAAGTTTATCCCCAACTCAGATATCGAACGAGCCGTCCAATGTGCCGTTCGGTCTATTTCCCGCCGCAAGGACGTTGGCGCAATTTCAGAAGACGACCTCTTCCAAGAGGGTATGGTCTTCGCCCTGAACCACATGGACGAGTATTGCGACGACAAAGCCACCGTCATGACGTTCTTGTTCCGCCCGGTCAAGACCCACCTGAATCGCATCATCCAGCGCGAGGTTCAGTCGTCGGGTATGCTTCTCCCCGAGACGGAGGAGGATATCGAGGAACTCGCAGCAGCGTCGGCGTCCTATCCGGACGTGGCTAAGGCTTTTTCTTACGAGAGCGATCTCGCCCTTCAGTTCGATATCAAAGAACTATTGGAGACCCTCGGGGCTGAAGAACGCGATATCATCACCGAGCGGTTCATGAACGGCGTCAAACTCAAGGATCTCGCTACACGCTACTGTATCAGCGAGCCAGCGATGCACCATCGTATCGCCGATATCATTGGCAAGCTGCGCATTCGGTTGGGAGACGAGTATGAGACAGGTTGAGATTGACATTCTAATCGAGTGTCGAGGCTGTGGAAGCGTGATCTATGGAGGAGAGCGCAACGTAACGATGAAACCCGGAGACCTGATTGTATTCGTGAGTAAGCTGAGAAAACGAAGTTGTCCGCTATGCAGTGGACCCCGAGCAGCACGATATACGAAAAATCCTGGTCGAACCCGCCGATAGGTGAGTTATAATATTAGGTTATGATTATCAAAGCGAAGAAGCGAGACGTCGCCCGCTGCATGAAGTTTGCGGAGGCTCAGTATGAGACCTCAAGTGGGATGTATGCTCGCAGAGGTCAGGTAGATAAGGACACAATTATTCGGCAGATTGCTCATGGCAAAATCGCCGAATTGCTCGTCTACTATCACCTGAAAGATAGTTTCGAGGTTGACGAACCCGACTTCAACATCTATACAGGGAAGAAGAAGACGTATGACGCCGATCTAACGGACGGGTTCCTCCGGTTTCACGTCAAGGCACAGGATCATGAGTCTGCAAGAAAATACGGAACCAGTTGGGTCTTCACACCGAAGGACCCGCTCGTAACTGAACCAGAGGCAGAGGATATCCTGGTGCTCGTTCTCATCAAGAACGACAGCGTGAAGATTATGGGGTTCCTATCCGCCCTGACGGCAAAAGAAGAGGCACTATACGCGGACCCGAAACTTAAGCGGCTCCGTGGACACAAGACCGTCTTGTATTTCGAGACGATCGAATCTCACATGGTAGATGAATTATGACTCTCTCATTCGAGCAACTCGTAGGACAGACGAAGGCAGTAGCACGGCTCAAGCTGATTGCAACGGCGACTGGTCGGATGCAAAACGTGCTCATTCTGTCCCCGGCTGGTTGTGGTAAGACCGCCTTCGTGGAGGCTTTTGCCCGCGAGGCTGGTGCGCGGCTATTCCGCGTCAACGCCGTGGGTCTGACCGACCCGGGTATTGGACTCAACCAGTCGCTACGTCCGGCTGTCCAGTGTGACGAGCGGGCGATTATCTTCATCGATGAGTCTCACGACTTGAAGAAGAAGATCCAGACGGCTCTCCTCACCGGCATGGAGCATCCCTACTATGTGACCACGCCGATCAAGATGGGTCGTCAAACCAAGAGCTACCGGGTGACGATCCCGGAGCACGTCTCGTTCGCGTTCGCCAGCACAGATGGGGGGAAAATAGATAAAGCACTCCTGACGCGCTTTGCGCGGATTCACCTGGACGACTACACCCAGGCAGAGAAAGAGGAGATTGCCCATCGTTACCTTAAAAGCCGGGGCTTCCGGATCGAGCCGGATGCGCGTGCGGGTTTCGCTCGCATCGCACGGAACATTCGTATGTTGATCAAGGACGCTCTGGATACGGCGATCCTCTACCAGAACCGGATGATTAACATGGATATTTTTCGGAAGGTCATCGACCACCTTCAGCTTACCAGCAACGGTCTGACACGGCTGGACACCAAGCTGTTGAATCGGCTGGCGGATAACGAGTTCGTCTCGTTGCGCAACCTGATTGCGTTCCTCCAGATCGAGAAGGAAGAGTATGAGCGAATGGAGGCGTGGCTGATCAAGAACGACTACATTGGCGTGAGCACTCATGGCAGATTTATCTCACGCAAGGGATTGGGCGAGATTGGTCGCTCTGCTAAGAAGAACGTGCTTGACCTCATTGGCTCCTTGGTAGACGAGGACGATGATGACAGCTAAGCTCTCGCGTCTACTTGAACAAACTATTATCTCCTTATACGTTGCCAAAAAGTATTCCGGCAAACAGGTGGCAAAAATTGTTGGAGTATCTGATGTAACTGTCTACAACGTGTTACGCCGAAATAACATTACTGCGCGACCTATCGGACGACACAAACGACGAAACAAAATACTATATCGGGGTGGCACATTAGCTATCAGGCTTACTAATTGTAGTCATCATGCCTATATCGACGCGGCAGACTTACGTAAAATAGATCAGTATACTTGGTATCAGTGCGACAAGGGTTACGCAGTAACGTATATTGGAGGTAAGCGCCGTCGCAAACTTTTCATGCACCGATTGGTATTAGGTAGTTTTGACGGTATGACTGACCATATCAATGGAAATCGGTTAGACAATACACAAGCCAATCTACGTAAATGCACGGCGCTGGATAATGCAAGGAATGCCTCTAAAAGACCGAATACGTCCTCGCGCTTCAAGGGAGTAAGCTGGCACAAGCGATCTAAAAGATGGTATGTAAATATCAACACGAAAGGAAAACGAATATTCATCGGTCAATTTAGAGACGAAACCGAGGCGGCAAAAGCCTATGATGCAGCCGCGCTACAGCATCACGGTGTTTTTGCAAAGACGAATAAAGACCTGGGATTATATTAGGAGATCGTTATGGAAGAAAATATCAGCCTGGAAATCGCCGCCAACCTACTCCATCTCACGAAGGATGAGGACGGCGAGAAAAAGCTGGACGCACTCAAGGTCGCAACCGCTATCGCCGATGCCGTCAGCGCGGTATACGGCGACTACAACCAGGATGACCCGGATCAGTCCGGAGATCTTGAGCAGATGCGAACGGGTGCCGACGTGCTAGAGAAGGCTCTCCAACAGTATGAGATCCTGATTCAGCTTACCGAGGATCAGGTGGCGAAGAAGCATCTTGGAGCGCCGTAGGATGCAACTCAATCGACCGCAGAACAACCTTCCCCGTCTACGTGAGGCGGGGGAGGTCCATAAGAAGATCATGGCAGACGTGCGTGGAATCATCACAACCGATTTCAAGAACGTTTCGACTGGCGACGTGAACGACTGGATCAACGACCAGATCGCCAAGCACGGTATGGACGCAGCATTCAAAGCCGTCCCGGGCTACGAAGACGCCGCGTGCATTAGTGTCAATGGAGCCGTGGTGCATGGTGTCCCCAATGACGAACCACTTCGTCCTGGTGACTATGTGACGGTCGATTTCGGCGTTTCCAATCAAGGGTTTATCGTAGACGCAGCGGATACTTGGATCGTAGGTCAGGAAGAACAAGATGAGCTAATCCAAGCCGCAAAGGACGTCCGTGCAGCGATGATCGAGAAGGTAATTGCGGGCGCGAGGGCTATGGACCTCGCACTGACAACGCCACCGATTGCCGCGAGACTGGCAAAATCCGATATGTATATCATGCCGCATTTCAGTGGTCACGGCGTCGAGAAAGACACCCTGCACGCCATTCCTTGTATCCCCTGCGTCCCCGTTAACAAAAAGATGCCTACCCACGATTGGGAGCATCAGTGTCTTCGAGAGCGGTATCGTCTCCAGGAGGGGGACGTGATCTGCATCGAGCCTATTGTCATTAAGACCACCGCGAGTCGTAAGAAGCGATTTGCGTGTAGTGTGATGCAGGATGGGTGGACCGTGAAGTTGCATGATAAGAAGGCAATCGCGGTTCACTGTGAACACACCATCTATGTGACTAAGGGGGAGCCAGAAATTCTGGCGTAAATGGAGGAAAGCCATGAAACCGACAGCAGACGAACTAGACACACTCAAGCCCGGACAGCTAGTTGGCGAATTTCGCCCGATGGAGCTAATTTCCAATACCAAGCAGGAAAAGCAAATTCGCGCCACACTCCGATATGCGCGTTTGACGTTTTTCGGCGCTTTGATCTATTTCTCCGGATTGGGGGAATTGGTCATTACTAAGGCTCCGGCGCTATTCAACGTCGCGGGCGAGTTTCTCATCAACCTGAGCGGAAAGTAACTATGTGGAACAAAGAGCACGGTATTCTCGGCTATCACGTCTATGCCGACGGTAAGCCGCGTGTCACTAATACTGAGTGGGACACCAAACTGAAGCGCACGGTGCTGCGCGTCGAAATCCCCCACAAAGAGGGCGGGCTTCTTGGGAGCGTAGCAATCGCACGTCATCCGAAAAGTCCGGACGAAAACTGGTTCGTCAGGGCGTCTGCCTTCGTCCACGACAGGGACGACAGATCGAAGGCTACGAAGAAGCGCGGACGCCAGATCGCAACGCACCGCGTGTTGGCGGCTATGGAGTGCTTGATCAATAGTGATAGTCCATACAGTATTCCCGCTCGCGCACAAGTCGTGCATATCAGCGATTTGACAGATCGTGAGAGGGCACTTTTCGAGAAACCCGAGAAAACCGAAAAGTGAAGAGTTTGTCGCCGATCCTCCCCAAATAATTTTTGAAGAGCGAGTCGGCGGCTTTCCCCAAAATTTTTTGAAAATGGGGTGATTTTCGGATGGACGAACAACGCAGCAAAGACGCCGCACACGCGGAAGAAATCAAGCGACTGAACGAGGTCGTTGACGGCGGCGGAAAACTGGACGAGATCGAGGACGAGCAGCAGGGCATCCAGATTCAGAAGGCTCACAAGGATCTTGTTGTCAACCAGGATGCGCAGAGTGATCTGTTGCGTCGTAGGATGAAGGAAGTAACGTTTCCTCTCTCTGATCCGGTCCGTGCCGACATTAAGACCCTTGAAGATCTCTTCGAGGAGTTGGTCGAGGCAGAGGTCGCTGTCGGTCTCGCCGCACAACAGGCGAACGTCACTGTGCGCGTATGTTGTGTGAAAATTGGGTCAGAACACATCACGATGATCAACCCGAAGATCATTGCCCGTAAGGGAAAGAAGAGAGGCTATGAATCGTGTCTCTCCGTTCCGTGCGTGGCTGTTGATATCGTCCGACCCCGCGACATTACTGTCGAATACTACGACCGCGAGGGCGAACAGCACCGTTTACGCCCTATGCTCCATCGTCATGCCCGCCGGATTCTCCACGAAGTAGAGCACCTGGATGGGATTATGATTGACAAGTATGTGAAGCCCGATTCGAGTAACGTGCGGTTTTACATGCCAGATTGGGCGTAATTATTGAAAATGAACTTAAGAGATTATCGTATATAAGGGTGGAGGCAAAAAATGAAACGCTCCTGAGAAATAACCGCCGTTCCCACCGAACGGTAGGTTTCGCGCCCGAACGGGTAATCCCAACAGTTTCTACGTTACGATAAGGTGGTGCCTTTGATGGTAATCGATCCTAGGAGCGAGGGTCAGGCGAAGTTTCTTGAGTCACTGAAACGAAAGGTAATCACATTTGTTCTCGGACTGTCAGGGACGGGCAAGACGTTCTTGGCGATGCATTACGCGATTCGACTTCTTGACAGCAAGAAGAGTAAGATAAATAAGATCGTCTGTATGAGACCGATCGTTACGGAGCGCAACATCGAGAAGGAACTCGGCGCTCTACCGGGAGACGTCAGCGAAAAGATCACGCCGTATTCTAACGGGTTGGTTCACAACCTCATTCAGTTGGTGGGACCTAAGCGGGCGCAAGAGTTGATAGATAAAGGAACCGTCTCGTTTGAGGCTATCTCTTTGTTACGAGGCAGTTCTTTCAAGGATACATTCATCATCGTAGATGAAGCACAGCTACTAAGTAAAGGGTCTGGCGCGATGAAGCTGATTCTGACACGAATCGGCGAAGGGTGCCGGGTAGCTATCCTGGGGGACGTCTTACAGTCACCACTGGAAATTGAACGGTCGGATATTATCGACGCGATGGAAACCATCGGCGGACTCACTGAGGTCGGCACCGTTTTCTTGACAGAGCCAGAGGACGTTCACCGTTCCCCGATCGTTCGTAAGATCCTTGAATGCTACCAAGAGCTACCAAAGTATCAGGCAATTCGGGAGAGATTCAATGGGCAAGAGAGTAATTGAGGTCGTAGTATGCGACTTCTGCGGTAAAGAGGTTGACAAGTCAGACGCATTGACTCTCGACCTCAACGGGGACAGGGGCGACTTCGATCTCTGTCATGACTGCGGAGACCTGTTCCGCGAGAAGTTCTTCCACGTTCATCCACAGGATTCTGACGACGACGATGTTGTCGGCGAGCCTGACGATGAGTATGAAGACGAGCCCGAAGATGAGTTCGATGATGACGAGCCCATCGGCGAGCCGGAAGACGACTACGACCTGGACGACGACTTCGACGACGAAGAGGAAGACGAGCCCGCTCCTCCTCCGCCACCGAAGAAGAAAGTCAGGCGACCGCGCAAGAAGGTCTCTAAGAAGAAGACGCAAGGTCGTAAAAAAAAAGCACGTAGTCAATCGCGCTACAGTAACCCGCTAGCTGATATTGACCACAGTGAGAAAGACGGCACGCGGGTTAGTCCAGACGGCACCGTCAACGAGGGCAAGGTCCTGGCGAAGATCAAGCAAGCTGCTACGTCTCAGCGACGTGGTGTCATCAAGAGTTGTCCTCCTGGCGAGTGTCAACACGATGAAGACACCGGCAGGTGTGATGAATGCGGCTTGAAGAAAGGCGAGTCCGGCACTGATGAGGGTGCTGCGCCAGCACATGATCCTATCAGGGCTCAAGCAGACGGACAGGACGAAATGGGTATCGACCCATTCACGGGTGCTTGCACGTTCCCGGTTGACATTAACTCCGAACGGGTTCAGCGCAGGATGAAGAAGAATCTACGCAAAGAGAACGAGGCTCTGCGCAAGAAATATGGTAAGTCGGGACGCTACTTCAACCTCGACCCGACGGATGGAGTTGGAAGGGGAAGATAATGGATTACGAAACGATCTCAATCATCGTTGGTGCGGTTCTTGGTATCGTTGGAGCCTCTTGGGGAGGCTATGCGGTCGCCAAGGGGCGTGTCCAGAAGAAGCTGAAGCAAGCGGGCGAACTGCTTACTACAGTCAAGGACGCGCTCGAAGATGACAAACTCTCTAAGGAAGAGATCGCGGACATCGTGGGCAAGGCGAAAGCCCTGATCACTTTCGAGAAGGAAAAGACAGATGCGTAAGTTGATTCTCGCTCTACTACTGGCGCTCGTTTGTGCAGCGCCGGTCACCATGACTAGCTGTGCCCTGATTCAGCAGCAGTATGAAGATCTCCACGCGATGGAGCAGAGCAAGTTCGATGCGTTGCTCGTCAAGGTTGAACGCTACGCTAAGCTCGGTGGCGAGCAGATCGCGGAGCGTATTGCCGATCCCGAGATTCGCCGTTACGTCGTGTCGGTTCTCGACGTGGCTCTTAGGCAAGACACTAAGGCTGCGTTCATTGAGTTCCTCGACGCCATGAAGATCGTGCCGGAGTATGACAAATACATCATCCCCGCCTTGTCGGCGGCGCTCGATCTTGTTGAGGCGGCGACCGGTGTGCCGTTCAGTCTGGACGCACACGTTCATCCACGTGACCTCGCCCTCATCCGTGCCATGCTGCGCGGGCTGAAGGCTGGCTTCACAAACAACAGTCTTGTTATCATCACTGTCACGAGCGAATAATGAAACAAGCTGCGTCAATATACTTCACAACCACGGGCTACGTCGTCTGTAATCCAGACGGCGAGCCCACTTCTTTAATGACCATTGACGCCAGCGATCTCACGCTCGAACAGCGACTCCAGCGGGCATGGTATTACCTTGGAAAAGGTATCGCAGACGTGCTCAGCGACGGGTATGAATTTGTCGAACTGCTAAGCGACACTAAGGTCATCGACCAACTCGATGGCGTGGTAATTGAGGACGAAGACTGCCTCGCTATGGCTCACAGTATTCGCTCGAAGGGGTTGCCCCAACTTCTTCACTACGAGCTAAAGAAAGTGACCACCGAGAAGATCGAGGTAATATTTAACGAAGCTGAAAAGGAACTGAGGGGTTGAAATGCGCCGACCCACTTCCACGCAGAAGTGTCTTCAACAGGAACAAGCCAGCTATGACAATATCTCCGCCACTATCTCTCGTTTCCGCGATGAGATCATGCAGTTGGAAGCAGATGAAATAGAACTAACAGGACGGCAATCCATGAGGCTTGCAATCCTGCGTGCGGGGTTAGAACAACTGCGTCAGATACGCCGGGAAGTTCACGCCAACCTACGTCGAGCGCGACAACGCCTGAAGTCTACGCTTACAAGCAGGGGGAATGATGCAAGACTTTGACGAGACGGATAAGTGGGCTGAGCAATTCACTCGCTGGAAAGAGTTCTCGAAGGCTCACAACCTGACGAGAGATCGGCGCGTAGATTTTCGTCCCACCTGCTACAAGTGTAAAGGGTTCGGCAAGGTATTCAAAAACATTCACGACCTCGACTCTATCACTGACTGCCCCAAGTGTAAGGGTAATGGAAACCTCCCACCGAAGCCGAAGTATTCTAACGAAGAGATCCGCGAGGTTGTAGACGTTCTCGGACCCGACAAGGTAAGAGAGCTAGTAGAGAAATACAGGAAGGAGCGTAAGAAATGAAGTATGTGATGCTGCTTCTCGTTGTTCTTTGCCTGGGTGGCTGCGCGATGGTCCACACCACGCCGGAACCAGTCGTCCAGGGTGCCCTGCTTTCAGCGCAGATGGCTGAGATCAACCAAAAGAACGTCCGCGCCGTCAACAATGAGTATCATCGTATGCTCGTCGCTATCCTTGAGGAAGTCTACGAGGATGACCCCGAGAAGCTAGAGCAGATGATCGCCGTGGCAGACGAGCTAAAGGCTGCGGTTGGTGCGAAGTTCTATCGTCCGGCGGAGATTAATGCCGAGTTGGCGCGGGCTATTGCCGCTTACCTGAAGACTCCCGGTATTGGTCTTGAGAAACTCGAAACTATCTTGCAGATGATTGCGGCTAAGTGATGAAACAACTAACTAAAGCTGAGTTGAAGGAACGCCTCCTACGAATAGCAGAGACTCTACCCACGCAGGAAGAAACCTCCCTGTTCGGTTTCGACCTAAACGTTATTGACTCAGGGCAACAGCTTCTTACAGAAGAGGCGAAGAAGAAGCTGATTGCACAGATTAAGTCCGCGAAGACGACGAAAGACCAACTGAGACGAGCGTTCGCTCTACTGAGTGGGTTGGCGAAGATCGCGGTCATGTTCGCCTAGAGGGGGATTATAATGAAGAAGATCCTAACGATGTTGCTGGCGGTTGTGGTGCTTAGCTCTATGGCGATGGCACAGACACCAAAAGAACTAAACGGGATCAGAAAGGCGTCTTGTCAAATCCGTGTCGGCGCTGAGTTCGCCGAAGTGAAGCGCGAAGTCGAGGTCAACGGCAAGAAGATTATCCTGAAGCACACTCCCAGGTGGGGTTCTGCTGGATCAGGCACGATTGTCGGACGCACGCTAACGAAGGATAAGAGCAAGCCGAAGTGGGTCTATTGGATCATGACGGCGAAGCACTGCTTCCCGCCCAATTTCAAGAAGGCAGTGAAGAAGGCTCTTTGGATTCACTTCTATGGTCACAATGGGGCGAAAGACGTGATGATTTGGGGCGCATCTAAGTTCTGGATCAACCCGGGCAGTGAAGACGTGGCTTTCCTCGGCTTCTACTCTTCCGAAGACCTGCCGATGATCCCGCTGGCGAAGTTGCCAGAGAATCTGTTCGGCGTGCGCTTCATTGGTGTCGGTCATCCGTTTGTGCTCACCCCGTTCATCCGGGCGGGCTTCTTCACAACCAACGCTCCGACGCCGAATCACAAGGCTGATCGCGTTGGAACTAGTTGCGCCTTTGCGCCGGGCATGAGTGGCGGCGGCGTGTTCATTATGCAGGACGGTAAACTGCGTGCGGCGGGCATCATCACATCATGGATTGGCAACACACGGACACCAGACCGTTTTGGTTGCGTTACGAGAATCGATCATATTCTCAAGGCGCTTGCGAAATTCAAAATGTCTCACATGGTGGAGCAAAAGTAATGGGTTCACCCCTATCGTTTGAGGCTGCGCTGCGCGAAACCGTGCGCAGTTGGTTGAAGGATCTTGCCCTGGATTCCACCGCAAGGGAGGAAATTATCCAGGGTCTCATCACTGACCTTCTTCGGTTGCGTCAGGATGAGAAGTCGGGTAGATTCGTGCCACATGGACGGGCTGTGGCGATGAACCCGCTGGCGTCAGAACGCACGTCCGAACGCCTCGCTGGACGAACTGACAAGCCACCGAAACCGCCTCAAACTTATTAGGAAAAACCTTGCAATATTTCAGAGCCTAGCGAGTTATAATAGTGGAGGGGGACTGCATAGAGTATGCGGTCCCCACTATTTTTGTTCAACCGAGGAGTTACAACGATGAAGAAGACGCTGGCTCTGATCGGCTTGCTTGCCGCCCTCACCCTTTCCACCGCTACGGCACAAGAGGCGTGCCGTGTTCCCGCCTACAAGATCGTCCCTCCCATCAGCATCACCAAGGTTGGTAAGTCTGCCAACTTCCAGGTGATCCCCGCCGCTGCCGCGCTCAAGAAGGTGCCGGGCAACGTGTGGTATGTTGTCGCTGGTTCCTATACTACGAGCCCGGGTTTCACATTCCTCGGTGCGCAAGTGCCGCTCGCCATTGACCCTATGTTCGAGGCGTCCCTCGTCTATGCGAACTCCTCGATCTTTCAGAATACCTACGGACTCCTCGATAAGAACCGCAGGGCGAAGTTCCAGATCAACGTGCCGAAGATCCGGCAGTTGCGTGGTCTGAAAGTCTTCTTCGCTGCCGGTATCTTCGAGGAACAGACCAAGAAGTTCCGGGTCACCAACCCGGTCGTTCTCAAGGTGCGATAAATGGAACAGGAAGACAAACCACTCGATCCTTTCTTCGAGACGGTGCGTTCCAACGTAAAACAGGCGCGGGGTAACGCCAAGCTACGCGAGGTTCTCGCAGCTATCCTTGGTGGTAAACCCGCGTCTCTTACGCGGGACGAGACAATCGCTATCATTCACATGCTTCCCGAACAATACGAGGCACTGTGCCGGTTCGTGGGAGTGAAACCACAGCTTACCAGGGTTGATGATGGACCGGAGCAACAGCTACATTCTGGATCTGAGGAAACTGGCGGACCCGATCTACCTGTTCAAGACGAGGGGAATGAGTCCGGAGCAGATCGCTCGGGCTATGACCCGATGGAGCAGTAGAGACAGGAGCATCCTGCCACACAACTTCTACCAAATGAGCTACACCGCAGATGACGTGCGGAAGTATCTGAAAGACAACCACGTTGATCCAGACGGTGTGCAGTTCGTTGCGTTCCAGGAAGAAATCAGACCCAATATCTTTTACAAGGACGCTACACCCGGCATCCCTAACGCACCAGACCCGTTGGTGGTGCTTGGAGTAGCATCGCCCCCGAGGCAGGGGCGCGTTTGTTACAACAACATCACACTACCCCAACTGTTAATTTGGACCGGCGTAAGTGCGCTGGTCTTCTGGTATATCTTCGACACTCTTCTTAGATCCCTGTTAGGAGTATGACAATGGATCTTCCTTCTTTCCTGTCCAGCGTGGACCCCAAGGTGGCGATCACTGCCGTCATGGCGCTCTTTGCGTCGATGACCACGATGATCGGTGCTCGCAAGTTCCTGTCGATCGACAACTTCGAGTCGTTCCTGACGATGCGCCTCGCCCGTCTCGGCGTGCTCATCCTCTCCCCCCTTCTCTACCCATACTTTGTGGGTCGGCGTATGCTCTTTCGCATCAATCGCTCGCTCACCAAGAGCAAGCGTAAGTTCGCTCAGAAGCGTTTGAAGAAGGCGGACGCTGGCACTGAAGAGTTCGAGAACTACGCCCTCAACGTGCGTAAAGCCGACAATACCCTTAGCGAGTCTCGCAAGACGTTCTACGCGGGCTTCGGCAACGAGTGGGCTATGGACGATCCCGAATGGTGGATTCTGAAGTTTGGCGCGTGGCTTCTCGGTGCGATTCCGATCGCCCTCATTGCCGTTGTCACCTGGGTTCCCGGTGCGCGTGAGATCGATCTCGGCGTGACTGAGACTCTGACGCAGGGTCTCCGCACGGCGGGTGAGTTCCTCGTCTCTATGGGTGGCAAGTAGTCTGGAGTCTGATCATGAGCCACTATCTAGTCAACCTGATCGCAATACTGGTCGTGGGTTTCATCCCGGCTCTCATCGTCACGAAGAAGATGCACCTTGTTCGTGAGAGCAAGTCTCCCATCTCTTTTTTCGCCATGTTTGGGCTCGCGTGGTTCACGGGGTTCGTGTGGATCGTCTACATGCCGCTGGCGCTGTTGTTTGGTATAATCACCAAGCTGCACTACGTCACGGCATACTACTGGAACCGAAAAGATCCGGATCTGCGCAGAGTAATGAAGGAAACGCCGATCCTTACCTTTGATGGAGATCACCACGGCTCTGCGGTAGGAGCATACATCTGTTCTTTTGTCGCGGGGCTTATCTTTCTTGTCGCCGCCTTTGTGGTTGATTCTGGAGACCCGCTACCAGGACAAGTCATCGCAGATCATATCAGGTCTGCGCTCACGATGCTCGGTAATTTGTTGACACAGCTATGACAATCAACATCAACTCTGTTGAGGATATCGCCCGCCTTCTTCTTGCCGGTGAGTTCGATATCGGCGGGGAAGAGATGCGCACGCGCTATGGCAACGTGAAGGTCACGCGCAACGGTGATCTCGCCTTGTTCAACTACACGAACAACGCTGCCATTGAGAACACTTGGAATCAGTTCGAGTGTCTCTCACGCGGGCTGATTATCAACGCGGTCACTGGCGAGGTTGTCGCACGTCCCTTCCCGAAGTTCTTCAATCTCGGGCAGAAGTTGGATCGCAAGCCGACGGGCTGTATGCTTGAAGCCACGGAGAAGATGGACGGTTCGCTCGGCATCTTCTACCGTCACGACGGACAGTATCTTGTCTCTACTCGCGGGTCATTCGATGGTCCACAGGCTCAGTGGGCAACCAGCCATCTCAACCTCTGGTATGATGCAGAGAAGGTGCCCACTCAGTATACTCTCCTGTTCGAGATCATCTACCCCGACAATCGTGTGGTGGTTGACTACGGCGATCGAGAAGACCTCGTTCTCATCGGTGTGGTTGACCGCTTCACCGGGGAAGAGCTACCGTTCTACTCTTCGGGTGATTGTGTCTACAAGATTTCTGAAGAGTTAGGGTTCCCTCTTCCCAAAATTTTTTCGTTCAACGCTGTGAACGACGTGCTTGAGGCGTCGGAAAAGCTGACTCATAATGAAGAAGGATATGTGCTGCGATTCTCTTGCGGCACGCGCCTGAAGATCAAGGGTGACAAATACCTCACGGCGCACCGCATCCTGACGAACGCTACGTGGAAGAACATTGTGAAGGCTGTCCATGACGGTTCGATCGATGATATACTACACGTTGTTCCCGACGAGTTCACTGTTGGAATTAGAACCTGGGTTCGGTATCTCTATCAGAAGGTCAAAGACCTGGAGAGGCACATCAACTACCTATATCTTAAGGCACCGAAGGCTACCCGGAAAGAGTATGCAGAATGGGTGATGCAGGAATGCAAACTTCTTTCCTCTCTCATGTTCGCTCGGATGGATGAGAAACCCTTGCGTCCGATTATCTTCGCTCGGTTCATGCAGGACGAGCCGGATGCAAAACAACTTGAGGAGTTCAAGTAATGCGTTTCATGGCGCTACTGCTATTACTTATCGTCGGCTCCGCTTCTGCACAGATCGACTGGCAATACATCAACCAGTCGAATACTCAGGCTCTTGAGTCGTTCCTCGACGATCATCTGACCGCCGAGAAGTTTCAGAAGCCTGAAGACCGTGGGTGTTGTCGCTCATGGAAGGGTCACTACAACTGCACCGACTACGGGATCGCGCTTTGGGTGTTGCAAGAATACCGACACTGCAATAGTCGCTCCCTGAAAGACAAGGCGCGACGGTGGCTCAAGCTGCACGTCAATCACCTTGTCTCGTATGGCTACGACTGGACTAAGCACGAGGTAGGCGGCGAGGGCGTCATGCTCCACCCCGTATGGAAGCAGGGAACCTCAAACGATAGCGACCGCCTCCGCCACGTTCATCTTGCGCCCTATTGTGCTCTTTACATGGACCCAACGGTCCTCTCAATAGAAGAGAAGGCGGCTCTCAAGAAGGTGATTGTCGATTGGGCTGACAACTTCTACCTGAAGATCGACTGGCTGAAGATGCGCAACCACGGCAAGCTGTTCCAGTATGGGCGCGGCATGGTCCCGGCGCGTGGACTCATCCAGATGTTCGAGATGACGCAGGACTACAAGTATCTCATGGCGGCGCAGTATATTTTCCTCTGCACCTATTGGGAGTTTGACCGTCCTGTTGGCAAGTTCAAGGCGTATGACACCGGCTACGAAGGTGAGAAGCGAACCGAGAAGCTACTCTATTACGCGGCGCACTTCAATATGGAGCCGTGGCAGATCGCATTCACCGGAGAGGTCGCAGCCTACATCCATCAGCTAACCTTCGACCCGTATGTTCGTGCGTTTTGTCGCAAGGTCATCCTGGATATCACAAATTGGGTGGTGCGACAGGATATTCCCTACGGAGATCTTGAGAAAGACGGCGACGGGAAGTTGCGTCTTTCCTTCTTGCAAGGCGGCTCGCTGTTTGGCACAAACGCCAAGCAACTCGATCCACTTGCCGCTCTCAACCTCGATCCGAACGTAGAGTTCTATCCTCTCGCGCCGCTCCGCGCTCACTATTGGGACGGCGGCTACTTTAAGAAGTATCTCCCGGACCTCAAGCTGCGGGCACATTACCCGCGTCGTGCGCCGGGTTCTCCTCCTCCGGGTCCGACGATGAGTCACCCGCTGCTGTATAATTGGGCGGATATGTTGCTGACCCGCTTCTTCATTACTGGCGACCCAAAGGATCTTGCATGGGCGCGGTGGGCTTATCGGGACAGTAAATACTTTGCTAACAGGTCAAGCGTAGTGGACAAGCGTAAGTTGTCGAAGCCTGACAAAATCCACTACGGCACAGGTAACATCTCCACGACTCGTTCGTTCGCATGGTGGGCGCGTGGCTCACTATGGGCGCGGCGAGCACTTCATGGGCTGAAAGGGCAGTAATATGGACACACTACACGTCCAACTCGGCGTCATGGGTTTTCTCTGGATCGTTTCCCAGATTCTTGTTCGCATCGAGGCGAAGGATGAGTTCTCCCGGGTCGGGTATAATAGTTCGTGGGGTTACAATGCCGCTCGCGGTTTTCTAACCCTATTCGCACCTCTCTTTCTACCATACTGGACCGGAAAGAGCGTGTTGTGTCGTCTAAAGAAGCGATTCCATAAGGGGCGTGTTAAGTTTCTTACTCGTGCGTCTAAAGAGGGCACGCTGACGGATACGCAAGAGAAACTCCTTGCTGACTCGCAGGTCGTCGTGAAGACGAAGCTGCGCACGATGAAGGCTAAGATCCACGCGATCCACCCGGGTCCCGGACCCAACCAGGGTGCCCCGATCTGTGTCCCGGTGTGGTTGCTCGGCGCGGCTCCCGTTGCTGCCATCGTATGCCTGACGTGGATTCCGGGGCTGCACGTAGAACTCGGAGTCACCGAGGCGCTGAGTTCTGCGTCACAGAACGTTGGCGAGTGGCTGCTCAGTATTGGAAAGTAATCTTCGATGGGATACGAGAAACGGGAATCTTACCTCGCACGCTTTCGTAAGAATCGAGAGTTAGCCAAACAGATCGAACACAAGGTGCCGAAGTTCAAGCGGCGCAAGTGTAAGGCGTGTGGCAAGGTAAAAAACTGCGCGTGGATGTATACGTGCAACACACGAGGGATTCCCGTCTATCGAGCCCATTGTGTTTCCTGCATGAAGGAATGGCAAAACCGCGAGCGACGGAAGAAGTGGAGTGGCAATCCGGATAGGCAAAAACAACGCTCGCAACTACGGGCGGAACAAAAGAGCCGTGCCATTAAGATGTTAGGCGGTAAGTGTAAACTTTGTGGATATAACAAGAGCCTATGGGGTCTTGACTTTCACCACAAAGACCCCGCCACGAAGACTACAACTATCGGCAGACTGCTTGGCTCCTCGTGGGAGAAGGTCGAAGCCGAAGCCAAGAAGTGTATTTTGCTGTGTAAAAACTGTCACGCAGAAGTAGAAGAGAAAGAGTACAATGAAAAAGGTTTTGGCTCCCAAAGACGCCAGCGTCCTCGTGCCAGTTAAGATGTGGCTTGATGATTGTGAAGACGCCGCGATCGAGCAAGTGAAAAATGTAGCATCTCTTCCGTTTGCTTACAAGCATATCGCACTCATGGGAGATGCCCACTTCGGATTCGGTTGCCCGATTGGGACGGTGTGTGCAACACAAGGGGTTGTGCTGCCTTCTTTGGTCGGAGTCGATATCGGCTGCGGCATGTGCGCTGTCAAGACTACTATCGAGGCGGCGGAAGTTGACCTCAAGGCGATCATGGGTATCATTCGCCGGACAATCCCCGTCGGTTTCAAGCACCACGCCAAACCACAGGATGGCAAGTGGATGCCCTCGTTGAACGGCGCGGGACTGTGTGCCAACGCTGTTGTTCTCGAAGAGTATGAGTCCGCCCGTAACCAAGTAGGAACGCTCGGCGGCGGCAACCACTTCATCGAGTTACAGCGTGACGAGCAGGGCTTCCTGTGGATTATGATTCACTCCGGCTCCCGCAACCTAGGCTATAAGGTCGCCAAGTATTATAATGACGAGGCAAAGCGCATCAACCAGAAGTGGTTTAGTCAGGTCGATCCTAAGTGGGACCTTGCATTCCTGCCGCTTGATAGCTCGTGGGGAACCTGCTACATGGCAGAAATGAACTACTGTGTAGAGTTCGCCCTCAAGAACCGCGAGTTAATGCTGTATCGCGCCGCGATGGCGGTCGAGCAGGTCGTGGGGAAGGTGGAGTTCGAGCCGACAATCAACATCGCCCACAACTACGCCGCGATGGAGAATCACTTCGGCAAGAACGTCGTTGTCCATCGTAAGGGTGCTACCCGGGCTCGTAAAGGCGAGATTGGGATCATCCCCGGGTCGCAGGGCACCTCTTCATATATCGTGCGCGGGCTTGGCAACCCGGAGTCGTTCCAGTCGTGTTCGCACGGAGCGGGGCGCGTGATGGGTCGCAAGGAAGCGAAGAGAACGCTGGATCTTGAGGCGGAGAAGAAGCGCCTCGACGATCAGGGTATCATTCACTCTATTCGTTCGCGGGACGATCTGGATGAGGCTGCTTCTTGTTACAAGGATATTGATACCGTCATGGAGAATCAAAGCGACCTCGTGGAGATTGTCACCCGCCTGGAACCCCTGGCTGTGGTGAAGGGATAGCCATGAAACCGAGAGTCTTACTATCTTCCGGCAACTACCGGATTGTCGATCGCGGATCAGACCACTGGAAACGCTTCGTGATCGAAGAGGGTGGAGACTACGATCATATGGGCGTGCGTCAATGGAATGAGATTTCGTTCGAGCGCAACGTCCACGGTCAAAAGTTTCTGAAAGAAGACGTCTTCAATAATATCATCGACGAGATCGGTAAGGTGTTACGTCGTCGTGAACTCCGCGCCCGTGGTCGTCGTCGTGAACTAACCTTGCGGCAGAGAATCGCTGCCAAGAAGGCGAGAAAAGATGCGTAGTCTCCAAGTCCACGTTCCCGCTGGCTGTCCTAACCGGTGCCCGTTCTGCTGCTCGGCAGCACACCACAACCAGATGGACGCCCGGTTCCCCGTCACTCCGTCGATCTTCATCCCGCGTATGAACTACGCCCGGGAGCATGGGTGCGACTTCTTGATGCTGACCAGCACGGGTGAGCCCACCATGAATCTGGAATACATCCACGATATCCTGGCGGTCAACCAAAGTCTGCGTACGCCATTCGACGCGATTGATCTACAAACCAGCGGCGCTGGATTGAACGTTGGGACCCTGGAAGAGTTGCGTGCGGCTGGTGTCACCACGATCGCGCTCTCTGTTGCGTATCTCTTGGACGACGATAAGAACGCCGAGATCATGCGCACGCCGGAGAAGCTGCGGTATAAGATCTGCACGCTCGCTCACTTGATTCGCACCAATGGGTTCACCCTGCGGCTGTGTCTCAACCTCACATCGGAGTATGATGCGGATCATGTTCATGAGATCTTTCATGCTGCCCGCCTTGTTGGCGCAGATCAGGTAACGTTCAAGAGACTGTATGCTAACGCAGCGCCCCGGAACAGGGACGAGCGAGAGATTCGCTCCTGGGTGATCAAGAACCGCGAGGAGACGAAAGATCTCTCCGAAGAGATCGACTGCTACATCCGAACCAACGGACGTAAGATGTCTCTTCTCCCCGGTGGCGAAGAGGTCTACTCGATCCAGGGAATGAGCACCGTTCTCATGACCGACTGCCAGGGGCAGCGCATCACCGACACCCCGCGCTACTACATCCTCCGACCGAACGGTAAGCTGTATACGCGGTGGGATGACGACGGCTCGATTGTTTTCTAAAAAGTCTGAAATAACTACCCCCGGGGTGAGTTATAATAGTGAGAGCAGACGTTCTATAGGGATACAACATGAGCATCCAAGACAGATTTCCTATTGATTGCCGCGTGCGGTTGACCCACGCCGACCCGGGACTCACCCACTTTAATGGGAAGACGGGGACCGTAGTGGGCTACAACGACGAAGATAGTTGGGACCCGTTCCTGAACATCACTCTTGACGGCGAAGAAAACAGCCGCATCTTCCGCCCGAGTAACGTCGAACGGATCGAGCCCCACTTCAAGAAGGGAATGTCGGTGCTGGTGCGCGATATGGACGGCATCCATGTTCTCTTCCGCAACCAGCCCGGCAAGGTTCTCCATATCGACTCCATCGGGCGTGTTGTAGTTGCCCTGGATGACTCCAGTATTATCCAGCGCGTGCGCGACCCATTCACCCCCATCACCCCCAACGTCATTCACTTCAACCCGGAGCACCTCATCCTAATCGGCAAGTTCAAGTTCAAGAAGAATGAGTTCGTCCGCGTCAACGGTAAGCACAAAGAGTATGGCAACTTCACCGGCAAGGTTCAGAAGTGCGAACGTCGTAACGAGCGCCGGTTCTATAATGTGGATTTCTTGAGTATTCATGGCGCTCTCAACACCGTCACGTTTGAAGAGAAGGATCTCTGTCCTTCACGGGGCAGTCGTGCCTACTTCTGCCCCAACTTCCTACAGGGTGAGCCGGTCACGGTGCGCGGTCAGAACGCCGTGGTCACTAAAGAGGCTCGGTCATCCCTGAGTGCGGCATACCGCGTGCAATTCGAGAACGGTCGCAAGGGCTCATTCCTGCCAAGCCAGATGGAGTCCCGCTATCGTGTGGGTCGAGAGGTCGAGTTCTTCAACGGCATCACCTGGGCAAAGGGAAAGGTCCAGCGGGTTGACCGCTTCTCACGTGGGCGTCGAGCGTTCGTGATCGGCGTAGAAACCTTTACGGGACACGTGCGGGAGATCCCCTACGATGCCGACGAGGTTCGACTGCCAGTTGCGAAGCCTCTCAACCCAAGTTTGGACGACCTGATGAACAACGTCGTCTATCCCTACCTGGGTGCGTATACGAAAGAAATCATGGCGGTCCAGCCGATGATGAGCACGTTGCTGGATGGACCCCGCTATCCCCTCGAATACAAGTGCGAATTTATTAATCCTAAGAAGGAGACACCGGAAATGGATCTCAAGTTCAAGGTCGGCGATGCCGTAGAGGCTCTCTTGGACGCCCGCCACGGCAGCAACAAGGAAGTATGGCGGAAGGGCAAGGTCACCCGCGTTGATGACACCGATCCTGGTCTCCCCTACTTCGTGGATTTCGATGGCGATGCTATCGATGGTTGGACCCACAACGACCGGCTGCGCCCCGCCGGGGTGGCGGCACCCAAGCCGGTCGAAGAGAAGATCGAGGTCGGCGATATCATCCTGGATGGGGTCAGAAAGTCAGAGCCACAGGAAACAAATACCCCGGCAGAGCCGGATGAAACCCCCACCCCCGAAGTGGAAGGAAATGACGAGATGAAGAGTCTGATCCCGAACCCCGAACTCAACGGAACGTTCGTGCTACTCGGCACCGGACACCACTTTGACGAAGAGGAAAGGGTTCACATCCTCCTCGACGCCTCTCCCGACGATGGCGGTAAGGTCATCGGCTACGGTGACAAGTTCTACGCCAACGAGGTATGGGCTGATCACATGATCCTCAATCTACCGTCCAATATGGGCGACCGCATCCTCCGGATGAGCTACGCAGACCTTCTCTCCGTTCACCAGCGCGTCAACGACCTGCGCAGCCAGCGCCCTGAGTGCGACTGGTGCAGAGAGCCGGTTCCCTTCGGCGGCACCGAGTATTGCAAAAGGCACGCCGCCATCGCACGTGCGAACGAGCGCAGGGCAAAAGAGCGTCAGGCTCGCCGTGAGGCGAACGCCCCGCGTCGTCGGAAGATCTGCCGCGTCCTCTATGCCGCGATCCTGGTCGGCGGTCTCGCTTTCGCCAGCGTGGACTTCAAGAATGGGACCGTGAGGTCTTGGGTTAAGAACACCGCGCAAAGCGCGGGACACTTCCTGAAGGATCTCGGACAGGACAGGTAGCTACGGGGGTAAAAATGGGCGACAAGCATTGTCCGCATTGCGGTGAACTAATGGCTTGCCCGTTCGGGCAGTTCTTCTATTGCAAGAACGACTGCGACAAGAAACAAGCAACAGAGAACGAGGGAGCCTCCGTCTCGGCACACGCTAAGGACGGGTGGTTCCCTCTTTCCGGTTGGAGACTAGTCCAGTCGCCACTCACACGATTAACGGTAGACAAGGGCTATGATGATGCCGGTAAGGTGCTTCTACTAGATGCACCGAACATTCTGGGTATCTATACACACATACCAGGATTCCGGTTCACTCGCAAACGATTCTCAGACGGCAACACAAGCGGCTACTTCTATATCGGTACGAATAGAGGTCTCTCCCAGTTTTATTGGCATCACGACGATCCTGCGAAACAGATCGGGTATTTCGGTGCCAAATTCAAGTTTAAGATGACTGACGGCACCGTGAAGCTGGTTAAGGGACCATTCTCGTCACGCGCTGGCGCTATTAATATGTGTGTCGAAGAAGACTCTCTAAAGATGGTGGATATAGTAATTGAAGAATCCCAGGGTAGGTATCAGAGACGTCATGTGACACTCCCGTTCGCCCACCATATGGCAGCACATCTTGGACTGAATGTGTATGCAATCAAGCGCGGACACGAACCCTACTACGTGGTGCAACAGTAATGACCACGCCTCCGACACAGACCTGTGCTGATTGTGGAGCCCGAAAGGATCTCCATTACTGCTGCGCGTGCGACGCCTACTACTGCCCGGAGCACTGTTGCTATAATACCAAGCTGTCTGAAGGTAACAAAAAGGCGACTCTCATAATGAAGAAGAGTATCCGCCGCAAGGGAAAGAAGAAAGATGCCTGACTCTGAAGATAAGTTCTACGGATGCATGGACGGTGCCTGTATCATTCAGCGCCCGAAAGGGATGCACACCAACGGCGGTTGCAAGTGCCTGAGTGAGCTACATATTCGGTTTCGTCCCCGTATTCGCGCGGGCATTATGCGTTTGCGCGAGCAGAGAAACGTCCTGCGCGGTCGCCTCCTCTCTATCGTAGAGAATTTGGGGCTGCGTCAGTGCAAAAGATGCGGTCACTATCACCAGGACGGTCACCGCTGCTACGAATGTGGACACGACCCTTCGGACGATTGAAATGACACCACGAATATGCCCCCACTGTCACCAGGAGATGGAATGTCCGTTCGGACAGTTCTTCTACTGCAAGAACGACTGTGACCTGAAGCTGAAGAAGATCCCCGAGATGGTGGGGGAGGTCACAAAACCGGTGCGTTATCTAGCCGAACAGATGGGTTATACGGTCGAGACACTAAAAGAACTAGAAAAGACCCTACAAAAATACTACGCCCTTCACGTGGGCGACGACGTGGCTCTGACGCCGGAGGGAAACTCGCTTTGGTCTCAGACCTGGGGGAGCGACGGGCAGGTAGACCCTGACTCTTATCCTTACGGGGTGGGAGATCGAGGGACTGTTCTGTCTGTTGATACGGACTTCACTATGATTCAGATGCTTTCGGACAAGGGCTGGTGGATTAAGTTGCCAGCCAAAGACGTGCATACTTGGTTTGAAAAGGTATAGAAATGAAGTGCCAAAACTGCGCAACCGAAATGACCTGCGTGTTCCTTGACTGGTATTGCCCCAAGGGCTGTCTCCCCGACGACTTCGACGTGAATCGTTGGCTGAAGCTCGGTGTCAAGCTGGTTCTGACCCAAAAGGGGTTCGATGAACTGGCGACTGCCGCCCCTATCATCAAAGAAGCGGGTGTCACGCCCGGAACAATCGTCACGATCATGTCGTTACCCGCAGAAACCAACAATCACCTCCTCCACTGCTCGTGGGATGACGACGAGATTGATTTCTACGGTCGGGATGAATACCTGATCATCCATCCGGACGCGCTCGGCTCCCTGTTCGAGCTACACGCCATGCCGTCAGAGCCGGTGGTCGAGGTCGTGGAAGACGTGCCTGAAGCTCCGAAGCCCGCCAATGCGAAGCACTGGTTTGTCCAAGGTGAGACCTTCACCCTGACCGACTACGGTGCGAAGCAAATGAACGGCACCTACCCTCGCCCGAACGGCAACACGTGGAAGAAGGGCGACTACGGCAGCGTGGTCAAGACTCCCACAGGTATTCGTGGAAAGTTCAGGATGGATATCGAGCCCGGTCAAGAATACGACTGCACAATCGACGGAGACGTCCTCGACAAGTGCTTTGAGAAAGAGTCCACGTTCTAACCGATCGGAGGTCGTAATGATAATGAATAGAATCTCAGAGTGGCTGTCACAGCCGATAGAGATGGGTATTGGGAAAGCGACCCTGTTGTGCTGCGTCCTGCCATTCGTAGGTGGGCTCGCAGCGGGCGCTGGAATCATCGCGCTGGTCGGCAACGACCTGTTCCCGTTCTGGTTCTGATATGACGCACCCGTTGAAACCCTATTGGGACCGCGTTCAAGCCATCCTGGACGAACACCGCGCCTACCTGGATGGCGGCTACATCGAGATAGTCGCCCACGGCATCGCCTACCGATCCATCCCCGGAACACGAGGCGTCAGCCGGTGGGTGTCCTGGGAGCCCTACCGCATCCTCTACCACTTCTCTGAGCTACGTGATCCGGACGCCACGGTCCGATGGGTCCCCTCAGACGCCCTCTAATTCGATCTGAGCGATTTTCCTGCCCGACCCCTCCCGCGATACCTTCCGCGCACAAGTAATTACCAAGGGGCTCTCAGAGCCTCTCCGACGTTCAGACCCAAAGGTCCGAAGTTTTCCGGTTATTTTTAGAATATCAAAATTTTTTATCGTATATAGTAACCGGAGAGGAGTTATAACTATGAGAACGTGTAGAAAATGTGGTCGAACGGATACTGAGTTCTCACCACAACGGAGAATATGTAAGGATTGCCGCAGGGCTGAGATTAGGGAGTGGAAAAGACGCAAACAACCGTCTCCCGAAGCAAAGAGGGCTCGTAAACAAGAAAAACGCCGCGCACAAATACAAGACTGGAAACTAAACGGCAAGCCCTGTGGTGCGTGTGGTGAAAGAAAATCCCTAGATCAGTACTACAGACTCCCGGATGGGGTTCTTGGTCCTAAATTTACATCGAGGTGTAGAGAATGCACGACACAATACTACCGCGACAACAAGGGGCGTATCTCCGCCCGGCGTCAGGTTCGAAAGTCTGAGAATCCTCTGCGAGAACTCGCTCATGATTTTGTGAAGATCGCCATCCGTCGAGGCTATCTCATCAGACCGGATAACTGTTCTCAGTGTGGTCTGAAATGCACCCCAGACGGGCATCATGCCGACTATCATCGTCCGCTCGACGTCGTGTGGCTATGCCGAAGCTGCCACAAGAAGTTGCACGCGAATGACACTTCAACTAAATCGGTAACATAAAAACCGAGTTACCGGCTTTCCAAAATTCCAGCTACGGGTCGCTCAGATTTCTAGCTACCGGTGTGTGTTTTCACGGAAGACCGGTTCTCTCTTCATTTTTCGACCGTGTGTTTTTTGAAAGTGAACCACGGCTTTCTTTTGTATCAATACGGGACGTTTTTATTCTCAAACCGGGACGTTTTCAGTCTCAGATCGGTACACATGAAAAAGAGTTACGGGTCTTTTTATCTGAACATCGTTTGCTTTTTTCTCATTTTGGGACGCTCTCCGATCTTCGGGTCGTTTTATCTGAAGATGCGTGCTCAAAAATGAACATATATAGGAAATTCGCAGGACCCCGAAAACCGCAAGGATTTCCAGGTTTCATTTACGATTTTAACGTATCTATATATAGAGGCTCCACCTCGGAGATAAGTAATATAGTGGGTCGCTCCTGCGGCACCACATAATCACGAAAGAGGAGGCTACCATGCCATACCCGGTCCTACACTCCGTTCCTGGCTCTGGTTCCGCGTGCTACAAATACCCGGCTGTCACTGAAGCCGGAAGTGCGCCTGACGGAGCCGATCCCAACGTCTACGCCGAGCGCCTAACAGGCATGGCGGTATACGTCATCAACCCGGAGGACATTTCTAGTCTATCCGGTCCCTTCCGCACTACCAAGGTAGTTGTCGGCACCACACCCGTTGCGCTTCCGTCTGGCTCGCGTCTCGAACGCAGGCGTACTATCGCCATCGCTAATGAGGGAACCTCGAAGCTGTATATTGCACATGCCAGCGGTACGGCTGCGGCTGATGCATTCCCGATTGCTAACGGTGGTTCTTTGAGCTTCGATCTTATGGCACACCAGAACATCTGGGCAATGACTGCCACGGGCACGGCTGATGTTCGCATCATCGAAATTATGTAGGTAGTCCGATGACGTTGACTGTACAGAGTATCGGAATTGGACGCGACTTTACGTCCATTGCGGCGTGGGAGGCTGCGACCGAATCATCTGGTAATATCCAGAGGGGCGAAGTCTATGATGATAAAATCTATGACGAGAGCCTCACTATTACTGGCTTGGGCTCGCCCAGCGCGGCTAATCATAGACAGTTGGTTGCCGCTGACGGGGAAAAGTACAGTCCGCTTACAAATACTGGCGTGAGAATCATTACCGCCGATCTACCACTAACCCTTGAAGAATCATTTACTCAGGTTAGCGGTATACGCGTTGAGACTACGGGTAATAAGTATTGTCTACTAACGGCGTTTGATCCAACACCAACCGACCTACTACTTGTAGACTCTTACTTTAAGACAGATGAAGACAGCGTCTTCGACTGCCTGTCTCTTACTCACACGTCGGGTATGATATATAATTGTATTGTTGTCGGTGGCTCTCTGGGTATTAATAAGGCTGATGCCGGCGAGTGGAATATTTACAACTGCACCGTGTATAAGTTCAAAGATTACGGTATTGCTCTTATCTATGGGGAGGCGCGCAATAATATCGCGATCGACCCCAGCGGCGTATCTACTTTATGTTTTGAAGTAACACAGGCTCAGAAATCAAACAACGTAGCGTCGGACAACTCTGTTGCTGCTCATGCAAACTCGTACGGTAATGAAAGCGCACTAGATATACTCACCGACCCAGACGGCGATGACTTTACGCCTAAAGGAAATGCGCTAAACAACGGCATCACGCTGGGCGTGTTTACTCATGATATCGCCGACACCTACAGACCACAAGACTCTGGATGGGACATTGGTGCTTACGAATATATCGAAGAACCCGCCGTCGAACCAGACCATATCGTGGTTGGATGGGGCATGATTAGAATCGGCAGTACAGACATCAACGTCGGAAACGCCGCTTTCAATAGAACATAGGAGAGGGATTCATGGTTGTTGCAGAGGTTTTAATGATGATTGGCGACGGTCCTGAATATAAGGATGGTATGCCTATCCATGTGGCTGGCTCCGGTCTGCACATGACTCCGGCACAAATAGTGAACTGGATTCAGAACAGTGTTACTCCGCCTGGCTTCACAGAGTTACCAGAAAATGAACAAGATCTGCATAGGCGTCGCATTTTGCAGATCAAGTATCTTACCGCAGGGGGCACTACTCCATCTGGTGCTGCCACTATTCGTTTCGGTGACAGATACACGAACGGCACGCCGGAGACCAAGGCTCAAATGGAAGCCACGGCAGCTAGGCATATGGCAAGGGCGACACAGGAAAGGGCGAGGATACTGGCGCACGGTTATGATACAAACTGGAGCGTGCAGGAGCTAAAACAGTTTGGTGTTATCACAGTTGATCTACCGCCGGGTTTCGCTGAGGATATCTCACTAGATCAAATTGATACTAATGCCCATCCATTCGCACCCCTAACAAGAAAGAGGCGTCGTAGGTGGGCTATCCCATATGACACCCTACTGCCCGCCCCAGAAGTGAGTAGTATGCGCGATGTCAATTCTTATACCGCCGTCAACAGAACCCGGGCGCCGTTTACACCCGCACAAATTAAACAAGCCGCATCGGCATAAGGGACTATAATGATTGAAGTCAGATGGAACCCGTCTAGGTAAACCGATGATTCGGGTTTAGGAGAAACGATGCTTTTACTACAGATGAGCGACCCAGCACTTTGGGAGCGAGCACTAGGTATCCTGCTCGAACAAGGTGTTCTGGGGGCTATGTGCGTCATCCTATTAGTCTTGTGGATTAAGGAAAGACGCGATAGCACCACGATGGCAAAATCGTTCAACCGCCAACTAAAGGACGTTAATGAACGACGCGCAGAAGAAGTACGCCTTACATCAGAAGCATTGACGGCAGCATCAGATAGTAACCATATGTTGGCTCATACTATCGAGCGTCTTCACGACTTCCTGATTAAGAAGAGGACTAGTGGAAAGAATGTTTAGTAAGAAGATGAAAATCAGCAACGAGCCTTGCGCCTCACTATCCAAGAAAGTGAAGAGGCTGAACGGCAAGTCTGCTGAACGCCTACGCGAAAGCATCCAGGCTTTAGACGAGGCGCTAGAGAAGGAAGAGTCCGAGGAGGAAGGGTCCGAAAAGACCGACGAAGACGAGTAAACGAAGGGGTATTGAATGAGTCGCAAGCGCCGTAGTCATCCGAAACTCAAGGCTTTGTATAAGCAGATCATCAAGCACGAGATGTTTGACGATGTTCGGGACTACGATATTACGCTAGTGTTCTCATCTGTACAACTTGGGGATGACGCGTGGGCAGATTGCGGAATGGATGGCTCCGAGACTGCATGGAAGATTCGGATTAACGCCTCCGTGAAGCTGCTCGACGCCCCACCCTCCGTGCTACATTACCTAGTAGCGCATGAACTCATCCACACACTGCCCGGCTGCTGGCAGCACAACGAGAAATTCAACACCCTTGAGCATGAACTCACGGGAGAGAATTTCTATGAAGCCAACGTCTGGCTTAAGAGACACGTTCATATACTGAATAGAACATATCAGTATAGGAAGAGAGAATGGTTGGTGCGACAGGTGGCAGACCAACTGCGCATTAAAGACATGGCAGCCATCTGTGGCTGTTCAGAGACAACCATTAAGAGATGGCTGCGTAAGTATGACCTGGAGATTACCTATAACTAGCTCGGGTTATGCTGTGCGTTGTCTACCATAGCGATCATCATATCCTCGAAGGTCCATTCCGGTTCCCATCCAAGAACCTTCTTCGCCTTCCCGGCGTTACCAATGAGACAATCAACCTCAGTCGGACGATAGAACTCGGGGTTGATTTGAACAACAACGTTGTCGTCCTCATCACACCCTATCTCACTCGCACCCTCGCCAACCCAGCGAAGGTCCACGCCAACATACCGATAGCAAATCTCAATCATCTCGCGGACACTGTGTGTCTTGCCAGTAGCGAGAACGTAATCATCCGGCTGATCCTGCTGGAGCATCAACCACATACCCTTCACGTAATCGCGGGCGTCGCCCCAATCACGCTTGGCGTCCATATTACCCACCTTGAGGGTCGGTGAATTTAGCCGGTTCGCCGGAGACTTCCCCAGCCATGCGCCGTACTTCGCCGCCGCAGTAGCGACCTTCTGTGTCACGAACTCGATGCCGCGCCTGGGGCTCTCGTGGTTGAAGAGGATGCCGTTGCTCGCGTGCAGTCCATAGCCATCCCGGGCATTGCGTACGTGCCAGTACGCCGCCAGCTTCGCCTCACCATAGGGTGAGCGCGGATGAAAGACACTCTCCTCAGTATAGCCGCCCTGGGGACACGCCACGCCGCCATACATCTCGCTCGTCGATGCCTGATAGAACCGAGAGTGTGGAGAGAAGCGGCGGATAGCTTGAACGAGATTGATCACGCCGATACAGTTGGTTAGATGAGTCTGGATGGGATTTTCAAAGCTGTATTTGACGAAACTCATTGCGCCCAGGTTATAGATCTCGTCATACTGTCCGTCCTTGACAATGCCAGAGATCTTGGTGCCGTCTTCTAAGTCTCCCTCTACGAACGTCACACCATTCTGAAGCATCCATAGGTTCCGTGTATTCGGCACAGACACGCGACGAACCAAGCCGTGAACCTCATACCCTTTGATGAGTAGCTCCTCGGCGAGATAGCTTCCATCCTGCCCTGTGATTCCTGTTACTAGCGCCTTCTTCATGATCAGTCTCCAAAGCCGGGGCGGATGCCCCGGCGTCCTTTAGCCTACGAAACCTAGAAGTGAGAATGCGACGTGGCTCACGCTACTGATATCGTCTTGATTATAGATCCTGATCTTTTCTCCTGCACGTAATTTGATATACGTGCCACAAGCCTCCTGGAAGTCCAGCACCAACTGAAACCAGTCAGCATCGGACACGTCGCGCTCGATTTGGAAGCCCTTCTCCACGAAGTCGCTGTAGTTGCGGAGAGTTGTCTCTCCAATAAGCGACGCCTCGCCCCCGGCTGTGATCTTAACGATCTTAAAGCCGTTAGTGAGAGAAATACCCGCGAAGCCATTCATACTGAACGCTGCCGCGTGGTCGTGGTTAGAAAGAACGAGACGCTTGACCAAGACCGTCCTGGTCGCCACGTACTCAACAAAGCCCGGCTCCTCAACGGAACCGACGCCGCCCTTTACGTCGTCCAACTTCTGAGTAGGACTAGTCGCACCATCACCCACGAGTTCCGCCATCAGCGGGACCTTAGTAAGAGCCATAATTCCCTCCCTGCGATTAAAAACAAACACGCCATGTCACAACGACGTTGTGACCCATCTACGATCTTGTATAATGAACGATCAACCTATTATGCCCACTACAATTAGTGCGACCGGGGTATGTGGCTTTCGTGTATCCCCTACTCGTGGCTACTGCGTCGAGGTATAGAAAGTCCTGCTCGTTTGTCTCGACGATGACGTGGGAGGGGTCCCTCTCCCACAACCTTAGAGCCGCATCTCGCTTGTCACTCAGCCCGTAGAACATATTCAAACAGAGTACGATGTCCGGCTTCTCCGAGGTCTGATAGCTCATAATGTCTCCCGCCTTCACGGAGATATTAGACAACCCCATGTAGTTTGCCATCCATCGGATACCCTTACATGCATCCTGGCTTTGCTCGACCAACTCCACGTGCTTTGCAAAGCGGGCGTAGTGATGAAGGGCAGCATAAGCCATGTGAGGTCCATACTCCAAGACGTTGGCTCCAGTCCAATCTACCAAGCCCTTGATTCGGCTTAGAGTGAGTATAGCACGCTCGTATCCTGGTCTCTCGACATCCCCGACCTTGACCGGCGAATACTTCACATCACAGTTGAGTGTATCCACTCGGTCTACCAACCACTGCTCCATCTCAGTTTTCCAGGGATCGCCCAGGTATGTAAAGAACGCATGAGGGCTCATAGTGGTAAAGGCGCCTGCGTCACCGCCGACCATGAAGTATGGGTTGTGATCAGCAAGAGTCTGGTAGAATGTTACCATGCTATTGCATTGACCCTCATGAGAGCAGCCATATATATTCGCCGGGCTGATGCGAGACTTGATGATATCGAACTTGGTGTATGCAAACACCGGCTGAGTCCCGGGGAAGCGTTCGTGCAGTCGTTCCACCACCAAGTACATCATGCCATCAATGATCACGTCGCCATGTTCATCCAGGGCTTGCTGAATCTTGGTAGCAAACTCCTCCCACTGATCGTCCGCTGTTCGGCTATAGTCCCACAGCTTATCAAATGACAAGTAGCTCGGTCCACCGCCCTGGGTGCAACGCATACTGTAGGTGGTCTTACCTGCGCGGGACATTCCCATAAGATATGTTAGCATGTTACACCGCCACCGGGGCTTTGATGTGTGGATGAGGGTCGTAGCCTGACAGGGTAAAGTCGTCAAACCTAAAATCGTCAATCGACTCAATCCTTCTGTTCTCATGCCCCACCTGACGACCGATGTGCATGTGCGGGAGAGGTTTTGGCTCGCGGTTAAGCTGAGTCATGACCTGCTCGAAGTGGTTCTTGTAGATGTGAACGTCACCGAATGTGTGAATAAACTCGCCGTATTCCAGCCCCGTCACGTGGGCAACCATCATAGTCAGCAGCGCGTAGGACGCGATGTTGAAGGGAACCCCCAGGAAGACGTCACAGCTACGCTGATACAGTTGGCAGGACAACTTGCCGTCGGCGACGTAGAATTGAAAGAGGCAGTGGCATGGAGGCAGCGCCATGTGCTCAATCTGAGCGACATTCCATGCGCTCACAATCATACGTCGGTCGTTCGGGTTGTTCTTGATCTGGTGGATTACGGTCTCAATCTGGTCAAAGTACTCGCGGGCGTTGTCCTTCAGTCGCCGGTTCTCCCACGATCTCCACTGAGCGCCGTAGACGGGACCCAGCTCGCCGTGCTCATCAGCCCATTCGTTCCAGATCTTGACGCCATTGTCGTTCAGATACTTGACATTAGTGTCGCCGCGCAGGAACCACAGCAACTCGTAGATGATGCTCTTCAGGTGTAGCTTCTTTGTGGTTAAGAGGGGGAAGCCTTCCGCAAGATCGAAGCGAAGCTGACGCCCGAATACACTTCGCGTGCCAGTGCCCGTGCGATCTCCCTTATCCACGCCATTCTTGACGATATCTTCCAGTAGGTCTAAGTACTGTCTCATTATTGAAATACTCCCACTCCGTTCTTAACCATCGTAGAGTTGATGATCGGGATGCGCGACTTCATACCGTAGTCGATCTCATAGCCCGCCGTGACGAGGGGGTAAAGCTTCTCCTCGCCCACCTGACGAAATGAAGGACGCGTCCAGTCGTAAATATTGTGCCACTTCTCCTGAATCCAGTGATGGTTGTTGACACAGTGCCACTTATGGGTGGTGGTCGGACGATTATGGATTAGCTGTTCATTCCTGCTGTAATCCACCCTGTGTTTCAGCTTGGACTCTGCCACTCGAAGCTGCCAGTCGTTGTCTTCGTAGTAGCCGCCCCGGAATCGCTCGTCGAACCACCCGATGTGCAGCACCATACTCTTGTGAACGCAGAACGCACAAAACGACATCATCATTACCTGGAGCCACTTGCCAGATTCCGTCTGCTCCTTCAGATACTCATACCACCCTGGCTGGAACTTAATATCGTCTGATGCGATCAGCACCCAATCGGACCGGGTGCTGAGTATGCATTGATTCCATAATTGGGTGAGGGAGGACTTATCCTGGTTGATGATCTGTCTATCGTAAGGGCGTAGTAGGCTCGCCACCACGTCCATGCTCTCTTGCCCGAGTTCCTCTGGCGGGTCGTCGTGAATCACGTGAATAGGCACGTGCGCACCCGGGGGTAGAGTACCAAATAGTGACTCTAATGTATTCCGGACCTCGCGTGGTCTATTGCGAGTGGGGAATGCTATCTCAATCACAGTGTAATTTCCTCTACCAAGCCTAAGAGAAGCTTGCGGTTCTGGTTAAGATAGTCGTATGTGAGGGGACGAAGCCTGATGTGCTGCTCGTCTGGAGCGAGTTGCGTCGTATCAAGGATACCCACCCCATAGTCGCTGTCGTAACAGAACATCAGAAACGAGGACACCACCCGGTGTTGCACGAAAGCACGCCACGCAGTCCAGCAGTGCTCCGGACCCTCATACTGTGCGTGCGGCGGGCTACAGTCATGACAGAGGATCACGCCACCGTCGTTCAGACACTTGAGGGCGTTACAGATATCCCTATGCACGAAGCTGTGTTCATGACACGCGTCGATAAAGATTACGTCAAACGTCTCCTCATTCTGTGCGAAGAACTCATCTGTCGTCATCTTATAAGTCTGCTTGAACGGATAGTCGCCGCTATCAACGCCGACCTTCTTCTCGCATACCACCTGGGTATGGTTCTCACCCAAGAGAGTTCCCAACTCTAGGAAACTTTTGTAGCCGCGCTCACGGATGTAGAAGTTGATCAAATCTGTGCGCGTCACTGGACCGCTAATAGTACCCATATTACAGCTTCTTTGACGCCTTAACAACTTGTGCTTCCCAGCCACGACGACGCCGGAGGATGCGCTTCACGGCGTAAAAATTACCCTTGAACTCTACGTACGCGCCGTTGACTAACAAAAGCGACTCAATAAGACCGAAAGAAGACGTCCCCACCTTCTCCTTAGATACAAGATCAACAAACGTGACCTTCAGGGTTGAACTAAACACGCCACATCACTCCTTCCTCGTCGTCCTCGTAGTCAATACGGAAGGGTTCCTCCGCGCCCACGTCGAACGATGCATAGAAGTAACCCTCGCCCACCTTGTCAACCGTGCCGGTCTGACCGTCGGTGAGGGTAACCGCCCCGTAGTTCTGTTTACCAATCACAACAATTGTCTGTCCTACTTCTACCATACGTCACCACACCCCCGGATCTTTTCATCCTCATACTCGGCGAGAATCCTGCGGCGAATTTCCTCAGCCGCCTCGGTTAACTCGCCCAGGAAGTTCTTGTAGTTGTTATAGGAGGGCTTCACCCAGCGGCGACACAACGCGAATAATACATAATTCAGGTCCCCATTGAACTCAAGCTCTCCACCTAACTCGTCGATCAGCCCGTCTAGCTCTCTTCTGCGTTCTTTAGGAATATATGGACTCACGTCACCTTCTCCACTAATAGCTTCTTCGGTACAACATAGATGACAAAATCCTGTTGGTTAGTGCGGTAATCATAATTAACCGATGACACTTGATATCGCTCGGCGGGATCGCCCGGCAGAATCACATAGTCTCCGCGCTGAGGGACCTCTTGCAAAGTCTTCACGCCAAGACTTTTCAGATTCTTCATGTCAAAAAACTCAACCTTACTTCCCATGATACTATTCCTTCGCGTTCTCAAATAGGTCTACCGTGTTCTTGAGAATTGCCACCAGCGCCGGTGGTAGTTTGAACCGCTTTGCCGCCGCCTCAATAGACTTAAGCAAGTTGCCGTCGTGCTGACGCTCAGACGACGCCTTCCAGTCACAGAACATTTCAATTAGGTCAACGAGGTTCATCCCCTCGATACCGTTCGGGAAGTGCTCCGGATGGTGGCGGTTCTTTGCGTAGTGATGGTCAAGCGCAGGCGCGAGTTTCTCCAGACTCTCCTTGTATTCTTTCGACTCAAACTTCAGCTTCGCCAGCAGCGGCGCAACCTCAGCAAAGACTTCAATTTCCGGGGAGTCAAGCTTGGACATATCATGTTCATATGCCCTCCGCTCAAGGGCGTCAATGATCATAGCCATATAGGCACGCACAACATTGATATGCTTGCGCGTATCACGCCTACATTCAGCGACCTTGTCACTCTGAGACTTACTAGCCATAACTATCCAATCCTACAAGCTCGGTAGCTACCTAGTTTCTGCATCCACCGCTTCAGGTTCGCCGCCGGTTGTCCGACAAACTTCCGAGCGATGGGGGCAGCCTCGGTAATAATGTGGTCATCGTCAACAGTCACACAGATTGTGAACTTACTACAAGACAGCCACCAAGTAGACATTACCCCTCGCGGTCGAGTAGGTGAGGCGTGTTCTCTCCATAGCCGAGAGGCGTCACACGCACGAAACGATGAACTGAGTTCCGGCGCAACTCACGCAGAGTCCTGGCGTCCATATATGCACAACCAGACTGGATGCCGTTACACAGCTTCTTAACAATAGGCTTCACCGATCCCTTACAAGGAACCAGCTTGACCTCTCCTTCTTCGTGATAGTCTTCATCCTTCTGACCACCCTTCCAATCTTTTTGGGCGTCCACAGATGCCATACCACGATATTTCTTGAACTTGCCGTCGATGGTGCCACCAGGAGCCTCGTCGCAGCCAGCGAACAGAGAGCCGATCATCACCGCGTCTGCGCCCGCAGCAAGAGCCTTTACGATATCCCCGCTGTGGCGGATACCGCCGTCTGCAATGATCGATCCGCGCTGACGATCCCCGAATCGATGGTCGAGATTGAAGCGATCCACAGCCGCCTTTGCGCTCATAACAGCAGAAAGCTGGGGCACTCCCACGCCCGCCATCATCCGCGTTGAGCACAGGCTCCCGGGACCTACCCCAACCTTCACCACGTCCGCTCCCCACTCCAGGAGAGCCAGCGTAGCCTCGTATGTGGACGTATTACCCGCAATGACTGTTACATAGTCGTATCCGCAGATTCGGATCTCTTCTCTCAGACCCTCCAGGGTCTCTTGCATTGCCTGGCAGAATCCATGCGCGATATCGACACAGATCACGTCCGCGCCCGCCTGGACATACTCCCGCGCACGCTTCACGGCGGACTCGTTGACGCCGATAGACGCCGCCACGTGCTGCGGCGGGGGTCGTGTGTCGCCCCGGCGCAGCGTCTCGATGCTGTGAATCACGTCGTCTGGATTCATGAACCGGTGCAAGATTCCCATCCCACCCATCTCGTCCATTGCTAGGACCATAGGGTATCCGGTGACGGTATCCATATTGGCGGATACGATTGGGATTCTAAGAGCCTTGTTACCTAACTCAGTGTCCAGAGAGACGTCACTCCTAGATCTAATGGTAGAGAATCGCGGCTTCAGTAGAACGTCGTCATACGTTAACTTATGTACGATATTGCGATCCATTACTACGCTTTCTTACCATAGATCTGACGGGCAAAGCAGTGAGCACGGAAGGGTGCTTGGTCCCACGTCTCAAGGATCTTAAGCCCGGTGTCCTTGAACAGAGCCTCATACCCATCTTCCGAATATAGCTGGACCGTGCGATCATCATGAAGGGTGTTGTTTCCAAGCCCCATATTGATGTGAATCACGAACCTACCATCCGGCTTTAGAATACGCGGCAACTCTTTCAAGTATGCCCGCGCCTGATACTGCGCGATGTGAATGAACACGCCAGTACTAAAGACGAGGTCAAAATCCCTGTCACGCAGGCAGTCGAGGGTTCCATTCTGCGCTTGCAACATGAACATATTCTTGATGCCCGCCTCACGGATCGCGGCATTCCCCTTGTCCACGATCACCTTGGAGATATCGACTCCCACATACGTCCTGACGTGGGGTGCGAGATACGCGCCGAAGTCTCCATAGCCAGCGCCCAGGTCTAGGATGCTCCACGCCTTCCCCTTCTTGCGCAGATCAAGGAAGCGACCGTCCAGACCGGTCGGCGTCAAGCCAAGGCGTAGTTGTGCCTCCTCGTCGTCGTAGTGACGACGTAGCTCACCACCGTAATCGACGCCACACGGAAAGTATGTGTCGTCGCTATGCTTCTCGTCCCAAAACTTCTCGTCACGATCTCGCCGATCCATCGCGCTCACCTTTCATAATCACACGCACCAACTCAGCCGTCGCACGGGCGTCTTCAATCGCACAGTGCGCCTTCTTGTTGTCAATCCCGTAGGTCTTGAGCGCAGCCTTCAGCGTCACGTGAGCCGAATGATTTGCGAACCAGTTCTTCGAGATGTAGACAGCCATCATGTCCAACCAGTGGTAATGAAAAAACTGTCCGAGGGTGAAGGTCGGCATCATCGCACGGATCTGGTGGAACTTGAACTTCAGCTTGGGAATATCAAACCCACCGATATTGTAGCCGGAAGGAATCCACTGCTTATTGTGGCGCTCCTTCATCTTAATCCATTCCTGACAGAACTCGTAGAACGACGGAGCCGCGAGGACCTCTGCCTTACGAGCAGCAAGGTGGTTCATAGCCAACGCTTGCTTGGCATCTACCGTCTCCAGAACCTCTGGAGCCGAGGGTGCGATGAGAGTGTGGATACTATCCTTCTCTTCAAGGGTATTACCGTCCAGCAGCACGCCGCCGAACTCAATAATCTCTGCTCGCAGGTCAAGTCCCGTGGTCTCCGTATCGAATACGAAGATATCAAACTTGTCCCCCGGGGTCTTCCTGGTCTTTTTTTCTGCCATCACTATCTCCGTTGGTTCCACGCTTGCGGAACGTCCTAAAGGAAACCTTGCCTGCTTCCACTAACTTCTTGACCTTCTTCTGGCGCGTTGATAGACCCGCATTGCCGCTCTTAACCTCGACCAGAATGATCTCGTCATCCTTGATCACGAGGTAGTCGAACGTCTTGAACACGGGGATTACGTTGTCTTCAATAATGTCGCCGGGGAAGTCTTCGAACAGCGGGGCAACCTTCTCCAGAATATGCCCGGTGCGGACCTCGCTGCTCTTACGGTCTGCCAGATACCGGCGGCTCTTTTCCTTCTCACCGCGTAGCTCCTTCTCGTAGTAATCAGCCTTCTCGGTCATTTCTTTCTGGCTACGCTCAAGGAGTTTACGTAGCTTCCGTGCGTATGATTCTTCAGCCTCCTGCTGAGCCTGCTTCATCTCTGCTTTGTGCTCTTTAAGCATAGCAACCATAACGTCACGACGATCGAGATTACGTCGGAGATGGTACACAGCGACGCCAAGACTGACAATGATAACGGTGGCAACAATTCCTAAGACTGGCACTAATTGACTATACGTCGCAGCTTCCATTCTTGCAAGACCTTTCCTGACCCGAGCCCTCCTCAGCGAGTTGGATCAACTGTTTTACTTCGTCTTCGTCCATATCGTGGACGTTGATCGACTCCAGGGGCGCTCCGCCCCCTCCAAAGTCCCTACTTCCTTCGCGGTAGATTGTCCACCCCTTGATATGCTTCCCGTACTTTAGGATGTACCGAGCGATGCTCTCGGGGGTCGTATTCTCAGCGACGTTCGTTGTCTTCGAGATCGACTGATCAATCCACTGCTGCACGCGGGCGATCATCTTCATGTGTTCCTCGGCGGACACCTGATGAGCGCCGACACAGTTAACCGTGTCTGCTTCTGCGCGGAACAATTCCTTGAACAACGGGTCAATCACGATGCGTTCTACGATAGTGCCGTCCTTCCTGAAACGACGCTTGAACGCTGCGGCAAAGATCGGCTCAATACCGCTGGAACAACCAGCCAACATGCTGATCGTGCCAGTCGGTGCGATCGAGAGGATCACCGCATTACGAATGCCGTGCTCTTCGATCTCTTCCTGCACGTCCGGCGGCAACGCCTGGATGAAGTCACAGTCGAAGTGACGATCAGGATCAAACCGCTCGAATGCACCCTTCTCTTTCGCCAACCTGATAGACGCCCTGAACGACTCGTCGCGGATGGTCTTCATCAGACGATCCACAAACTCAAGCGACTGATCCGAGCCGTAACGCATCCCCATTTTAATGAGTAAGTGCGCTAAGCCCATAACGCCAAGACCAATACGCCGCGAGTTGTGTGACACCGCACGCATCTCGTCCAGCGGGTATTGATTCACGGTCAACACGTTGTCCAAGAATCGTACACCGGCGCGGATAGCCTTCGCCAACAGCTTCCAGTTGACGTCGTTGGTCTTCGGGTCATACATCTTCAGGAGGTTGACAGAGCCGAGGCAACAATTGCCCAGGTTCGGCAGTAGAGCCTCCGTGCATGGGTTCACCGAAGCGAACTTCTCAAAGTACCACGTCGTAAAGTTACGCTTGATCAGGTCTTCATTGATGATGCCGGGTTCTCCTGACTTATGAGCGTTCTCTGCCAGAATCTCCAGGATCTCATGCGCACCGATCTCGCGCTCCGATAGCGCCGTGAACTTGTCTGACTCATCGATACGATAGTGAACGTCAGCCCGAATGACGGCGTCCTTCTTGTCAGTAGCAATGACCTCGATTTCATCTGACCGGCGCTTCCAGCCGCTTTCCTCATTGCGGTAGCCCGTGCGACGCACCTTATATAGTCTATACTCACGACCCGAGAACTTGAACACCCACGGCTTTTTCTGTTTCGCAGCCTTCAAGAACTCGTCATTGATGATGATCGAGATGTTGTGGTTCGTTAGCTCGCCAAGATCCAGCTTCACCTTCAAGAACTCAAGAACATCTGGATGGCTAATGTGCAGAAGACCAATCAGCGCGGCTCTACGCGCCCCACCAGCCTTTACCTCATTACCAATACAGTCGATCTTGCGCATCTCGCTGATGACGCCGGGCGCTTGACCGTGCATACCCTGAAGAGCATCGCCCTTCGGTCGAATACGCGAGTAGTTGATACCACAGCCACCGAAATTGACCGACGTAATATATACGTCATGGAGTAGTTTGCCGATTGATTGTGCGTTGTCTTCTACCTGGAACGCAAAACAATTCAGTAGTTGGGGACGACTCCGTCCCGCACCATATAGCACGCGACCACCGGGCACGAAGAGCATATCATCCATGACTTCGTGGAACTGCTCGGCGACTTCTTGCTGCTTATCCGGCGACTCAACATTGACTACCCATTGAACAACTCGATTGACTACATCTTCCCATGTATTTTCAGTAGGTAAAGCATACCTACTCTTCAGGATCTCTAGCTGGAGCGGGTTCAGCACCTTCTACACCCCCAAGGGACTCTTGTGTTAATACATCCTTCACGCGCTTCGCAGCCCTCTCCGCCCCTGCGAGAAAGAGATCAAGCACGCTGTATCCATAACCGGCGTTCAATACCACCTTGTTACTGCCAGGAGCAAGTCGAGTGAAGGGTAGGAGACTCATTGGCTTCCTGTAATTAGAAGACCAAATGTACTCTTGGTAATAGTGTCCTTTACTGAATGGCACGTATTGGGTCAGAAATCTCTGAGCCTTACGGATATCGTCGTCATTGTATCCGAAGTTACCGCCCTGTGTGGGACGCCCTCTAAACGAATAGATGAGACGTCCATCCTGAATAGACCACGCCTGGATGCCGGTGACCGTGCGTGCGGTCATCGGGATCTTACCCGCCACCTTTTCGATGGGAGAGGTCGTGAAGCATAGGCTGGCAGTCTCGGGTCCGAACAGTTCGGCTGGGTCCGTGTAAAAATGCGTGAGATTGTCAGTGCAGATGACGGCTGTGCGAGCCTTAACCAGCATACCCTCATCCGACATGATATCTACACCGTCGTCAGTTTCCTCGATATGATCTACGGTGAAATACTCGACCGCCGAGTTGTTGACGAACGTTCCGTTGATCGCAATAAGTAGGTCGAGTAGCTTACTCGGGTTGATCGTTGCCTCACCCGGGTAATATAGTCCTGCTGTAAACTTGCCAGCCACAAGGTCGGCTACTTGCTTGTGATCGAGTTCGTCGCAAACAATGCCATTCTTGACTAGTAGCCCATGAAGGACCTCTAGCTGGGCAACCTGTGTCTCATTCGCGGCGAGATGCACGCCGCCGTTGCATACGAGATCCGCGTCGTAGCTAATCTCATGGATCAACTCTTTCAGCATGTCCCGGCTCTTCTCAGCCAGCCGGACACGCTCAATAATAACGTCCTCGCTATGCGTGTTCGGAGAGCAGTCGGGCACGGTGCAGACCGCGCCGATGTTACGAGACGACTCTCCGCAGCCAAGTGTTCCGCGCTCCAGTATGATGCAGCGCAGGTTATACTGGCTTAAAAAGTACATTGTGGCGAGCCCTTTAAGCCCGCCACCAATGATTGCAATATCCACTTCGTCTCGTGGAAAGCCGAATGCGTTATGGCTTCGCCTCTCCGTCGTCCAGAATGGTTTGTGCTTTATCGTCGCCACGTTGCTCTTCCTTTAGCTGTCTGTAGTGCTCTCGTTCGATCTCTCTTCGGCGTCGTGAGTACTTCTTGTGGCAGTTGTTACATATTACACTGTGTTCTTTGATGACCACCCCGTAATAAGTACGTCTCACTAATGTAGAGCGAGGAGGCTGCTCCTTCTTCCAGAGCAACCTCCGTTTTCCACACTCAGGGCAATCATAGAACTTAAGTTCGTCGCCCTTATAGGTCATTTTCCAGAACTCCCAAGGCACTGAGTGCCGCGCTCGGTATCGGATAGCTCATCCACTTCCTTTACGTCGTGTGTCGGCGTTGGAATTAGAATGAACTGCGCGATCTTGTCACCGGGCTCGATCTTATGACGAGGCATCGACTGATTACCGGCAAGGAGTTGCATCCACACGATAACCTCACCGCGCCAATCTTCATCGACCACACCGGCACGAACCGCAATTCCCTTCGTCCCCATGCTGCCGCGCTCCTTGACAATGAAGCCGTAGCCGGGCGGCGGCTCGATGGCAATGCCAGTCTGAAATTCCTGGGGACCCATATCGTTCCACAGGGTAATAGCCTTACCATCTTTAGGGCAGAAGTAGATATCATACCCCAGCGGGGTGTCGTACGCCCGAGACGGTAACTTCGCCTCGGGACGCAGCTTCTTGACCTTGATCGTCATTAGTCAGTTTTCCTCACAAACGTCTGAGCAGCGAAGTACTTGCTCATAGTAACACGAACGATCTCACGCAGAGCGATCTTCTCATGCGGCTTGAGATACGTCATAACCTTATTGTGACCCTTACCGGTGTTCTGAGACATCGATAGGATGGTGTCCTTGGTCTTGTCACTATTGTCGAGTGTCAGATCCTTGGTCATTTTCTCGTCCGCACCTGCGGGCTGATACTGGTGAACAATCTGAACCTCATCGATTCGGTTGCCCTTGGCGTCCTTGTGATACCCCTCCAGCATGACGAGCATCTGAGAAAGATCTACGAGATCCAAACAAATGCGAATCGTCTCCGGGTGAGGTTTTCCGCCTTCGACAACCCAGACAAACGCAGAGTCCTTCGCGCCCTTGGCAGGCTTTGCCTTGGTCTGCGGCGCTGCGGTGACAAAGATACAGGGAGTCGGCAGCTTCTTGCCGCTGTTCTTCTTCTCACCGATTTCAAACTGAAATGCTGCGCCTCGACGGTTAGGATAATTGCCATTCGGTTTATAGATATCAAATCGCCCCATGATCACGCCTTCCTGTCGTTAATATAACGGCTAACCTTAGTTGCTTCGATACTCGAAAGCTTTTCCAGTTTACGTTTAGCCGTCGTCTTCTTGGGAAACAAAGTCTCCAGGATTTCATCAATATCAAGCTTCCGGGTCTTCGCCATCGTCTTGATACCGCGAATCTGGAGGTCACTAATTAGTTCGTCCGGGTCCGCGAATGCGTCATGTGACGTCATCGGGTCCATCTCTTCCGCCGCTCGCTCGATGTTGAACGCACGGGCGAAGCAACGACCCATCGCACGCGACGTAGCAGTCGCCACGGGGAAGTTGCCGTATTTCATACAGTTGCCGTAGTGACAATCTGCCGCATCCGAGACCTCAATCCCGTCGGCAAACTTCACACGCACGCTGACAAACGCCAGAGGAATCTCGACGGTCTCCCCCTTCTTGTACCGAGTAGATTGGTATGAAGTCACACCAAGATTGTCAATTCGCATTTCTACGATGCCACGGATATTGGCAAGCCTTCTCAGCCCCTTGAGAATAGGAGCCTTGTCTTTGCCTTCACCGTCAAACTCATCACTGCGGAGGTACTGGAGCCAGTCGTGGCTCGGTTCCTCCTTCAAGAGTTTATGCATCTCATCTTGAGTCAGTTCTTTATCGCTCATGAATCACTCCAAAAAGTGGACCGCTCCCATAAGTATTATGGCAATAGAGCTAGATTTCTTTCTTAGTTATTTAGGGAATCCGGATCGAGTTTCGGATCGAGGCGAAGCGCCTCCTTGACGATTACGATGGTGGGTACGCTGAACATGCGTGAGAGAACACGTTTGCCGAGATGAAGTCGATTGAGGAAACTTGCCTCATCCTTCTTCGGGATTCTGAAGTCGCGGTACATCTCGCTCTCAGCAACCAGTTGGAAGATCTTTTCACGACGCTTCTCAAGTTGCTTGGACTCAAAGCCCTCGAACTTAGCATTCACGACAGGAGAATCCGCAATCGTTTTCTCCGGTTTGGCGGGCGCGTCTTCCTGACGAGGAACCGGCATGGTGTTGTCCCTGCCAACTTCCTGTAGGCGTTCGCGGTCAAGCTGCTTGTCAAGCCGGGCAATAGCACGATTCATATCGCGGATAGTCTCTACCTCAAGTTCGCGCTTAAGGCGACCGATATCGCTCGGCAGCAAGTTCATCTTATTCTTGAACTCGAACTGAGATGCCTGACGCTTTAGCATCTCCAAAAACCTAATCTTCTGCTTGGTAGAAAGAACCCGTGCCTTTTCACTGGTCACCTGGGCTCTCTTAGCATCGTCTAAATGACTCATTACTTATACATCCCTTCAAGTAACTTCCTGTTATCTTTCACCCAGCGGTGAACTTGACGATAACCCTCTTCGATGGTCACCTTTGGTGTCCATCCGAACTCCTGAGAAACGGCGCTGATATCTGAGATATAGATACAGTGATCCGCCATTCTCTCTTCCTTATTATACGATATTTGAAGCCGTTTACGACTGATTTTCTCGACAATCTGAGTGGCTTCTCGTAAAGAAAGAGTAGATCCCGCGCCGCCGCCGACATTGTAAACGGAGCCGATATACCGCTCCGGATCGGCGCTTAGGGCAATTGCCTGTAAGTGCATTAATGGGCAGAGGTCGTCCGTCCAGAGCACGTCCCGGACCTGTGCGCCCTGCCATCCGATGTACTCGATCGGGAGTCCCAGGAGCGCCGCGATCATCCACCACGCGACCCATCCCTGCTCCGGCTTGCCCCACTGACACGGTCCCGCGAGGCAGGAGAACCGGTTCACGATCGCCGGGATACCAAAGGCGTGGGACCACTCCCGCACCAGGATATCCGCAGACGCCTTAGAAGCCCCGTAGATGGACTTCTCAGCGCCGTTGATGGTCAGGTCAGACGAGTATCCAAGCGCCGGATCGAAGCCCTCTGGAGCCTCATAGCCGTCAGGGAAGGAGATATACGGGTTCTCGTCGTCGATGAGCGCCTGCCAGTCCCACACCCAACGGTCTCCTTCCAGCTTACGAGGAGCCTCGTTGATCACGTCGGCGCTGTAGACCTTATTCGTGGAGAAGAAGATCAAGGACTGAGCATTCCCGGCGCGGATATACTCCAGCGTATTCACGACGCCAGCCGTGTTGTTCGTGTAGTCATACTGCGGATTGTTATACCCGTCAACCGCCGTAGGTTGAGCGGCACAGTCAACGACTACGTTGTACTCACCCGGCAACCGTGCAAAGTCTTCCATACAACGCACGTCGCCATGAAAGAACCTAATACCTAGCTTCTTGAACTCTGCTAGATTGTTATGAACACCGTAGCGGGTTAGATTGTCCATCACATGGACGTTGTAACCCTTCTTCACGAAAAAGCGGGCGATGTTCGACCCGATCGCGCCGCAACCCCCAAGAATGAGAACTCTCATACTTCCCCCATTACTTTTTGCACTTGCAACCGCCCTTACAGCGGGGCTTGTCTTCCAGAATCTTTTTGATCACTGCCACGATATTCTGCGACGGCGTATAGTCGTTGTAGGAGTCGTAGTAGTAATTATCCCATGCGCGGTTCATTGAACGCAGCGCACCATATAAGGCAACGTCATCCTGAATCCTCATAGTCCACAGAAACGCATTACCGTCGTCCGGATTGTTAGGAATCAGGGTTGTCGGACGCTCTGTAGAATCCCGTAGGATCAGGCATGGCTTCCGGAAGTAGTGAGACTCCTCAGATGAGGTAGAACCACTGTCGCTGACCACGACGTTACACCCGGCGACGAGCCGCAAGAAATCCTCCTGTGTCTGTGAGTCGAGAATCTCCACGCTGTCCGGAATGAAGTCGAGCAAACCGTACTTCTCTAGCTCCTTCCGTGTGCGCCCGTAACAGACGAACTTAGCCTTGCGCCCGCCCTGATAGATCTCGCGCAGTAGGTGAACGAAGTAGGTGAGGTTCTTCTCGTTCATGTTGTTGCCGCGATGGAACGACACAAGGTCATAGTCGCCCACGGTGGGTTGGATACCCCACTTGGTGACGTAGTAGTCCAGCGCCTCGATGATCGTATTCCCAACCACGTGGATCGTCTCTGGTAGATGACCCTCGCGGATTAGGTGTGGCACATACTCATGGAGATACACGAACTTGTGGTCCGCGATAGCGTCCATCGCCACCCGGTTGATCTCCTCCGGCAAGTCGAAGTTCTTATAGGCTGTCTCAAGTTTGCCCGACCGCATCGCGCACTCGATCCTGGCGTACTTGATACCCATGCGCTTCGCAATGAGACCACTCAGGCACGGATTCATATCGCCCAGGTTGACGAAGAGGTCCGGCTTGATCTCTGCCAGCAACTCGGGTAGCCGATAGAATAGGCGGCTTAGCTGCTCATACCAGTTCTCGCCCTTCGCGCCGATGCCGAGGTTGTAGTCCGGCTCGCGCAATCCAAGGTTCTCAATAAACGCACGATCAAGCACGTCCGTATGAGAATGCTGACCGCTGTTGATGAAGATACACTCGATATCTCGATCTGCGTCCAGGTTCTCAATCAGCCGCGCCAACCGAGCAAAGTCCGGTCGCCCGGCGGCAAAGACTACCACCTTCTTCATGACGTATACCTCTTCTGAACGAGTTCTCGCACCTGATCAATGATGTGCGGAACAGTAAGCTGCATCATATACACCGGATACTCTGTCTTCAGAGTCATCCACTTCTCTTGCGGAGCCTTGACAGGCTTAATATCCGCACACACCCGACCGACCCGGGCAAACTCTTTCTTGAATGCCCATAGTAGGTTCTCTTTCGAGACCGGAAGAGATGGCATGTGCTGGATACCCGGCTTCCACCAGCCCATCTTCATGATCGTGTAAACGACCTTTGCCCACTGGTAGGTGGTCATCCCGTTCCAGTGATGATTGACGAAGCCATTGACCTCGCCATCCTGATCGAGATACCACTCAAGAAGCGACCGCTGGGTGTTCATCTCCGGACCGACAATGGACGTGCGAATGTTCATCGCCTGCGGACACTCGCCGAGAACCTTTGAGCGCCCGTATACGTCAGTAGCATCCGGTAGGTCGCTTTCCTTATACGGCATACGCTTGTCGCCACTGAACACGCAATCAGTGCTGGGGTGGAAAATCTTGCCACCGAACTCACCAGCCATCACGGCTAGCTCGTGCGGGAAGATGGAGTTGAGGCGAATGGCATCCGCTACCGAGGCGGGATTCCCCTCATTGATCGTCGGCTTAATCGCACCGATGCAGTTGATGATGTATTCAAACGGACCGTGTTCCGTGAAGAGGTCGCGCAACTGGTCTTCGTGACCAAGCAGCACGTCCAACACGGCGTGGGTACGCCCGTACATCCGCTTCTGTATACGAGTATCGGGCTCACGACACGTCCCGACAACCTCGTATTCCGACCCATTATTCAAGTATTGAAATACCTGATGCCCGAGCATCCCCGTAGCACCAAGTACTAGAACCTTTGGCTTGCTCATCGTGGTTCTACGCTCCACACGTCGCCGAATAGGTCCGGCGGATATCGGAAGTCGTCGCCCTTACTTTGGTCAAACGTCGAAGACGAAAGAGAGAGTAATAGACAGTCATCCGTAAGGCTTACCCAGCCATTCGCATAGCCGGGCGGAATGATCAACATCTGCGGCTTACGCTCGGTAAGAACAAACGCATCCACGTTATTCTCGTCAAACGTATGCTTCTCTGGCTCGTCGCCGATCTGCTCTGTGCCAGTTGCCCGAACCGCGACGAACTTAGCCATCCCACGTAGTACGACAAAATACTTGGTCTCGTGATTGTGAAAGTGAAAGCCGCGAACCACCCCCTTCTGGCTGTTGTTGATGAAGTAGACACGCTTTACATCATCAAGATCAATACCAGCACACGTCTTCGCATTAGCCCCGCTGACACGAAGCCCCTCATACTGATCGTCGTCTCCACGGCTCCAGTCATTCCAAACCGGAGTGAGAATACCTCTATCGTCCGTATAAGACGGCAGGTCTCTCAATTCTAGCCTTTTACTCACTGAGTTTCTCCTCAATGTTCTTCTTGTTGTTGAAGATCGGGTGCCGGTGGTTCTTGATCCGGCGCGAAGCTACTGCTGCCGCGATCTCCGCAATAGCGCGTTCCAGCGAGTAATCAAACCCCAGCGGGAAATCACGCTTAAACTTCTCGGTTGACGCCGCGTAGTCTCGGGCATCCATTCCGTCGCCTTCACGCTCCGTGGTCTTAATCTCGCCAAAGTTCAGAGTCTCCTGGATTGTCTGTGCCAACTCGTCGATGCGACAGTTGCACTGCGCCACGTTGTAGATGCCGGTCATATCCTTACGCGCAGCGTAGGCAATAATCCGAGCAATGTCTTTCACGTGAACGAGCGGGCGCATCTGATCGCCACCATGCACGGTTAGCTCGCCATTGCGCACCATATTGGCGGTCATGATATTGACCACGAGGTCGAAGCGCGGACGAGCGAACTTGTCACCAAGCCCATAGACGGTGCCAAGACGGAAGATGACGGCGTTCTTATCTTCAAGAAACCTTTCAGCCGCCAGTTTGGTCTTCGCATACTCAGACAGTGGATTAGTTCCAGCGTCTTCCTTGAGCAGCGTACCACGAGGCGCAGTACCATACACAGAACACGTGCTCATGAAGATGATACGGCGGTCGCCAGCCACGCTTGCCAGCCACTCTACCGAATCCTGGTTGATCTCTTTCGTCAGCGCCGGGTCAATACTACACGCCGGATCGCCAACCAGAGCCGCCAGCCATACGATCGTGTCGAAGTCTTCACCTTCGATCAGCCTCAGTAGCTTATGGCGCTCGCGGATATCTCCATAGTGGAACTGCACGTCCTTGAGATACTGACGCTCGTAGAGAAGACTATCATACACGTGAATCTCAGTATGAGACGCATCTTTCTGGAAGTTCGCCGCACGTAGGATATCAACCAACGCGCCGCCGATGTAACCCGCACCCCCAACAATCAGAACCTTCATCTAAACCTCCGTCATATCGTAGCCCAGCCTCCGGGCTAACATTCGTATCTCCGCAGACACCGTATCCGACTGTTCTCTATTCTCCGGCTTCCTCCATTGTCCAATTCGGTCCGGCGATATCGGACGCTTGTGTGGCACTCCCCAGCCCCCCAAAGTATCCCACACGCGCTTACCAGCTAGCTCGGCGGAGTCGTGCTTCTGAAACTCCCGATCTACATCTTGTTCTTCATGAAACTTGTCATACCCTTCAATTACCTCCTCATGAAGAAAGTTAGCGATACGTCTCATTATGATGTCCGTATCAACCACGAGTTCTTCATATTTGATTACGAGAAGGTCGGGGTTGTTTTGATGTAATAGAATCTCGTTTGCCGTACGCTCCCACGACTTTGGGTGCCAAAAGTATCTCTGCTCTGCGTGTGGATTATGTGATACCGCAACATCTCGGGGATCGCGGATGGTACAAATAATACGCTCGCCCCTATCAAAGAGATCTTGGAAACAATAGTTACCCCACTCTTCCCAAAAACCGAACGGCTGTTTCGTAACAACATAACGATCGTTATGAATATGGGCTAGTTCTAAGAACCTTTCCATATACCGCTCTCTCATCAATGGGTGCATTTCGCTCCTGGTATACACCTTACAGTTGGTGATATACGGCATAAGCATGAGCAACAGACTTGTGCCACTCCGCGCCGGTCCAGTAACAAAGATATGGTCAGGCATTTTAGAACGTGCGCCCCTCTACCGGGTACTCGTACTTCGGTAGAAACTTCTTAAGTGCCATGTTTAGGGCTGACTTCCCGTTACCCCGTAGCTCACACGCATCGCGGCTTACGCCATCCCACGCTGCAATGAGACCCACACGTGGCTCCGCGCCCTGAGCAACGCCCTTGTGTTCTTTGCGCTTCAAGTTCTCATACTGTGAGACAATACCCGCGCCCACGGAGATGTGGATCGCGCCGATCAACACGTCAGCCAGATCGTCGCCCTGCTCGTGCTCTAGGCGTAGTCGCTCGCGCAGAACGCCCTCTTGGAAATCAGCAGTCTGACCCGCAGCCCCAGCCTTCTCCATGCACGCCTTGGCTGCGTCTTCATCTGCTGCCGTATAGGACTGGTAAATGAACTCGTGTACCTTGAGAATCTCAATCGCAATGCGGTCGATGATCTCTGCTACGTGAGCATACTTTACGATCTTATCAGGCATCTGAATCACCCTTTGTCTTATATCCTTCTGCTTGCGGACACGACGCCTTGTGACGCCCCTTAAGTGAACAGCCACATGGACGCTTGTTCAGTTGATCTGCCCGCTCTTTCACTTTCTTCTTGCGCTTCGGGATGTAGAATTTACGCCGCTCTTTAGCGCGTTCCTTCCTCTCCTTTAGGCGCTCCTCTTTCATCTCCTCAGCAGTCTGAATTTGTAGTCTCTTGTCTGGTCCGTAAGAGGAACACTTCCAACAGATAGCCGCGACAGCCTGCTCCCCAATCTCACGTATGCCATCCTTATTCTGCCACTCAGGAAAGAGAGGACGCCAGCACAGCGCGCAGTGGGTTTTCAGCATCGGATCTGGGTTTTCCAGATCAATCTCAACTGTCTTCCAATACTTATCGATTACGAGAGTCTTCGTCATCACCATCGCCAATCAAAGTGGTGACCAGTGGCACGGTCAACTTCGTTCCACGCGGGAGCCTGTGAACATGGCACCCAACGCTACGAGCAGCTTCCACGCCAAGTACGTCAGATTCAATAACCAGTGTCTCGTCAGGAGTCGTGCGACAATAGTGTAGGGCGACATCATAGCCGAACGCCGCCGGTTTGCCCATCGGAATCTGGTCTGGGGTGATAATATACTGTATACTCGGTAGAACTCCGCAACAGTCAAGTGCGAACAAAGCTACCTGATAGTCCTTATTCGTGACGCACACAAGGGAGAATCCGTGTTCGCGGATGTACTCCCCCACTAGTATTATGTCATTATCTGGCTTGATTCTTTCGGTAAAAATATCAAATATGCGCTCGTGGTACATGGCGCGTACTAACTCCAACTGATTCCACCAAATGGCGCCACTCAGGTTGAGTAGCGCAATCTTGGAATTGAAAGTTAGATTACCGAAGTCACGAATCTGTTCAGTTGGGCTAACGTTGACACCTGTGACGTGTTTCACGGCATACTGAAATGCCTCAGCCTCCAAGTGTCTGATATCTACAAAAACCCCATCGAGTGCTCCGACGATAGCTTTTGGTACCATTATCCCTCCCTAGACCGTCAGACCAAAACGAGTCAGAACCTCTCTCTCTAAAGATAGTTGCGCCTCTCGGCTCTCCCATCCTTGTCCGCCGTTCGAGTCCGCGCCAACCGGGCGATCTAGATGAGCAAACGGGAACCAGGATTGGTGGATACCCCACTGAGAACGTGAACCCTTGTTTAGTACGCCTGTCTCAAAGTCACGGTTGTCAGCAGCAAGAGCCACATTGATATTATCCAGCAGCGTCATCTCGGGACAGTCGGGACGCGTATTCACAGGATCGAGGAGGAACTTGGTGCGCTTCACAAAGCCCGGGTCTACCATGAAGACCTGTGGCATGATCTCTCGCCCGGTCCACTTCACCACGGGGTCGTCGTAGCCGCCCACCGTCTGACAAGCCATAGCCTTGCCGTTCACGAACATCTCCTTGGCGGCGTTGTAGATCCCCTCCTCTTGGAGTAAGAGGATGTTGGACTCACAGATCACCACCACATCCACGTCGTCAGCAACATCAAACAGCGCCTCTAGCCCGACCTTGTAGTTCCGCAGCATGGACTGACACATCGACTCCATCGCCTTGCCGTCGGCGGGTGCGCGGTAATGCCCTGCGCCGATACCGGGCGAGATATCGAACGTCGCCGGGATGAAGTGCTCACGCAGATAGTCCAGGCTGATCGTAACGATATTCGGCACGACCACGTGACGGTCTACGTTTGTGGTATCGAACTCACCCTCGGGGTCTCCACTCAGCACAGAAACGATAGGGCTGTCGGCGAACTTCTCCCACTGGTGCTTGATGATATTGGCAGTCCACTCTAGCTCAGTGAATTGATCGTAGCCAATGAATACGAATCCTACTTTCATTGTGGAACCTTTCCAAGCCAGTACATCATCTCGAACTTGCGCAGGTCTTCCGGCGTCCCAACACCAGCCATGAATGATACCTCGTAAGGATAGATAGGACCATTGAGGTTGTTGAACGTCGGAGCCACGTAGAACTCGCCGTTGACGCGCAGGTTCAGCCTGATCATCTCGTCCGCCGCTGCAACGAAGTCGGAGCCCTTTTTCCACCAATATACGCCCACCGTAGCATTGTCACTGATCGGGTCCTTCTCAGCCACGTGGGTCACGCGACCGTTAACGTCCACCTTGGCGAATGACCACTTCGGGTGCCAGGACTTGAACGTGAGGATACCGGCGTTAGCCTTCTGCTCTTCCATCTCATAGAAGAAGCTTTGTGGGTCCCAACGGAAATACTGGTCCGAGTTGACAACCAATAGCTGGCTGTCTTCCTTGTCGATGTAATCCCGCGTCAGCAGCACGGTGCAAGCCGCGCCCTCGGTAGTCTCATTCACAACCGTGTAGTTGACCATTACGGGATGATACTTCTCCAACATACGGTCGAGTACCTGATCGACCTTGTATCGATCCACATGCTCTTGGCGCACGATGAAGTGCCAGCTAGCCCCGTGGATATTCACACAGTCGATAACCGACTTGATCATAGGGTTGCCATCTGGCATCTGGATGAGTGGCTTAGGAAAGGAGTAACCCTGCTGTGCGAAACGGCTCCCCTCGCCCGCCATAGGAACAACGATGTTTAGATTGGGCATTTGACTCGTCCTACAAAATAGCCTTCTAGTCCGTTAAACAACTGCCTGTGAACCCCGGCACCTACCTGCTCAGGCGTGATCTCATCAGCGATAAAGAAGTCAGCGAACTCGCCGGTGCGCCCCTTGACCGTGCAATACTCCGCCGATGGTGCCCTTGCGTATATATCGTGGATCATCACAACGCTGGTCTCGTGACACAGGTGGGGTAGTGCGTCGAGATAGCCATTCACGAACGTAACCTCGTGATGCTCTCCGTCGATGTGTACGAGGTCGAACTTCTGTGAGTTCTGCCGAAAGAACTCGAACATGCACTGGTGATGAAATCGGAAGAGTGGATGTTGAAACTTGCTCACGAATGGCTGCGCGTTGATATCCACCCCTGTGTATTCCTGTAGCGAGGAGGGATAGGTTAAGAAAGAGATGGTTGAATATCCCTGGTCCACTCCAATCTCCAACATGGTCTTTGGCTTAAAAGCATCTAACACCATGCGCTGGAGCCTGAGATCCTCGGGCTGCTGTGCTTTTGGAATATGCACAAGCAGCGGATGATCGAATACGTCCTGCACTTCCGGCACAGCGACAGCAACAACCTCGTCTAGTAATGTCATCTTACCTATCCATGAACTGATTGAAATTCGGAATTGTTAGTTCGTCTACCCCACGAACGTACCAGATATTCAGACAGCCAGTCCGTACTGCTGACTTGAATCCCTTATGAGAATCCTCCACGATCACGCACTCGCCGGGATGAACCCCGAACGCCCTCATCGCTTGCCAGTAGCCGTCTGGCTCCGGCTTCGGTGCGTCCATATCCTCGTTTGAGATGATCGTGTCGATGTATGGGAAGATCCCACATGCTCGTAACAGCAAAATAGTAGAGTGGCGAATTGAGTTGGTGACGCAGGCTACCTTATACCCTCGCTCTTTCCAGTATTCGCCCAGCCCCACGATAGTCTCGTCGCGCTCAATAATCTGCGGGATCAACTCCCACGTCTTGTCCTGCTTGATGCGGGAGATATCGTCGAACTCCTCGGGCTTCACGCGTCCTTGATCTACAAGGGCGCGCAGCTTTACCTTTGTAGGAAGCCCGTTGAAATCCTCGATATGCTCCTGGCGCGAGATTACCTTCCCCGTTACCTCCATCAGCGCCTCATTGAACGCCTGATAGTGGAGTTCCTTAGCGGGGACCAGTACTCCGTCCAGGTCGCATAGTATTGCCTTTACTGTCATTGAAAAACTTCTCCGCTTCATCTGCGAACTTAGTACATACACCCCAAAAGTTCTTTTCACGCGCAAGAGACCAGACCGCCTCTCTCACGTGCGTCTTATACTCGCCATGTAGCTCTGGAGAGACGGCGACAATCTTGAGAGCGCCCTCATCTACGCGAGCCCGAGTGAGGTTCATCGTTAGCTCTTGGTATAGAGACGCAGGACTCACGGTCACATGAGGATACCAGTCGAACCAGATATACTCGCCCATAGGATACTCGATCCCGTATTGGCTCGCACGAGTGGCAAGCGGTAACCCCGCCTGAGCATAGATGGGAATCTCCGGCTGTGCCATATCAAAGCAGAAGTACTGGTCTTGCAGAATCCCGTGATGCTGTAAGAGTTCGTTCAGCATGGGAGCCAAGCCATCTTGTTTGACGTTAAGTGCAAGAAGATTCCTCTGCCCGACGTTGTCTCGCAACCACCCGGATAGAAAGGTCCCCAATGGCTCACCGCGCATTCCGCCATGAAGGTCATGCCGCAAAATCAAAAACGAATCACTCGGATCGCCGTCTTCGTCATCGCACAGGCGTACGTCGATCTCATAGGAGCCCAGCATGTTTCGACTTAATTGCTCCTGTCCCCTATGGCGAATGATTTTCACTGAATTGCCTCCTGCAATGCCGCGATGATCTGCGCCACGTCTTCGTCGCTCATCATCGGATGCGAGCCAACGTAGAAGCCGTGTTCGTTGATATACTTGGCGTTCGGGAACTTACCCTCTACGTCGTCACCAAAGTGCTTCTGCACCACCGGCTGCGACGTGATGGGCATCATCATGCGCGTCTCGATATCGCTAGCATTCAAACAGTCAACGATACGATCCCGGTCCATGCCCTGGTCGAGCAGAATCGGATACATCATATATGTGTTGTTCTCTACTGGCATCACGTGGACTCCCTGCTGGAAACCAAGTTCCTGAAGTCCGTGCGTCAGAAGCATCCCGATATACTGCCGTGCCTCAATGATGTTGTCCCGGTTGTAATGCTGGGCAAGACCAAGCGCCGCGTTCAGATCCGCATACTTCAACGAGTAACCCCACTCGTCAAACGTGAAGCGGTCCTTCAGGTTCGCCGTGGCAGTATAGTCGTCGTGTTTGACGCGACCGTGGTTGATCAACTTCCAGCACTTAAAGTAGAAATCATCATCATTGCACATGATCGCCCCACCCATGCCGGTCGTGACCGTATGAGAGGAGTAGAAGGAAGTGCAAAGGATCTGACCGAAGCCTACGCCCGGGGCATAGCACGCCTCGCACGCATCCTCGACAGAGATGTTCTTGAACGGATACGGGCGTGAGATAGCCGCGCCGAACAGGTGGACCGGCATGATGATGTCCACGTCTTCTGGCACCTGATCATAATCCATCTCGGCGTGAGGCTCTTTATGCACGTCCACGAGCACGGGCTCATTGCCGGACTGGATCACCGCCGCCAAGCTGGAGATGTAGGTGATTGCCGGGACAGCCACGCGCAGCGGACGACCCGACTGAAGACGCAGTGCCTCCAGGGCGATCATTAGGGCAGACTGCCCGCTATTCAAACACAGCGCGTGCTTGTAGCCGTGGACTGCCGCCAACTCTCGTTCAAACGACTCGGTCAGCTTGCCTGGACCGATCGACCCGCGATCAATAGCGTGCGCAACAAGTGCCGCCTCCATAGGAGACAGCATGACGCCGCCTACTCTAACTCTACTATCCTGCATTTTTGCATTCCTCAATGAAGGCTACGACTTTGTCCGCATAGCTCTTCCAATCACCCAACTCCATAATCGCCTTGCGACGATACTCCCGCGCCTCTGCCCGCGTCTGTAAGATGTGGAGAAGAGCCTCCACATCCCCCGGCGGATAGCAATGCTCAGGCTGGATCTCATAGTTGAAGAGACCCACGTCTGAGGCGATGATCGGAAGCCCAGCTAAGTGAGCCTCCATCCCACAATACGGTCCGGCTGTCCAAAGGATCGGCACCAGGAGATAGTCTACCTGATGATATAGCTTGGCGTAGTCTTGTGGGTATGTGCAGTGGCTATCGGGGATGTGTAATACCTCGATATTGTTCTGTTCGTACTTGTCTACTACGGGCTCCCAACCATTACCCACGAAGATGAGTTCATATCTCTCCTTCAGCAGCTTGCAGAACTCCTTGTGGTCTGGCAGATTAAGCATGAAGTCATGCCCGTAACCAGGAAAACCACCCCGGTTGGCGATCAGCAGCTTGATCTTCCGCAGCGGGAAGTCTTCCGCGATTGCTGGCGGGGTGACGGTTGTGAGAGGACCACCGTAGCCGATCTCGCGGCACATCTTAGTATACCGCTCATTCATGGACTTGATGCCGTCCAGACCCCACACGCCCTGGTTGTTGAACATATCGCGCAGCCAGTCTGCGCTGTCCTCGTGGGCGTGGGTGATATAGCCTACGTGGGTGGCGTCGGGATAGGTGACCTTGCCGTTACGATAACAGTTCTGAATATCGCAGTAGAAGTAGGCGTCAAATCCGGGGAATGCATTGTGAGAGATTGCATGGTCCCAACCTTCAGGGAGATTGGCTGCGAGACGTTCGGCAATCTTAGTTAATATCCATCCACTACTCACTGTCACTATATTTAATTTCATCCTCATCTCCAAAATTTGTCTTAGCATATTCACCATAATGTTGACGAGCAGCAGTGTCGTATGCTTTCGCAGCTTCAATATCAGAATTAAAACTACCAAGAGAAATTTTCTTATTATTCACATAAATGACAGCTCGCCAGCGCCCGTTGTCTAATGTCACACCCTTCAGAGGGGACTTGCCAGAATTTGTTTTTTGTTTCGCTCTATTACGGGCATTCTCAGCACGAGATGCTGAACGAAGATTGATTCTACGATTATCCAAACCGTTATGGTTGATATGGTCTACTTCGGGCGCATCCGGCAATATTATTCTGTGCATACTACGTTGAGGCTTATACCCACCAACGGCATAATAAGCGTTACCGACGCTATGAGCAGTCCATGTATAATCCCGCACCAAATCAAGATCTTGTCTATCTACTATGGCACGCATACCATTACTAAGACAGAACTCTGCACGATCTGGATAGAGCAGAATTAGATTTCTTCTTGGTTTACCAGCCATTTATACATCCAAACCAGGGCGTTGGGACTATTCTCAACATCGCAGGTAGAAATCTCTAGCCCAAGGTTCAAAGATGCGAAGACCTCTGGCGTAGGAACCACGATGCGGTGACGCTGCCACGGGTTATGGTTACCAGCATCCTCGCCGTAGTAATTACCCCACGGTGTCCACGCTAAGAATAGCATATCGAGCCGGTCCAGGAGTTTCGGCATCAGGGTCTCGTGCTCTTCAATCCCAACATGCTCGGGTCCATGGCTCCAAATACACGTGTCGAATCCGCGCTCCCATAGCGCGTCATTGTCTACCGCCTCCTGGATGGACGATCCAACAACCTCGATGCGCGGGTCGTTACGATACCACGCTCGTGCAATATGCGCATTGGACCTGTGTGCTTCGATAATCATAATGCGCTCGAAGCCGAGGTCGTCCTGGAACAAGTCTACCCACTGACGAGACGGGGTGTCATCATCCCACCCGATCGTTACAAGACTCTTCCCCATCTTCCCGGCATGGGTCCGCAGGAAGTTCATCAGAGGAGCATGGAATTGCTCTTGAAGTAAGTGATGAATGTGTTTCATGATCCGTCCGCACACCTATAGTCATCGATCTGCCATTGCTGATCTAGTCCCAGCGCCGGATACTTACGGCGCAGATAGTCGAAGTTGATTTCCTGTGGTCTCGAACCCAACTCGGGGCAATAGTGCGACGGCATCCTGTCGTCTGCGATTGGCATAAGGCTCATTTCCGCTGTGGAGATGAGACGCTCTAATGCCCAGCCGCGTTGACCACAGTGCCAATATTGTACATACTTCTGCTCGATTGCCTCGGGTGACGCAAAGCCGAGATGAATGATCTCGACATCCGACTGGTCCAGCATGTTCGACACGTCCGGCGTCTGCTTCTGGTGTAGCCCCGGACGCAGGTTATACTTCAGACCGGGCTCGATCTTGTAGATACACATCTGTCCGAACTCGTTAAACTGCTGGTCTGTTCTATACCAGCGCGGGTGTAAGTAGCTGTTCAGCCAATGGGTTCCCCAACCCGTGACGCCCTCAGCCTCGCCGCGCTCGATCAACTCCATGATCTTACCCTCGTCGGTTCCTGCGCGGTCAAAGATCGTGTCGCCATCCTGCCAGACAATCCAGTCGCCCTTGAGAACGTCGCGGGCATAGTCGAGAAGCTGCTGCTTGATAAACAACTCCCGGCAGAACTCGCCGCCGTGCCCTTGGATTACGTGACTGGTGTATTCCTTATAGACCTCTTGGGACCCGTCGTCGCTGCCATCATCATAGATGACGAAGTTATCGTCGCCCAGGATGAGGCGCATATTCTCCAGCACGCGACGCAGGTTGCCGTTCTGGAGTTCGTTCTTCAGTTGAAGATAGCCTACTGCTCTCATTGGTATTTCTGCCTAAAAATCTTGGTATAAATCCACACGGCTTTGTGGTGACCAAACATCCAGAAGAGTTTACATAGGACACCCCGCCAGAAGAGAATCCGCCCCTCCTCTTTATACGAGAGACCAAGCTGGTTTGCGAGCACGTGGCATGACCTCGCGTAATGCTCTTCAAGCCCCGTCCCACGTGGTTGCTCAACATCTTCCATGAAGTCATAGAACAACTCAGCCTGTCTAGCGCATAGAGCATAACGGCTATATCCGAACTGACGTTCTTCCAAGTTGCCCGGTTTGAAATACCAGTCGGCAAACATGCCATTGTCAGGCGTTAGAAACTTGACATCAGTCAACTCCGGATGCTCGTCTAGATATTCTTTGATTTCATCAAGAATCTTCTGTGCCCTAATAACGTTATATTCAATCCATGTAATCTCAGCATATGGCTCGAAGAAGAACCACCGGCAAGCATCCGGCACATCGTTGTGTTCGAGGATCTGCATGATCTGGTCTACATGGGGTACGTACTCTCGGCACTTCTCGAAATTACTCTTATAGTCAATCTCGATGCCGCCAAAGGTCACGCGGTAATTCGGAAGGTTCATGATTCATTCCTCAAATATGACCAATCCGGGATGACCGGCGGATCACCCTCCGGCTTCGGCTGGTAATGAGAAGGAAAGAGATAGTCCGGCATATAGGACAGCGACGGCTGGGTGGAAAGCATACGCTCCAACGCCCAGCCCGTCTGCCCCAGCGCCCGATACTGGCGGTACTTCCGCTCGATCTCCTCCTGGGATGAGAAGCCCAGGTGAATGATTTCGACCACGCGCTGGTCTTCCACCTGAGCCACCCCATTCGGAAACCGCTGACGATGAAGTCCCGGCGTCAAATCATACGCCAATTCTGGCGTCAAACGAAATAAACCGACGGTAAGCAAGTCGTCGAATCGATCGTCTACACGATACCAGCGCGGGCTGAGATACGTGTTAATCCAATGAATCGCATAGCCATCGCACCCATCTAATTTGTCTGCCTTCTCCATTAGGTCCCGGATTGCGCCCTCGTCTGTGGCGGCTCTATTGAACACGGCATCGCCGTCGATCCAAACCGCCCAATCTCCATTGAGTACGTCACGGCAGTAATCGAGTAACTGCTGGCTAATCTCCGCCTCGCGCTGGAACATACCGCCGGGACCCTGAATCACGTGGGGCGTGTACTTACGATAGATCTCTTGAGACCCGTCGTCGGAACCGTCGTCGTAGATAACAAAGTCGTCGCACACCAAGCTGAGGTTTTCAAGACAACGACGTAGGTGTCCTGAGCGACGCTCGTTCTTTAGCTGAACGTAGCCAACTAGTTTCATGTTCTTATCCTAAGATACACTTGAGCGAAAGGTCCTTATTCCTTTGGGCTCTTCGCTGAAATTCATCAGGCTCGATATCCCGCAGCCCGTTGAGCACGTTGATATTCCTCTTGTGAAATGGACCGCCACGAAAGCGACCACTACTCTTGTGCCATAGATGATACGCTTGCATATCATCTACAACCTGAAGCTCTCCGCCAGCCTGCGCTAAGCGCAGCATCATGAAGTCATCTTCTGCCGCCCAACCGCTCATGAAGTCGATATCGATCAACCCACTCTCTAGGAATAGGTCTTTCGCACAACCCCACACGTAGGGATAGAAGGGACTCCCCAGGTCTGACGCCACGAGGGCGGTGCCCACTTCCGCGTCTTGCGCGAGATGATACGACACGCCGGGCTGGTTCACGTGATATGCACGATGATCTAATAAGGGCGCATTATACTGAACGTCAACTACCATCTCCGGCGACAACTTCGCCTGTCCACTGAACGTGTTAGCAAACGGCACCCGCTTGCCAAGGTCTTCGTTGCGCAGCATGAACGCAATGTTGTCTTTCAGGAAGAGTGTTTCTGGTTGGAACTTCAGTACGCGATTACCACCCGCCAACAGAAATGCCAGATTGGTTGTGATCGTCGCGCTGCCCGACACGATGTCCACCCCGGCTCTCTTCACGTCGATCTGGACGAGCCGGATAGTATTAAAGTAGTCGCGGACTTGCAGTAAAAGATCCTCTAGCCCGTCGGTGCTCTCTTCATCGATTACGAGTAGTTCAACCTCACTAGCCTTGAGCGCCTCGCTAGAATGATGAAGAACACTACTCAGCGTCAAGCCTAGCTGTTCTGCCCGATTCTTGATACCAACCGCAATGGTCAACATCACACCAACCCTATCTCACGGATCACCCAAAAGACGAAGCCATCAAACTCATGCGCGTTATCCGGCGTCAACTTACTATTGTATTCCTGGAAGAGTGGATGCCCACCGAATAGATGTACGCAGTATTGAGGGATCTCTCGATCCTCCCCCTCAAAGATTGAGGGGATCACGTCACAATTATACGGATACAGCGTCTCGCTGGGCACGATGCAAGAGTTGGGGAACCTGTCAACCAACACTTGGTCATATCGCGCAGAGAGTAGCCGAAACGAATTGTGCGGATCGCACCCTGGGTCCAACAACAAGTATAGCGCGTCTGTCCCACAAGACTGGTAGTGCTCCGGCTTAAAGCCGCCATGACTACTGGCAAGCAACTCCTTGAAGAACTCGCTGCCGGGGCTCGCTGCAAGGAATCCAATCTGGAAACCCTGTGCCACGCTGTATGTAATGACCGCGTCCTTGTCTTTCACAACGTCATATAGGTCATCGATCGGACCCGTGAACAGCGTGTCTGTATCTACATAGATGCCGCCGTTCTTGTGTAGCTCTTGGAAGCGGAAGATGTCGCTGGAATGGACGGGAGCCTTGTCATCGAGGAGGCGGCTCAATTCACCCTCCACAGGGATCACGTTGATACGCAGATCCTTCAGGAATGGAAGGTAGTCCTTCCCCTCGTAAACATGAAAGTCCTGCTTGCCGTCGCCGAGCCAAGTCTTCTCGGCATCTTTCGGACGCTGGAGGAATAGATCGATCTGCCAGTCTGGATGGAAGTGACGTATTGACTTCAGACACAGGAACCGTAGATACGATAGCTTGTCCGCCGACCAAAAAAGAAAAAACCTGCGCGGGATCATTACTCTTCCCTTAAATAATCGAAGTTGTGACTCGGCTTCTCGTCACAGGGGTCGGGTTGCCAGTGCGCCGGGAAAGTATCCTCCGGCAACTTCTGTAGTTCCATTCCCTCTGTGTCGATTAGTCGGTCGAGAGCCCAGCCGCTCTGGTGTGGTTTATACTGTCTATACTTGCCTTCAATCCACTCGGGAGATGCGAATCCCATGTGGATAATCTGAGTCTCGTTCTGGTCCCTCCAGTCACCTATGTTCGCCGGGTGCCTCGCCCGGTGCAGCCCTGGCGTCAGGTCAAACTGTAGCTCCGGTGTCAACCGGAACAGCGCCATGATCCATAGGTCGTTGAAGCTGTTGTCCATACGCTGCCACCACGGGCTCAGATACGTGTTGACGTAGTGAAACCTCCATGCGTGCATGGGGTATTGAGGACCGTCCGCGATCTCTATGAGTTTACGAATAGCACCCTCGTCTGTAGCAGCGCGATCAAAGATAGCATCGCAGTCCTGCCAGATGCACCAGTCGCCCTGGAGGACGTCGCGGCAATAGTCCAAACATGCCTGACTAATCTTGGCTTCTTGCTTCCACTCGTTCCCCGGACCCTGGATTACGTGAGGCGTGTACTCGCGGTAGACCTCTTGGGACCCGTCGGTGCTGCCGTCGTCATAGATGACGAACTCGTCCACGACACGGCTGAAGTTCTCAAGAAAGCGACGCAAGTGTCCCCTGCTGAGTTCGTTCTTAGCCTGCGCGTATCCAACCAGCTTCATTAGTATCCCTCGTGATCAAATCGATGCATGAACGGGTCTACACCCGGCGGATATACGTCTTCCGGACGACTATCTTCACAGAAGTAGAGTTTACGTGCCAATCGCTGACAGTATGCCAGCGCCCTTCGCTCCTCTACCGGGTCTGATCCGGTAAGCTGTCCTAGACTAAGCCGATACTCCATCAGCATCTCATTCACAGCCTTGAACTGACCGAACTGACCAATGAGCACGGCGTTGGCGTAGTCTTCACAGATGCGACGCCAGTATGGTCCCGCCTTGTTCTTCGCCCACATACGAAACATGAACGCGGGTCCCACCTTATACTCGTCTACTAAGTGTTCCCTACCCAGGTCTTCGTGAACCATTGGTCCATGAATCATCGCATCATGCTGGTTTACGTAGATGAAGTCACCATATACCATGACGATATCGTCAGACTCGCGGTCTAGCGCATCTACCAATGTAGACACAAAGCGGGGCTTATATAGGTTGTCGGCGCTGACCATCGTGCCGTAGTCATAGCCGCCCTCGCGGTTGATCGCGTCGAACGCAGTATTAAGAGCGCCGCCGGTTCCCATGTTTTCCTGCTCGAAGATCTGAATCTTCTCTGGATACACTTGCTCCCACGCCTGTATAATCTTAAGTAGCTCGGGTCGCGCACCATCGCTTACGGCGAAGATCTTGTAGTTATCGTAATCCTGGCGCAGCAGCGTGTTCATCGCGGCGTCGGCAAAATCCACGCTCGCATAGAACGGCAGCGCCAAAGCAACTCTTCTACTCGCCATCAGTCTCTTCCGGGAACCATGCAAAACCCAGGCGGCGTAGGGCTTGATCATACACGCCGGAGCCTAGCTCACGCATACACTCGATACTGCGGTCATCAATAAACGCCACAGCATCGGGCTTACCAGTGCCGCCAGTAAAGATGGAATCATACTCCAGCCCGTGCTTCTTCATCCACTCGCGGATACACTCAGCGGCGAACTCCGGGCTCTGCCCGTGGAGATCCGTGAAGAACTGGTTAGTTCGGCACGTGTAGATCATCACCGTATACCGCGTGCGCAGGGTCATAAGCATCTCTCTCGCGCCCGGGTATGGATCATTGAACGTGCGAAGCCCATCACTCCAGTCATTCGGCTGCGGAGCTAGGGTGCCGTCGAGGTCTACGCACACGAGAGGCTTAGACATCATCCAACCCCTTCTTCTCAGCCGCCTCGTGGTCATAGCGGTGGATGTAGGGATCTACGTCGTCAGGATAGATATCGTCCAGTGTAATATCCTGCTCGCCCGACAGGGTGAGACGCGCCAGACGACGCGAGTGCTCCGCTGCCCTCTCCTCTTCTTCCTTATTAGAGCCGGTTAGCTGCTTGCCGGGGTTGTAGCGGAAGCCCATGAGAACAAGGCGCACTAGCTCAAAGTCCCCATACCGCGCCAGCCGGACTGCCATATCGTAGTCTTCACAGATACGACGCCAGTAGTCGCCAGCCGCACGCTTAGCGTCCATACGGAACATGAATGCCGGACCCTGATCATAACCATTTACCAAGTCCGACGTGGGCTTGAAGTCGTGGATGACCGTCTCGATCACGCGATTGTTGACGTCGATATACTGGAAGTCCGCATACACCATCGCAACCTTTTTGGGCGAATGGTCGAGAGCCTTCACGAGACACGACAGGAAGTTCGGGTAGTAGATATTATCACCCGATACCATCGTGCCATAATCGAAGCCACCCTTCTCAAACGCGGCGTCGAACCCCGTGTTGAGAGCACCACCCGTGCCCTTGTTCTCTTGGCATAGGACGGTAATCTTCTCTGGATGGCGAGACTCCCACTCTTTCATGATGGGTAGGAGATTGCCCTCCGCGCCATCACTCACGGCGAAGATATGAAAGTTGTCGTACTCCTGGCTAATCAGGCTACGCATCATCATATGAATCCACCGCTCGCTGCGGTAGAACGGAAGGACTACTGCTACGCGTCCACCCATTATAGTACTCCCTTATCGGTCAGGTCCGAGATCACATCCTTGATCAGACCAATTGACTCGTCGTCGTCATTAGAGACCTTAATCAATAGATCAAAACCATCTTCTACCTGTCGTGGAGGATTAGACTCCAACAACTCGTAATATTCAACTACCTTATCGTCCGGCTGCGACTCCTTGCGGCGCTTGTTCCGGCGCAGGCACGTGTTCAGATCCGCGTCAACAAAGAAGCCTACGACGCGGAAGTCGTCTACCGGCTTTCCGTGCGACCACGCCTTCACAACCCGACACGCCTCTTGACGTACGCGCTGCACCCGCGAACTCGTGTCTAAGACGTAAGAGATCCCTGTCTTCACACACTTGTATTGCTGTGCTACCGCATGAGCCCAATTCTCGCACGCACGCTCCCACGAATAGGGCTCGCCCCTCTCCCAATAATCATCCGGGTTGATATAGTGCAAACCGAATTGTTGCGCCAGCAGCTTGGCGACGGTGGTCTTGCCCGATCCCATTGCGCCGATCATGATGATCGCCGTGTGTTTTCTCATAGTTCCCCCACTAGGTCGGAAGACTCGTCTGTCCCGTGTAGTCGTAGTTCCTTATCACAGCACGCCGAGGCATACTCAGGGTTATCTATGATGTATAGAAAGAACCCGCAATGGTTGGACCATAGAATCTCAACCACCTTCGCCGGTCCTACCCACTGCTGAATCGAGGGGTCAATGTAGTCTACCTCGTCGCCTATTTGAAACGCCTGTTCCACCTGTGGCATTATGACTCGCCTTTACATCTGTGTAGGGTGAAAGAGTTGGATAGTAATAGAGATGGAATCCCCTGCTGCTCGCCGCGATCGAAATACTCTACGTCGCCAGTCAAGCCGCCGGGACCCACGTGATTCCAAAGAGCACCCAGGCGCTCGTAGGTATCGCGGCGCTGAATCCAGCTAGCGCCGACCGTGTGGAACATCCAGCCCCGAGTTGCGTGCCTGAACGGCAGGGCATACTCGTCGTTAGTGAGTAGTCGGTCGGCAGAGATCGCCTGACAGAACGTATCGAACTTACCCCAATCGGGCTTATACATATCGTCCCACCAACCGATGGGCATGATGTGACGCGAGCATGGCGCTCCATACGCCGCCTTAGATCCGTCCCACGACTCCATCGTATACAGGTGGTAGAATGCCGTCTGCTCGAAGTTGCCTTCGTCGTCAAGATTCTCATAAGGAAGAATCAACTTCATGGCGTCGCCGATAAAGCCACGACTGAAGATCTGGTCCGAGCCCGACCTGAATACATACGTCGCCTGGGACATTTCGTATCCCAGGTTGAAGCAGTTGTAGAGGTTGAACACGAAGTGATGATGCGGATGCCCCTTGAACTCATGTTCCGCCGCCCTATAGATCACGTAGCGGATGCCGTGGTCTTCAGCATACTGGATGATGTCCGGCTCCGGGTCCCATAGAACGAGGTTGATTTCCATATTGTCGTAGCCCGCCCGATCCCGGACACACCTTACCCATTGATCGAGCAACTTTACGTTGCGTCCAATAACCGTGTAACAGGATACGAGCGGGTTGTTCATGACTAATTCCCTGATGGCGGAGAAGCAGATGTGGTGATGTGAGTAATCTTACCATTGGCATCGACGTCAAACGTGAAGTTTACCGTCTTGCCGTCATCCCACTTACCACGGATATACTTACCCTGCTCTACGATCTTCTCGTCCTTTGATTCACCGATTTGATCGTTGCCGTCTGCATCGGTGTAATAAATCTTTACGGTCCACCCCGTTAGGGTTGAACCAGTAACCGTTAGGCTACTAACGTCACTTTGGGTTGGCATACTATTCCCTCCAAGCCTGCCCTACCTGGTTACCCCATTCGTCGCGCTGTCCTGTGATTGTCATCACCCAAATTTGCGGGACCTTAGCCAAACAGTATGGCTGAGTATTGTCCCACTCGTCAAATTGTTTATCATGATAGAATGGATCATGCCATCCATTAATAACCTTTAGAATATACGGCGCATCCTCGTCAAGTTGCGCGTGCATGAGTGCGTGTAGCCCTTGAGGAAAGACGCCGGTATAGCGAGCGATCGTAGTCAAATCCTCAGTATGGTTGAGATACTGCTCAGTCTTCTCTAGGTGAGACTCCACGCCCCTGTCTCCGTGCTTGGCTAACTCTTCCTCATAGAACTTTGCCTTCGCCTTTTGCTCTTCTGGATCTTTGATGAAACCCAGGTGCCAGATATACATATCGTTCAGCACGAAACGATACGGCTGCACAGAGTCATCGAAGTAACTACAGAACGCATTCGGATAGGACATCACGGGGTGAGCCCGGTAGTGCATTCCCTTGTAGTACTTAATGATTCGCTGGTGCTGAGGCTGATGCTCCGGGTCCGCCTTCTTGATGTGCATCATATCCCGGTAGAAGTGGAGGAACAGCGGGACGAACTCGCGGGCTTGCGGGTAGATGTCGATCAACTCACGCAGCCGGTGGATATCCTCGGGGCGGTAGAACTCATCAACGTCGTTTATGATCATCCAGTCGCCCTCATCGAGAAACCGTAGGAACGTGTTCTTGATCTCTTCCAGGTCCACAAATGGGCGGTCCTGCTGAATCAACTCCACCTTATCGTCGGGATCATTGTGCTCGATGAACTCAAGGATCTTCTCCACGGTGGCGTCAACAGAGTGACCGTCTTCCGTGCGATTCGGACGAGCAATCGTCGCCCCCTCGATGACAAGGATCTTATCCACGGCGTCGTAGATCGACCCCATCGTGTACTGGATCAAGTGTTCTTCATTATGAGCCTGAATACACTGCACCAGCTTGGGGCGCATCTCTAACTCGTCCAGAATATGGTAAGAAGCCTTACTCTGCTCCTCTTCCTTAGCCTTCTGCTCTTCTGGAGTGAGTTCCTTTTCTTCACTCATATGAACTTTCCTTAATCAGCTTCTCCCAACTCTCCTTGAACGCCTTCCTGCTGAAGTGCTGCTCCACAACCTTGCGGGAGGCAGAGCCGATCTTCTTCAACTGGTCAGGCGTTAGCTTGGATAGTCGGGCGGCTAGCTCGTTTGCGTCATTCACGAAGATCATCGAGTTATCGTCGAATAGCTTCGTCAATGTAGGATTACGAACGGAAATCACGGGTAGACCGCGACCTGCTGCTTGTAACACAAGAAGCGGCAGGGGATCTGCCTCGTGGATGTTGATGAAGCCCGTGTGCCTCTCAAGTAGGGAGGCTTCCTCGACCTCCTGGGTTTCGTAATAGAGACAGCCGTTCCAGCCACGAACCTCGATCGGGAGATCCTTGCGGTCCCGGATATCCTTCCATAGCTCGGTCGGATTGAGGTCGATGTGATTGTACCACAGCAGCCACTTACTACTCTTCGGTTTATACTTGCGATGCACCGCCGGAGCCCACTCCGGGATCACCACGCTGTCTTCATCTGTGTAGCCCCATGCCTCTTGTGCCTGGGCTGTCTTGAAGACAACGACGTCTACCTTCTCGTCCAGATCCTTCTTGAAACCCTCGATGTTATACTCGGGCTTCGGGAGGAAGTGCTCGACGTAGATCAGTGGGAAACCCAGCGACTCTGCTACCATATGTAGCCTCTCAACATGCTGGTATCTATCATGCGCGATGGCAGCGTCAATATACCGATCGATTCCACGGATATCCATCAGAGCCTTCATGTTAGCTCGGTCGTTGGCATAGCGAGGATCGTAGTAGTATTGCAAGCCCGGGATCATCGGAGCCCAATGGAAGAAGTCCGCCTGCATCCCGTCTGCCATCATGAGTTGATACCGCTGGTTCCCATCCATCGTGAGAATGGATGGTCTCTCTTCACGCACGTTGGCTGTATTCACAATCCAAAAGATCTGTGCGCCGGAATCAGTACTCATCCACTTACTCCTTGAGTAGAGATTCAAGAATCTCTTTGAACATCGGTCCCACGTGCTCGTGGTCGAATCGGTCCAGCCCCGTCACCTTGCGCAGCTTACCCTCCTTGTGGTCTTCATAGGCAAGGCGCATCTGCTCGATCATAGAGTTCACAGACGGCTCCGCCCATTGCTCCTGGCTGGTGAAGAGATACGGAAGCGGGTGACGCATATCGTATACGGGCTCGATACTATGACGAACCTCGTAAATCTCGTCCCGCTTCAAGTATGCCTCGGGTCCACCCCACAGAGGAGAGACGATGCCGTTGCCGAATGCCGCCGCCTCGAAGAGCGGGATTCCCCACCCCTCGCCGTTGCTTGCGTTGACGTAGACGTCCGCCGTCGCGTGAATACGATCGACCTGCTCCCGGCTGAGGATCTGTGAGATGACTACGAGCGGAGGACACTTGGGATACCTCATGCCATCGTTGACGTCATTCACAAAACTCATGATCTGCTCTTCCTCATTGGAGCGGGTCATCTGGTTAAAGTAACCCTTGAGGATAAGCAATACCTTTTCGCCGTCCTGGAACGCACCCGCGTATGCACGCAGTAGCTTGTCGATCCCCTTCTTCTTCGAGATCTGCGAGACGTTGTAGAAGATGAGGGGCTTCTCGTCGTCGGTCAGCTTCTCACCGGCAATATCGTCAATGAGTTCGACCTCGCGGGAATACCTCTCCATCTCGAACGTATGTGGCACAACAAACACGGGCTTGTCGCAACCACCCTTCTTGATAGCCTCTGCGCTCATAGGGCAGAACGTAACCACCGCGTCCATACGGTTGAGAGACTCAGCCCATGCCTGGGGAATCTTGTCCGTCTCGGTAGCAATCATACCCACGTACTTCGCCCGCTTGTCACCGTCCCGCACCGCCATCTCATTCGGAGTTAAGTGCTGGATGATGATATCAACATTGTCGGGCGAGCGCGTGAACAGCTTCCGCTCCCACGGCTCTAGCTGATGCTCGTGTCCGTCGTCGTACTTGACGTTACGAAGAACGAGGTCCACGCCAACCTTATTGAGCGCGGCAACGTAGTCCCGGGCTGCTGTAGAATAACCAGAGAAGCCCAGGTATGGACTAATGTATAGGACTTTCACTTCTCTTCCTCTTCCTTTTTCTCTAACATTTTCTTCCAGGCTCTTTCTGGCACAGCACTCATAAACTTGTCTTCATCGGTGAGCAGAGATGTAGGAAGACTATGTTGAAATACATCAAAGCCGCCGTGGTGGTTCTTGAATATACAAGTATGACCTGAATCAGATATCAGATTACCATCGACCCACTTCATGTTAGCCCTTACGACTTAATGATCATTGCCTGCACGCCGTCCTTCTTCTTCTCATCAGCCTCCACGGTCTCACCACGGAAACGCTTCTGAGCCTCATTCAGACGCTTGGCAACCTCGTACTCTTGCATCCCTTGTTCAATGAAGAACTTGTAGATGCCGTCGATCGTGTTCCTACCCTGTTGGAGAGTGGCGAGCCAGAACTGCTTACCCTGCTCGTCCACCGCACGCTTCAGGATATACTGATAGCACCAGTCGATGAACTCGGGGGCATTCATACCCGGCGGGGGCGGGTCCATACCCGGCTTGACCGGATTCTGCTCGGCTTCCCAACCCTCAGAGCGCGGCTTCTCGTCGATGTTGTCGAAGACGAACATCCAACGATCTACCATATCGCCCTCGGTGTAGTTGTCCATAACGCACTTACGCGCATCTTCACCCATCTGCTCGCGTAGCTCGTCGTTGCAGAGTAGCTCCTGCATCTTCTCAGCGCAGTCATTAATATCTGGTAGAGCACGCTTCTGAGAAGTCTCCGGCTCGTAATACCAACGGTCTACCTCGATCGGCATTCCACCCAGGTGGACGGTGTATTCGTCCTTGTTGATATACGGGAAGTTCGGGATGCGCACCTTCTCCGTTAGGGCGGAGTAGTCCAGTGCCAGCACCGGGACGCCGCAAGCCTTCGCCTCGATGGGCGGGATTCCCTCACCCTCGGCGATTGAAAGCTGGACGTAGAGGTCGGCACAGTTGTAGATCTGCGCGAGAATATCACGACTCACACCACCATGAGTGTTCGGGCAAGACGCGGTGTGGCGTCCGCACTTCGCACACTGCACGCTGATCGTCTTGTTGCCGTTGATGGTCTCGACCGGCTTGTTAGCCAGCGCAACAGCCGGAGCGACAAAGATGTGATTGCACGCACGACACATGAACGTGTTGTACACGAATGCATGTAGGTCATGGCACGTATGCTCAACGCCGTAGTAGCCCTTCGAGATGCGCTCGATGTGCTTGGGATAGTTGTAGGACTGAGCGTTGTCAGGATAGCTCGTATGCAACCAGAGGATAGCCTTATCCACCCTGGCGTTGCCACGATATTTGTTCTTCATCTGCGCAAAGGCGTCGATCAGATCCGGGAACAGCTTACGCGCCTGATTACGCATGGTGCTGAGGATCACGCCGCGATCTTCGATGCGGTCGTTGAAGACCTGATTGCCAACGATGACCGGCGTGTTGGAGCGAACCTGTAGCCACTCGCGCTTGAGTTCTTCCTTGTCCGCCCCCATAGGACGGAACGTGTCCACGTCGATCGGGGTGCGAAGTGGAACCTTGTGGAGACGAGACCGCTGCTTGCCCAGGACCGTGCTGTTACGAGCGAGAGTATCGATACCGAAATCGGTATAGCTCATCACGTAGTCGCACGACTCGTAGGTCTTGATCCAGTCTTCGTCCTGCGGGCAGGAGTCTACTGTCGGCATCCACAGCCACTTGAAGCAGCCGCGATACGGAGACCGCTTAATCCACTGGTCCATCCAGTGGTCCCTGTTGCAGACGACAAAGTCCGGCTGGAAGTCGAGAACTACCTCGTCAAACTTCCAAGCGCCGAACTGGTTAATCAACTGCCCCTTGTCTTCCGGGAACGGGGAGGGGGTCATGTAGACGCGCTTCTCTTCCTCGTTCGTCGGCATACAGAAGTACTGCTTCCAGGGATTGGTATGACGACGCGGATCATTAGCATATCCATAGCTGCCGAACTCAGCGATCTCATACTTTCCTGTCGCGTACAGCCCCTTTAGCAACCGCTGATTGTATGTTGAGAAACCAGTAGCGAGAAAAGATGACTCGCTTACAATCAATATTCTTTTTTTACGTTCCATACTGATCTAACTCCCACTTCCTTCGCAGATTGGGACGAATATTCTTAGGCATACTATCACACTTAGATCTATTTTCAATAGGGTCTAGTGGCTGGCAATTCTCAATACACATCCCATTTTCTGGATTCTTCCATTTAGACAGGGGAATAATATGATCGATTTCAAATTTGATGCCATAATCGTCCCATGTCCATTCTGGACTCCATGTCGGACGCAATTGCATTTCAGACATAAACTCTAGCGTACTACCTACCCCTAATAGAAGTAACGTACTTTTATTCTTCTTCCGCCCGGTGGTGCGAAGCATTTTACCAATACGTCCGCGTAGATTTTTGATCAACCTATACCCAGGATCAGATCGCCTACGTTCTAAATCATATTTGCGTTTACGAGTACGAATTACGTTAGAATTCTTCTCTCTGTATTTCTTCACGGTATTTTTCACGGCATCTGCATTATTCCAATAGTATTGGCGTTTCTGCCGTCGTAAACGTTCAGCATGTTTTTGTCGGTACTTATCCTGATATTGTTTACAACACAACTTACAAGAAGGATATATACCTCCCTTGTGAGCCTTGCTATTATGGAAGTCAGACTCCAACTTAACCTTACCGCATTTACTACAGGTCTTCATAATACAAAGAAAGTGGGCGACAGCATACACCGCCGCCCACCGTGTTACTTAAAACGGGACGTCATCATCGTCGGCTGGCTTTGCCTTCGGCGGTCCGCCCTTGGGCTCGATGAACTGGAAGCCCTCCATGTGGACGCGAATCCGGCTTCGCTTCTCACCATCCTTCTCCCACGTCTCCAGCTTCAGCCGACCCTCGACGTGAAGGCGATGCCCCTTCTTTACGCTGCCGTGGATTAGCTCTGCCTGAGCGCCCCACGCAACGATATCGACAAAGAGCGTCTCTTCCTGCTGCTCTCCGCCTTGGTTCTTCCAAACACGAGTGACCGCGAGACCGAAGTCGGTGACCGACGTGCCACCAGTGGTCTTGCGGAGTTCCGGGTCACGAGTCAGGCGACCGAGTAGAATTACCTTGTTGTAGTTCATTGACTTCTCTCCAATTGCGTAACTAGAATAAACCTCTCGAAATTCAAGAGACTGACAAAATCGAACAGCACATCGTCCTTGCGAGCGGTATCGATATGCTGCACATCCAATTCTCTGTTATTGCGATACTCTCCCCATATACCACTAAGTGCGGCTTGGGCAGAGACAAACTCTTCAACATCGTCTTCGTTGATGACACATGGCGGCATGAATACGGGACCTGATAGGCGCACACCGTGTTCAGTGGTGTACTGGATATCAGTGCTGCCCATGATCCGACCGATGCCATGAATGATCTCATGTAGGAAGATCTCAGCCGCAAGATCAGTGATGGTGATAAACATATCCTTTTGCAGCAACAGAGACTCAAAGGAATTTTCAACCACGTAAAATCCTTCAAGTCCATTCTCATTGCCTCGCCACTTAAGGCGGAGTTCACAGATTTCACCATCTTCAGAGCCGGAAACCGTGACCGATCCAGCGGTTAGGTTTATCTGAACTAATACAGATGCCATATGGATTCATCCCTCTATATATATTATGGCGTTTGCGCCTAAAAACTTTCAGACTTTACCTTAGAAATTTGCTGAATTTTCCAGGCTTTGACACCATCATTGTAGAAGCACCATAGCCGAACGATGCTATTTGGGACGAGTAGTTCTCCATACTTCGAGTACGTCTTCGGGAAGACGACCACGTCCTTCAAACCATAGGATCGATCGCTGACAGACAAGAACGCCATCGGCTTCCTGTCCTTCTTCGTGTGAACGACGCGAACATCATCAATCTGGACACAAAGCTGGAATCGTTCGTCGTTCTCCATCGATAAAGTATCAAGACAGTTGTGCCCCGTGTTGGGTAGCGACGTGAAGATATCTTCAAAATTGCCGCTCAGGGGACAGCCAAGATACTTGTGTTCGTTCTGAAGATTCCACTCCTTGTCGTCACTGAACACCGACTCCTGGTACAGTTTCTCATACAGGACTCTTAGCTTAGCTCGACGATTCTTGTTGGGCACGAACTCCTTCTTACTCTTACGGTCATCTACCGTATCCTCGTCGCCCATCGCTTCGATCAGCGGGACGAGCCCGTCAGTAGCGATATTGGCAAAGGCGTGCTCGCGCTCACGCTTCGGCAAGTCCTGAATGGTCTCGTATTCGAGTTCCATCTGCTTACGCGGCATACCGAACACGTCACACGCTCCACTACGAATCAAGCCCTCCATGACGCGACGGTTGACCCTGTGCTCATTCGCCAGTCGAACGAAGTGATAGAAGTCAGTCGCAGCACTGCACTTCTGGACCGTGCGCAGCCCGCCGATGCCCACGCCGTGGATGTGAGATAGACCGAACGCGATAGAACTCTCGCTCGTGATCTCGAAGTCCATGTTGCATACTGTCACCGACGGTGGAGTTACCCGAATACCCGCGATCTTGGCGTCATTGATAAGTTCCTTGATGCGCTCTAAGGACTTCTGCTTATCGCCCAGGTTGGCGCACTTGATCATGTTGGCGCAGTAGAACTCCGCCGGATAGTTCGCCTTCAAGAAGGCGTTCTTGTAAGAAAGAAGAGAATACGCCACCGAGTGAGACTTGTTGAATCCGTAGCCCGCGCCCTCTTTGATGTAGTTCCAAAGCTGCTCAGCGATATCTTCGTAGCCGTTCTGCTTGGCTAGCTCGATGAAGCGAGCCTCCTGCTTGGCAAGTAGCTCCGGCTTCTTCTTGCCGATCGCCTTACGCACGATATCCGCCTCGCTCAACGTCATACCAACCATCGCGCACATCTGTAGCGCCTGCTCTTGATAGACGTAGACCGAGTGGGTCGGTCCAAGGACCGGCTTCAGGTCGTCGTGGATATATGCCTCTTCCTCTTCGCCGTGCTTGATCCGGGCGTAGCGCCTCGTCATCCCAGCGTCGAGGCACGCCGGACGGATCAGGGCGGCGATGGCAGAGATCTCTTCAACGTTCGTGGGCGCAATAGACTTACACCAAGTCCTACCCAGGTTAGAACGCATCTGGAAGATACCCTCTGTCCGACCATCGGCGAGCATCTGAAATGCTCTCTTGTTACCCTGTGGGAATCCCTCGAAGTCAATATCGACACCGTGGCGTTCCTTCACAAGACCCAGGGCGTGGTGGATGATATCCAACTCGTTGAGCCCAAGGATATCCAGCTTGAGATAGCCGAGTTCATCAACCTCTTCCATCGACCAGCCGCAGATCAGCTTCTTGCCGCTCTTGTCTCGCACGAGCGGTAGGTTGCCGGTATCAAACGATACGTCGTTGATGATAACGGCGGCAGCGTGGACACCATAGCCGCGATACTTCCCCTCCAGCTTACGAGCGATCTCGAACACCTTGGGATACAGCTTCTCTGCTGCTGCAAGCTGAGGGTTGATATCGAACGCTTCCTTTAGGGAGATATCCGTGGCGTGGTCGTCGTTCTTCGGCGGGATCAATCCTGTCACACGGTTCGCCTCGTCAAACGGGACGCCCTGTGTGCGCATTACATCCTTCAGCACGGAGCGGGCAGTCATGCGACCGAAGGTAATCAACTGAGACACGCGGTCATCACCGAATCGTTCAGCGATGTATTGGATCACGTCTTCCCGATATTCCTTGGCAACATCAATATCCACATCCGGGAATGAATGAGAACGACCAACGTTGTAGAACCGCTCCCACACCAAGCCCCACTCGATGGGATCGAGATCCTTACCAGTCACGCCGAGTAGATAGAGGGTGAGCGAACCACCCGCTGATCCACGACCAGAACCGAACGGAATGCCACGAGCCTTACCCCACGACACCACGTCGTGGACAAGGAGGAAGTATTCCGCCATACCCGCTTGTTCAATGTCGGCGAGTTCTTTCTTCATGCGTGCCGCATACTCATCCTTATTAGGGCGGCTGCTGATATCAAACTTCTTCCAACCCTCCAGAGCGAGTTGACGTAGCTGCTCAATAGGAGTATCGTTCGAGTCGTTGCTGATAGTCGGTAGGTGACGTCCACCGACACCGACCTCGAACTCCTCGATACGCTCAGCGATACGTTGGGTCTCGTCGATCTCCTGGGGTGTGCAGTCAAACTGGAGGCACTCTTCGCTGGTCTTAAGGTATAGTTCACCGGCGTAGTCAGAGTAGCTCTCCTTAACCTCGTTGATGTGACGCGCAGTCATAATACCGATCAGGTGTAGGTGAGCCTCGTGATCCTCCTTTTTGGAGAAGTGGGCGTCCATTGTATATACGGTCGGACGACCGTACAACTTCGCCATCTTACGCATGAACGCGTTGATCTTCGCCTGATCGCAGTCAAGATCCCGGCATCCGATATCCTGGACCTCGAAGTAGAGGTTGTCGCCAAACTCTTTGACCATTAGACCAGCACGCTGAGTAGCTAGAGATTCATCACCCTCGCGGAACGGCTTGCTGACCAGCCCTTTGGGGCATCCACTCAGAATGATCAAGCCCTCTTTGTTTGCTACCAGAGATCCCCAATCAATCCGTGGCTCGTAATGGAAGAACTCAGGGGAGTTGGAGATGGAGACCAGCCGCATCATATTGTGCCAGCCCGTCTCGTTCTGCGCCAGCACAGTGATATGGAATGACTTGCCGCGCCCGAACCCCTGGTCTTTCTGAGTCTTGGCGTCCGGGATGAGATAGAACTCGCATCCCAGGATAGGCTTCACGCCCTCTTTCTTGCACGCCTTCCAGAAGGCGATATGGGCTGCAACGTTACCGTGGTCCGTGACCGCGATAGCTCCCGCACCTGTCTTCTTTGCGAACTTCGCCAGATCGTCAGGAGTATTTAGTCCATCAATCGAGTGCATGGTGCTGGCGCTCGTATGACAGTGAAGGTGTACGATTGGTTTAGATGTGTTCATTTCTATCTTCCAGCTATTTGTCGTCTGACTTCTTTGCAATCTCATCCACGTTGACGCGATCCTTCGCTACGTCGGGTAGCTTGTCGAGATCTTGCTTGGAGACGTGATCGCCGCGCCTCTTGGTCGGCTTGAAGTCCTTAGTCCGACCCTTCTTCATGTCTTCCTTGTTCAACTTGTCATCGCGCTCTTTGATCGCCTTCTCTCGCATGGCGCGGACACGCTGGGCGTTGACCTTGTGGTAATCAGGATCTTCAGGGTCCATCCAACCCATCTGCTTCCAGAGGTCTTCCATACGCTTCCCGGTCTTGATGTTCGGAGCAGAATCACCCGTCCACGTACGACGGAACTCTCCCTGACACTGAGGACACTCTATCACGGGTTGATAGTCATCCATCTTCATGAAGACCTCGGCTGCGTATCCACATTCACACGCAAAGTTGTAAGTAGGCATTACTCCCCCTATCCTGAATGCACTACGTGGTAGGTACCACAGATAGTACATTTGGCGCTTGTTTCCCACGGCGCAGTAATGAGCACATGGAAAGATATAGATCCACACTCACACTTGAGACCGACGTGTTCCACATAGTCGCCGGTCACCCTACCGTTGTCGGTTTCTACGCCACCATCATGATACTTTTCTTCTAATTCATAGCGAATCTTTGCCATATCTCCCCCTAAATCCAAATGATGACAACCGGCTTACATGCCTGTCGTGCATAGTTTACAGTACTCTCGGTACCTTTTGACTTTCCGTCCCAAAACGCAACGATGAAATCAGAGGCAGCCACAATCTCCCGGTTACGAGCATGCGCCGCAGCAGCAAACCCCCGGTCTTCAATGATGCGTTGCTCCGGCTCGTATATCCACGGCTCGTCATGATAAAACTTAGCAGCAAATTGTTCAGCCAGGGTATCCGTACCCGCAGCTCCGCCACTCACTACCACTACGTCACGGACCTTGTCATCAGGCTCTAGCGGAACAAAGCGTAGAATCTGCTCAAAGAAATAACGCTTATCCGTGAAGTCTCTACCACCCACGATACCAATATAAGTCTTACCCGATTGCCTTTCGGAACTTCTCCCATTGATCATCGCAAATATCCTCCTTGCATAAGAATTTACAGATCTTCGGCAGATCTGCCTGACCGTCTCGGATTCGTTCTGCCGCGACCTCAAACTCCTCATGGAATCGTGCAATCTCATCCCACGTCTTGCTGAGGTTGTAACGAATCTTGGCGATCTCCGCTGGCGTATACCACACGGTAATCGGACGGTTCATAAAGAAATGGAACGTCAGAATGGTCGGCGTATCTGGATATAGGTGGTCGAGTGCCACGGCATACATCTGCGCCTGGATATCTTCCTTGATCGCCTGCTCGTTCTGTGACGGCTCCCACTTACGACCGGTCTTGTAGTCGATCATGTGGATGACGCCATCGTCCTTGTAAGCGAAATCGATATACCCGCGCATGTGCTTGCCCGGCTCGAACTCAATCCGGAAGTCTAGCTCCACGCCGACGATCTCTTTGTCGTAGACGTCGCCATGACTGGCAAGGAACTTCTCCATGAGGCGCACAGACGCGCCGTATAGGAGACGACCACAGCCGGACAGCTTCTCTACTTCCACCCCCTCGATCGCACAGATCCCGTCCATGTAGTGCTCGCACCCAGCGGTGAGACACTTGTGCAGCGGGCGTGGCTTCGTATAGTCGCCCGGCTTTGCCTGTTGAAGCAACCTCTTGTTATACCTCTTGTCTACCAGGAGATACTCGGCAAGTAGGTTCTTCTTCCAGTCGCGGTCGCCGTTGGCGTATGCCTCAAGAACGTTGTGGATAGCCGTGCCATGACAAGCGCCCCAATTCGTGCCAAGATCCACCCGGGGGTCTAGCACGTAGTTCATGAAGTACTTGAATAGGCACATCTTGAACGTCTTGATGCGACTGGCAGACAGGCTCGTTAGTCCCTTAGTCTCCACGTGTCAGCCTTTCCGCGATCACGGCGGCAATCTTCTTTGCCTCATTGGCGAGATCTTCTTCTGTGCCGGAATTATCTACGATGAAGTCGTCATCCTCGAAATCGTCAAGTGCTCGCTCAGAGATGTGTCCATCTCCATCGAACCCCGGTCGCTCAACCTTGATAATAAAAGAGTGGTGCTGGAGCAATTGGTCTGCTTCGTTCGGAAAGCGTAGGTCAGTGATAAAGCAGAGTGCATTATCGTGCTCACGCTCAACCTCGGTAAACGGCGCTCTCGCCCAGCAGTCGTTATCCATCTCGCGGCAGACTTCGCTACCAAAGTATTGTAGTAGCTCTCTACCGGTAAGAGGCTTTTCCTCGTCAAACATATGTCTACCCGGCAGCGGATACACGTGCGTCACAAACGGCTTAAACTCGTCAGAGAACACAAACTCTGGATCAAACCCGAAGATCTGCGCGACCGCCAAGCGTAGATTCTTAGCAAATGACGTGCGCACAATAGACCTACTAATGAGGTGGATTACCAACTCGGACACTAGATAGTTCGTGAACGTATCTTTGCCCGAGCGTTTCGCGCCACGAACGCCGATGTATGCGTTACCCATCAATCTCATACCTTTCGTCCAGTGGACGCCAACCCTTCGGCTTCCACTCCCCGCGCTGGAGGCGCTTGAGGTTCTCAACGACCTCCTCGATATTCTCGTGCATCATCTCGTGTCCGATGCGACCGACAATCCATGCCGGGCACTTGTCCTGCCACTCGTTCATAGCCAGAAAGACGGGCTTACGCTGCAAGCACGCCATAAATACCTCGTCCCAGGTGCCGCAAGTCTGCACGCCATGAAATAGGTGTCCAACAAGAATATCGCACAGATCAACGTAGCGAAGGTCGTGCTGGACGATCTTTTTAGCCAACGCCTGGAACCCATCCCAATCGCGTTCGCCGCGAAGGCGGTCAAGTTCCTGGTATTCGCCCTCCGGCTGACGCTCTACCGGATCAACGATGTTCTTCTTCTGGAATCCCAGGTCCAACAGCATCGGCTTCAGGCGATTCCGCCAATGAGCCTGCTTGTCCCTCATCGACTCCATCGGTCCCGGTAGATACACTCTCGTGTCTGCGAAGTTGTACAAAGTCATGTAATATCTCCTCGATCTCGTTTGGTTTCAAGTCTCCTGGGTCTTTGCCTGCTGGTAATCTGATCGTTCTCACTGATAGTAGGTCGTTTTGTTTGAATCTGTCTTGCATCCCCTTGATGGTTTTCTCTCCAGCCGCGTCCGCGTCGAATAGGGGGATGATTATCCGCGCTCCCATCTTACGAATCATCATCTCCTGCTGACGACTCAACTGTGTGCCAAGCACCGCGCATACATTATGGATGCCCGCGTCCTGAAGACGTAGCACGTCGATCGGTCCCTCGACCAAGATGATCGTTCCGCCCGGCGTGAAGTTCTTCGCCTGATGACAATTATATAGGATCGACTTCTTCGCAAGGCTGTAGTGACGGTGTAACCCACCGCTATGTAACCACTTAGAGACGCCACGCTTCTTCCGCTCGTCGGCGTCGTCCAGCGTTGTGCGCCCCGTGAACCCTACGATCTCGCCGTCAAGATCACGAATGGGGAAAATAATCCTCCCTCTCATAAAGGAAGAAGAATCCCGCCCGCCGTAGTAGCCCACGCTATTGAACCGTAGCACAGACGGACTGAACCCGCGCTCCTGCATGTATTGGTGGTCTAAGTCTAACTCCTGTAGGCACGCTGGGTCGATAGTCTCTAGTCTCTCTGGTCTTGCTTTGTTTAAGAGATCCTTCAAAGACTTCTGGCGACTAACCTCCTTGAGATTCTTTAGCTCCTCGTCACCCGCCAATGCGCGAGCGATGATGTTGCACGCCTCCTGCATCCCACAGCCGGTGAACGCCCGAATGAACCCGATGGCGTCTCGACCGAACTCTTCATGACAACCGTGGCTCCAGCACGCCCACGTGTGTTTATCACGCGACCATGAGAACGCCTTGTCATTCGTCCGATCCCCCGGGTGGCTCGGCATCGGGCACGGTCCCGCCATCCCCTGATGCGTCTCCTCCAGGTCCGGTATCTCCAGCGCCCGGAGGATCTTGGGTAGGTGCTTGCTGCCCAGGTCCGTTAGTTGTTCCCTGCTGACCATTCTGGATTCTGCCTCCAACACCTAATTCTTGGATTCTGCCACGCTCTGCGTTGAACTCATAGTTGACGTATGTGCCCTCGCGCAGACCGCCGCGTCTTGATTTACTTAGAATGAATTTGTAGTTGCCCTGTGGGTCTTCACGAAAATCCTCGATGTTCTTTCTCACCATGATCGTCACCGAGGTCGCCGTGTTCTTCAGGCGCTTCGCGCCCTCAACCTCTCCACCGGCATTCGTCTGACCCAGGGCAAGGACCGGGATATTCATATCGTGTGCGAAGTCGTGTAGCTTGCTCATCTCCACGCCGAGATACTGAAACTCCTGAAGGTTGACCGCAGCCAACTCCCCCGGGTCCTGTAGTTTGATCTGGTCCACTACAAGGAAGCATTGCGGCTCACGAGAGTTCGGGTCACGATCCTTCACAGACGTCATAATCAGACGACGAACATGCTTGAGCGACTGAGACAGTGGTGTTCCGCGAATGTCCAGGTAGATGAAGTTCTTACCATAGACCTTATAGAACAACTTCCAGTTTGCCTCGTTCTCGTAGATCGCCTTGCACCGCATGACGTCATCGATCAGCGGTCCATCCATCCCCATGTTGGCGAGGGCGGCACGACTCTTACTCCACCACCCATAGTCGATGTAGTCGTATGGGATGTCGTGGACAATACAGAACCCACGCACGGTAGCGATCTCGGCGTCCATTTCTGTATCAAGATAGATCACCGGCATCTTTCGCGCAGCCTTCATCGCGGCACGTAAACCAATCTGGCTCTTCCCTGTGCCGGTGTAGCCTACGAAGAAGTGGACGCTGCGATTGCGCAACTGCCCGACCGCCTTCTGCCAGATCGGGAAGCCGACATCCACGCCAGTCAGGGGATTAACCGCCAACTCTTCAATGACTTCTTTCGTCTTCATGAAGATGCGTTCACCCATCTGCCGCGTATTCGTTGTCGCCTCACCCAGCCGAACTACAGTGCCCTCGACCTTCTCGATTACTTCTTCTACGTCGTCCTTGGTTGTATTCACATAGGAATACAGGCGACGGAACTCGTCAATCGCCGTACGCTTGTATGATTCACCCTTAACGATACGTAGCCACTTGAGGATATCCTCGTGCTTCGCGTCGTAGTAGATAATCTGGTCAACAGACAAGCCACCATCTGTGACCTCGATGAACTTCTGCTCGTCAATACCTAACTCGTCTACGGCTGCAAACACGTGCTCGCGGTCGATCGAGTCGATATCCTTTTCATATAGGTGATGAAAGATCCTGAACATCATACTGTGAAGGGGATCGGTAAAATCCTCCTCGCCCAGCAGGTTCTCGATCAAAGAGTACTCGGCTGGCTGATTATACAAGATCGCCAGGAGCATCATCTCCGCCACAGGATTCGTGTGACGGTTATCACTCTTCGTCATTGAGTAGCCCCACAATATCTACCGAGTCTACGTCGGTATCTTTTACACACATCAACTTGATGTTGTTGATCTCACACCAGCGCCGCTTTCTGGAGTCATTCATCTTCTGCTTGCGAAACCCAGCCTGCGTGCCGTGATAGTGTTTAACGAACTTGGAATGCTGCGCACCCTGAACCTCAAAAGCAAAACCCTCATCAGGTAGCCAGAAATCCAGTGCTAACGCACCCGTGTTCGGCAGTCCAAACTCCTCCAGGATCTTGCTGTGAGGAAAGATTTCCTTGAGCCGCTGACCAAACCGAAACTGCGCGTTAGATTTACATTCCTCTTTACTCTTGAGTCTGTACTTGGACGGCAGGAGATCCATCTTCGTCTCCGTCCCGTCCAGGTTCTTGAACGTAGTTCCCATATAGTGTGCCCTTCAATTCTTCGTATAGCACAGAAACGGCTTCCGGATTGTCGTCCAGCCATGTTACTACTTGGCTCTGAAACACGCTGGTCTCACCATCACACTTGAACGGAGGGTCAAACTTAGCCATAGCCTCCGGCATGACGATACGCCCACGGTCCCTTGCCTCGATGATGCCAAACTGGATGCAAGTTGTCAGCGCGTCGAGCGAGGACCAGACCCCGTAACCAAAGCGGATAGGGAAGCGACCCTTCACGTAGGGCGCGGCGCACTTGTTCTTCTTGACGAAGAAGTCCACCCACTGCCCCACCACGCGACCGTCATCCTCGGTGATGTAGTTCTTCTTGTAGATCTCACCCAACTGGATGCGCTGGACGGCATAGAACCCCATCGCCATACCGCCCGGCAGCGCCGTGTTGTCCCCGAACATCACACCCGGGTTCTTGCGGATCTGGTTGATGAAGACGATCGTGGACCGGTTCTTACGTAGGATATCCTTGAGATCACGGCACGCCGCACTCATTAGCTTCGCCAGCTTCGCCATGTGCTGCTTGCTGAGCGGACCGCCAGCCACCGCCTCCGGGACGAGGCTGTCGATCGAGTCCACAACGCAGACTGAGTTGGGGATCTTGGCAAATGCCTTGACGGCATCCAGACAGTCTTCGCCGGTATCCGCCTCAATCATATGGAAGGTCTTGTTGCCGAACTCATCTTCGGCTTCCAGGTCGATCGTCGGGATCGATTCAACCAGCGAGCGGTTGATGCTCCCCTCCATATTGGCGTAGGCGACGTGCTTGCCTGCACGCTGGGCGATTCCCGCCACGGATAGGGCGAGGGTGGTCTTGCCGGATGAGGCTTCACCATATACTTCGTGCATTCCGCCGTCGGCAAACGGGATGTGTAGCTGGATGTCCAGCCCGGCTGACCCTGTAAAGTTCGGGTCGGGATCAATCACCGTATTCATCGGGCGGATCTTGGCGGAGTCGATCTTCTTGGCTTCTGCCACAAAGATCTTGTATACGTCAAGCTGTGCCTGGGCTGCGGTGTCCTTATTCTTCCTCTTCGCCATGATCTTTCTTCCTTAAGAGCTTATTGATGTTGACTTTTTCTCGTGGTTTAACCTCGGCATCAGTATGCAACTCCTGTAGCTCCAGCAGCTTACGTTCGAGATCCAGATCCTCGAAGTAGGAGTTGTCGATGTGCCAATAGATTAACCCGATCTTGTTCCAAGCTAAAGTTAGACCTTGCCTGAGAACGAGATCGAGTATCTCGGTGGCTGACGCATCTCTTGTTTTCACCAGTCTGCGAACCAGCGACAGCGACGTGCCCCATTCTTTGGCAAAACCACTGGCTTTGCGCCACGGGAAGCGAGGCAGAGACCCATGCTTTTGCAGCATGTAGACCTCAACCACCGCCTGTTCTGTGCTGTGCTGGACCGAGGGCGTACTTATGCTTTGGTACTTCTTCATCCTATAGTAATTATGGCATCTGATCGAAAGTTATTTCGTGATTTCTGCTATTTTTTCACAAAAATCAGAGCGTCATGATCCTTACTCATGGGGCGCGGCTCTTGTCCCTTAAGGTTGCCGCTCATATCAAACCAGAAGATGGTCGCGGACGAAGTTTCTTCGTCGAACAACCCAACTCCAGTGAGATCCATGTTGATAACGCCGCGATGAATCTTCTTCAAGATGAAGTAAGCATTCGCGGTAGGAACGTTGAAGATCTCCTCGCCGCACTGAAGGCGCAGGCGTGTGATCTGAACGTCTTTATCGGCAAGGTAAGCTTTGAGTCGCATCCAGGCTAGTCGAACCTCGGGAACGTTGTTCTCGAACACGGTTCTACCGTCAGAAAGAGATGCGATCCATCTACAAGGTGGGACGGTCTTATCGACCGAAAAGGCAAGTTTCTCACAATTCATGTCGCTGATTCCTAAATAATCAACCCTATGAACGAAACATGTATCCGACGAGAACATCTCATCAGAACCACAGCTCTATCAACGAGCTTCTTAGAAGTATTCCACACTGAAGTGGAAACCCCAACTGTTCTTGACACCGGTTGTCAACGGCTTAATGGAGACACCGATATGCCAATCGTGGATAGCAGCGGTTGTGGTGTGGTTAGCCACACTCATGGAGTTCGATCCGTCACTCGAAAGATCAGAGAACGCACTATCTTGGTCAACCTCTGCAACCTGCGTGGTCATATTGTCCGGAGCCTCGCCGAGAGTCACACCAGACGCCGCAGTTAGAGCAACCGCGTAGAACAGACCGTTCTGCGTCTGAACAGAACTACCAGCAGTCAACCGAACTACGAGGCTACCGCTACCAACAGCCACCGGTAGAGACGCGTTTCCGCCTCCGTCGATCGATACCGTGTTAGCATCGATGTACTTGAAGTTGATACCAGTACCCTTGTCGGTACCAGCCGAATCAACCCGATACGTGGTGTCCTGGTAGGAGCCAACAGACACGCTATTACCCGGTCCACCCGCACCGAAGAATCCTAAGAAGGATGGATCGGCGGTGTTACCGGCAATCAGCCCGCTGACCTCAGTAAAGCCTTCAGGGCAACCGCTAGGCAAATGGAATGTAATACTCATGAATTACACCTCCTCTCATACATTCATAAAAACTTCTGGTGATGCACTAGATTGTAGAATCTGGTACAAGCACTCTACAAGTTGAATCTCAAACGAGCCAGTATCTAGTTCCGCACGGCACAAGAACCGGCGTCCGTCATCAAGACCGACAACCAGCCAGTCACCCTCGGTGATACCTTCATCGTTAGAGCCGACAAACATCGTGTGACCGATGAAGTTGTTGATATCTGCTACGTCGAACGGGATGATATTTGAATCGCCCGTAACCGTATACTGATTCAGCAACACAAGGTTGAAGTTGTGGGACGTGCCTAGGCGCAACTCCCAGAATGAGAACACGCCAGCCGCCACGTCAACCGCCCGGCGAGCGAACGACTTACTACCGATGCCGATCGGCTGAACGATCTCGGTGCCGCCCGCAGAACTCTCATAGAATGTTCCGCCGTCCGGGTCTCCAACGATCCTGAATGCCTCGAACTGATGGCTGTCAAGGCTTCTACCTCCCACGCCAAACCAGCCGTAGTTTCTACTCCAGGCAATACCATTAATGGCGTAGCTGCCGTGATTGCCGATGTGGTTGAAACCCACCTGGCTCCGCTCAACTGCCCGCGTATTCAGGTTCACCTTCAGGAAGTGATACTCTGTCGTCTGACCTAGACCAGCCGTCGCGCCCGTGTCTGTTGACGGGTCCGGTGCTGGCGGTAGCTGCTGTGAACTATACGAGCGGAACGACCACTGGTTCTTAACGAATGCAAACGCAGTACTCGAACCCTCCTCTTGGATCATCTCACCAGCATTTCGCCAATACAGCGACGGGGTATCATATGACTGACGCCAAACGTAGGTGATGCCCGGGGGCGGCTGCGTCGTAAAGTATGCCGACGTCTGAGCCCCGGTGCCACCAAGGTTATCATTCCTCACCGGGCTGAGAAGTAATGCCGCGCCATTGAACGGCGAAATATTCAGAACACCGCTGCTGTTGCGACCACCAAATAGTTCATCACAGATGTGAATACCTTTAGATCTCTGTGGTGTTACTGAGTAGCCGTTATCAACCAGTGCGTATGATTCCTGCGGCTCACCAGATGTACTATTGCGAACAATAGAATATGTGTCATCCTCGTTCATGGCGACAATGCCGCTCAACCAACCGGTTACGTGATAGTCGTCCTCGCTGTTCGGATAGACGCTGAGCACGCCGCTCGGTCCGTAGCCTGTGTTACTATCAGATACGATAATTCTGTGGACTCCGTGCAGTAATTCTGGACTTTGTGCAACAAAATTCATGAACGCCATACCCACCGTACGCGGGTGTCCTGACGCCGCTGGGATCTGGGTGTTACGGTCTGCCCAATCCCCGATCCAGCGTTCGCCCGCCGCCACAGCCGTCAAAGGATCGTTCTCTTCACTTATAATGCGTAGCTGAGTGGTCTCACTGAAGCCATCTCCACAGAGCCTCATAACGCCAGAAGCCAGGACCGCCGGGCTGAAACCGGACGACTGAGGGGCTCCCAGCTCCCCGTAGTTAAACGCGTTCATATCCCCTACGTCGGGACCCGCCGTGTAGGAATCGCCCCCAGGCGTAATTAGCGCCGGAAATACGGGGGCTGTCTCATAGGTTACATTGAATGCGAACCGCTCTCCACGCCTGGAGAAGCGGGCGTACGGCTGGTAGCTGATTTCCCTGATCGTTTGGGTGTCCATATATCCCGATGCGCCGATAATTCCACTGGCGCTGACAGCGTTGTCTCCGAAGATCGACCCGAAATCGAGCACCTTCTCTGGGAGGCGGTATTGGTAGTCTCCACTTGCGCCGCTTGGTAGCGGACTGAAGGATGTCCTTAGATAGTCCGTTCTCGCTATGTGCTGGGTCGAGTCCGTGTCCCACGCTACCGAGGTGAAGATCTGGTCCATAGAGTTCCGCAGATCCTCGATATAGTTGAGGCAGTAGGGATTGCCACTCGCCGATACAAACGCACCGCTCGGGTCCGGGTCGGCTACCTCCTGCTTGGCAACCTCTGTTGGGATCGCCGAACGGTAGTTGTAGAAGGTCGGGTCGGACTCTATTCCATATTTACGGATCTCGGCTAGGTGAACATACATAGCCTGCTCATATAGAAATCCACTGATCTCGGGGATTGGCTGAGCTTGATCTGACCAACCTACGCTGGGATTGCCGAACCTACCGAGAAAAGTAAATGGGATATCTATATATTGGTACGGTAGAACACCGCTTGCTACACTCATGTGGCAAATCTTCCAAATCCGTGAATCGGTAATTCGACGAATGAAACCGTAACCCTAGTTCCTGACATGCCGGACGGCACTGAGGCGGAATAATACATGCCACGCATACCCACTGTCGCCAGATGACGCCACGGGCGCGGGACTACGCTTGTGAATGTCGTACCGCTTGGGCTAACAACCCCCTCGTTGTTACACTCCTGTACGGTTACGAGCGCACCGGACGTTCCCTGATCTGAGACAGCCATAATCTCGACCGGTCGCACAATCGAGGTGGGGGTCGTAGACTGAATGAACATCGAACCGCTGGAGAGTTGAAAATCTGCGCCGATCGTCTGAGTAAGCTGAGGGTTCTCTGTTAGAATAGTGACACGCTTACCGACGTCAACGACGTCTCCATCGTTGAGGGGAGGTACGTTGCTGATCTGTCGTCTTGCGCCGCTAGTCTTCGCTTCGTCAACTAGCTGGACCGTATATCGCTTAGCCATTTATACCTCCTCCTCCGAGATAACCTCTACTACACGAGCATTGAGTGCATGACCCCCCGTGAAGTAATAGAATGTTACGGAGGTGCCAGTGCCCCTTCCTTCCTCCTGGTAGTTGAACACCGCCGGGTCGCCCTCATTCAAAAAGCCGTCGATACACTCAGTACCATCGGACATCAGGCGTCCATCATTGCGGCGGTTCTTGTTAGGATACGTCACGCCGTTATTCGTCTGACCGAAATATCTCTCCGGCTCCACGGACGCGCCACCCAACTCTACATTGAGTAGGTTGTTCACCGTGGTGATCTCAACCTTCTTAGAAAATGATTCCGGCTCTGTGTAATACTGCGTCTGCGGCGGCGTGAGTCCAATACTCCTCACTGGTCCCACGTTGAAATCGAAGATGTCGAAGTCAATTGGGTTAATACCACCCTGGAATGCCGGGAACTCCCTATCGCCCAGCGGCGGGATCTTGGTATATGCCGCATAGAAGTCGTTGATACGGTATGTGGTGATAATCCCCCCGGTACCAAATGAGAACGACATCGAGGCGATACCATTGTCACGCACGCCATATAAGCCGCTACTATTCGCATCCTGGCTCGCAAAGCTGTCGAAGTCCAATGCCGGGAAGCCGGGCTGTCGAATCTCAGCATAGCGTGAGTTGAGGGCATCGATGAATAGACCACGTAGGCGACGCTTGGCGCGAATATCCATGATACGCACGCCATTCTGGTTACCAGCCGGATAGAAGTTCCACGGAGCAAATTGTTCGTCAGACACGAACTGCTCACCCAGCACCGGGTGTAGCGTGCCAGACACCCACACGTCCGGGAATCCATCTCCATAGCGATCATTTGTTTCAGTCGGAATAGCAACACCGCTGATCTCGGAGTATACGTTGACTAAGATGTTCGGACTATAGAGATCAAACTCGCCCGATGTATTCGCGTTGTTGATACTTTCAATCATGGTCGCTAGTGTATCTAGAACCGTTCCACTGCCCTTACTCTGTCCAACAATAGCAGGGAACTGGCACCATACTGTGCCATCCGGGAACAACTGAAATCCATATTCGTCGGAAGAATCACGAGGATCTCGAATTTGCTGCCCAACCTCACGAAGCTGCACGGGCACATAGTGTTCCCTGGTTCCAGAAGTACTGAACGGCGGCACATCCTCGCTCCAGTTGCCGAATGACGCAGGGACATCCTCACCCTCTGGACCATAGATTGTGCTTGACGGCAATACGCAGTGCGCCGCCACGCGGAAGTCCTGCTGGATAAAGGGACTCACAGGACCCAAGGTCTTGTTGATCTCATACCCCTGGATAAACGGACCATTCGAGCCACTCTGACTTAAGGCGTGTCCTTCGACTTGGTTTTCGACATTCGCCCAGGCTGCGCCAACTACCCGTAAATAACCAGATGCCTGATTATATAGAAGCCCAGACGCAACATACGAACGACCAAAGTGACGCTGTGCGTGATCATTCACACGATTATGGAAGTTGATTACCCAGTTATCCGTCGCATCTCGGCGGTTGTTGATAACGCGCAAGTTGCCAGACGGATTAGCTAGTAGCTCTGACAGAGGCTCGGTCGGATCTAGACGACTCTGGAACTCCGGATGCTGCGCCGCGATCGAACCCGCATCCCCGTCCATCTCGAACCCCGGCGGAGTCGCGCCCGAAGCCGCTGTCTGATAGATCTTGAAGTACGTCCACTGCTCAATTCCCGCCAACGCCATCTGTAGCTCTCGGTCACTTGGGATGTAGGAACGTAGCTGACCGGCAGCATCAACGAACTGCACAGTAATACCATGCCATGCCGGAGTAAAGACAATGCCGCTCGACGGCAGGTCTACGCCATCGATGGGGCTGAGTAGTCGTGAGTTCCAGAATCCCTGTGTCCGCGCACCAAGAAGGCGTACACGGGAGGGTTCTTGCACTGCGTCCTTACCAAAACGTAGCGTAGTATAGTTGCTATCGCCCAAGGAGTCGAACAAAGCATTCTCATCGATCTTGAACGGCACCTTGCGGTTGACGACGTTGACCTCATCCTGCGACATATTCCAGTACCAGTCATACGCCGAATCCTGCATCACCTGATTCACAACGGAATCAAGCGTGTCGAAGTCAAACTGGAAACGGACCGCTGCCGCATCAGCACCACCCATGTTACCCGCAATGACTGCCGGGCTTGGTAGCTTCGATGGATCTATGTTGATTCTGTCATTATCATAGGCATTTTGCAGAGCCGTATAGATCTCTGCGTAGGTAGCACCGCGCTCCAAGATCTTACGATACTCCCAGGTAATAGGATCTCTTTCTTGGGTTACCTGGAAAGTATATAGGTCCCGGAGTTCCGCCGGAATGGAAACAATACCACTTGGTCTACTAGCGCCAAGGTCGTCTGTGGTGATCTTCACACGACGAAGCGTCCTGCGACGGTCCTCCATCGTAATCTCAACAGTGACGCCACCCTGACCAACGCTGTACTCGGAGTGAGTGACAAAGCCACGAAGGAAGAATGAACCAATCGTCATAGACAATTCAGTATTGATATTCGGAGTCTGTCCAGATGCACCGTGTAGATCGGCACGCTCGCCCTGGGACACGAATGTCAGGTTGAACTGGTGAGGCGAATCGTTAAATCCAAAGGTGGACGAAAAGCCCTGTAGTACGGCATCTAGGTCTGATCCGGGCAGACCTTCGGTAACCTGTCCGCTCGGGAAATAGATCGCCGAGTTGACGCCAGATCCGCTTACTCCTACAACACCCATCATTGATTGACTCCTACTACCAAGCTGTCGCACCAAAACCGACCGTTGTCATCTCTGACGATCCAGACCGGGATATAGTTTCCGACCGAATGGTAGAGGTGTGTCGGATCATCATAGTGCGAGAGTGTACGATCACCGAAGTTGATGATCGATTCCTTTACTCCCACCGGCTGCACACCATACGCCTGCGTGAAGGCGATCGTGTGTGGTACTACACCACTCTGTGGCGTGCCGGTTAGTTCCAGCGTTATCTTCTCGTCTGCGGCTAGACCAACCGATAGGTCAACGCGCTTGCGGCAGCTACCGTGCGTGCCCTGCTTATCAATGGCGTCAGCACGAATGATGTATACACCAGACGATGTGAACGTGTGCTCGACCTCAAACACGCCGTCGCTCGGCGTCACGTCCTGCTGACCACTCATGTTACCAAACTGGATCCAGACACTCTCGATCTCGTTTGCCGCACCATTCTGGATGGTCTCATCGCCCACGGTCACAGTACCAGATACCGTGACGTGATAGTAACCGTCGAGAGTGCCGGAGCCAGTAACATAGCAGGTCACTGTCGGCGGTGTATACTGCCTCAAGACCTGAAGTGTCGCATCGAAGTCATTCGACATCGCGCTACCGATCCTGGCGATTAGATCAAAGTCGATATCTTCCGGCACAACATATGTGAACATCGAGAGGAAGGATGCGTCGTCATCCACGCTAACCGCGTTTAGATAGCCTCCGACCTGACCCGAGCCAGTCTCCTGGGTATATGTGACGTATCCGCCAATCTGACCCGACGCTGATTCTAGATCGTATGTTGTGTATCCGCCAATCTGACCCGACGACCCTGTCGGCGAATCTAGCTGCTCTAGGTAGCCACCAACCTCGCCCGATGCCGATAGCTGGACGCCGTCCGTGTAGCCACCGACCTGACCAGACACGCCCGTCGCCGAGTCCGGCGCTGCCATGTAGCCGCCAATCTGACCCGACGCACCCGTGGCAATCACTATCGGCAAGCCGATCTTCACGACGGATAGAATCTCTCCAGACGACAGAGCCCGCTGGATGAAGTAAACTTCGTCTAAATCGCCGTCGTATGGCTGTTGGTTCGTCGGAGATGCGCCGACATGGAACGGTTCGGTTGTTGTGTCCTGTGCCTTGGACGAATCCGGCAGAGCACCACTACCAATAATAGTCGGGATGTAGTCGGAGCCCGTGCGGTAGATATACTGGACCTCGTTATCGCGGTCAACCACCCAATCGATATGCTGCCACTCGTTAGCGATCAGGCTGCTCGGCTGTGTCGAAACAACGTAGCCGATGCCGTCGATACTTACCTGACCCCAGACCTCGCCTTCTTCGTCCATATATAGGACATACTGATCATAAGAACCCTTGCCCGCAAGCTGCGCATAGCGTTCATACGCCACGCCGCTGGGCTTCGCCCACAGACCCATTGTCCAAGATGACGCCGTTGGGCTAAGCCCGGTGGACACGCCACTACCAGTACGTTGTAGTGACGGGAAGGGGTTAACCCAATGCTCAAATCTTGTGCCATTGTTTCTACGAGCTGCAACCTGTTTCGGTGATCCTGTAATCACATTGAGGTGATTGCTCTTGCCGCTACTGTCTAGGCGCGTATCGTTGTCGCCTAACTCATCAAGCCTCCAGACCCCCTGCATCTGCTCTTCTGTAGCAGTTACGCTGGTCACGAATGCATCGAGATAGCCACCAATGGATTCACCAGCAGAAGGTACGGGACCGACTCCGGACTCGGCTACATATGCAACCTCTCCGCTTGACAATGCGCGGCTGATGAACATGATGTCGTTGGCAGCGCCCGTGAAGTCTGTGTTCGCCGGGTTGGGATTACCCTGGAGGGCTAGCTCATCCGCAGAACCAGAACCCATAACGCCCGTGATCGCGCCGGAGCCAACAATGCCGCCATTGACGTAGAGAATAACCTCTCCGCCAGTCTTATTGTATGTAGCTGCAATATGAACAAATTGACCGCTTGGAACCGCGCCGTGCGCCGTAGTGACGTAATCGATTTCCGCAGAGCCCGCACCCCACCTGTGTGCCACCTGTAGCCTATCGACCGGCTTGCCAGCCGAACCAACAACCTGTATTGCGAAACGCGCACTGTTATTGAATGTCTGATCGTCCCGCATGATTAGGACAACCGGCTGCGTCTCCTGTAGGTGACCGCCGCTCGGATATATCCAACCCTGCCAGGTAAAGTTCTCCGCCGACCCCGTGTACTGCTCCCCAATATCGACACCACGGAACTTCGCATTTGTGCCAGTACCAGCGTTCTTCGTTACACGCGCATTCTCTCTCTGGATATTAGCTGTCTGAACACCGCTTGTAAGAATACCCTGGTTGACAGGAGTAAGGGCAACAAGGTCGTTACCCAGGTCTCCGTAATCAACAAGAGCGTCGCCCGGAGAGTCCTCGTTGCCATACCACCAACTCTGGATGGCTGGATCAATCTTAGTGAAGACCTCTGGTGTCGCACCAGGATATACTTGTAGATAGCCACCAATCTGTCCAGATGATTCTGGACTAAAGGCTGGAACATAGCCACCGATCTCACCAGACGTTGGTGTCGGTGCGGCACCAGCCTCAATATAGCCACCAATCTCACCAGACGTAGAAACAGCCACGCCGTTAACGTAGCCGCCAATCTCGCCGGTAGTCACCTGAAGACCGGAGTATGTCGCATAGATGTTAAAGTTATCTACCTGAACAACTACATTAGTACCATCACCATCAAAGTTCAGCGCACCACTTGGCGTTTGGTCATTAAGCGAATTGTCATACAGGCTATGAGTTTCCTCCCAAATGCCCGAGTTCTTCGCTTTAACATGGCACTGAATCAAATCACCGTCATCAACTACACGTAGACGAGCAGAGGTGATAGTATAGTCGTCAGTCAGGTAGGCAAGAGCCTGAACGTTACCGCCGTTCAACAACTCCTGAAGAACAAAACGATCCTGACCCGAGAGGCGTCGCCAGTATCCGAAACGCCATGTAGTGAGGTTGTTCGCCATTCCACTCTTAGGACGGAATAGAATGTCGGCTTTGCACTGGCTAGTCGCAGCCTGATCGGGCGCGACGTCTAACTCATATCGTAAAGAACTAGCATTGGTGGGAACGCCCGAGTTAAGTACGGCGATGATCGCCTTACCCGGGAACGCCACGGCATCGGCACGACGCCACATCACTAGACCGCTACCAGGGTCGCTTTTGATGTATGCGTCATTAGCTGCGGTAGGCTTACCGTTGCTGGTCAGGGTCCACCAGTCGTCTGGCTGGCTGTCAGTTAGTAAGTTGCCGTCTGTGTAGTTCTCAAAGTCGATATCGAGGATACATCGTTCCTCGAAGTTGTGGACGTAGGCACCAATCTGACCCGAGGTCGCGGTTGCATTATTCACGCCGTATATGGTGACATCGCCAATACCGTGAATAAGACCCGCTTCGTCAGTACGCAACTGGAATGCGCCGCTAGTTGGGAGGTAGTTATACGTCGTAGTCGCTTCTTGATGGATAAACTCCCAGGTACCAGAGGCGTTAGCCCATATAGTGATATTACTATCATCATCCTCTACTAATAGGCGTAGACTTTCTACCCTATCAATATTGAATGAGTCTAGGTTAGTAATCGCACCGTTGTCTAGACGGTCGAATGTTAGTGTGTCTGCTGCGCCAGTGTTGTGTTCCCACTCAACACGATAACCATATAGTGTATCATTCGTCGCTCCGCTCGGTCGAATGAGCATAATGGAGCGACCTTCTAGCTGGTTCATGATCATACCAGCTTCAATCGACACCTTATCATACGCAGAACGATCTACGCCACTGCCGTCTAGAACCATGACGGCGCGGCGGTCGTCAGACACAGTGCCAGGATTGTTCCGCATAGCGATCTGACCGCTAGGCGCACCAACCTCTGTAATGATTACGGAATCAAAGCCAACTGGGCGCACACCATCCTCGTTCTGGACCCTCCATCCATTCTGACCATGTAGATCACCAGTGGAGAAATCCTCCCAATCAATGAGGGCGAGGATGCCAGATGTAGCCATTACATCACCTTAGAATCGCCTAGAAACGGATCAATGCGCAACCTCTTAACCAAAGAGGCACCACGGCGGACGTCGATATTGATGAAGTGACGACGCACCGCTTCCGGGATATCTTTAACAACTAGCCAGCGCGGCTTGTCGTTAAGATCATAGGTTTCAATAAGGAAGGCTGTCTGGTTGGGAACGATGACACCGCAAACGCGGCGATCAGGAAAGCACCTGTCTCCGATCTGCACGTCGCAGTATTCCTTGCCATCGTCTTCTTTGGTGTAGACTGCCAGCACCTTGACAGGATACGTAAGCACCTGGTTTGAGGCGGTACCGCCAATCTCAAAGGAGTGTCCTTCTTCCTTATCGAATGTGAACTCGACTTGCTCACCACTATACGCCTGAAGCGTCGCGGTGATCGTATTTCCTTTTTCTTGCGTCTCAAACATTCATCTCTCCATAAAATGAATCCGGGGCTGAAGATAAACCCCAGCCCCGGGCGTGTGGAGATTTCTCCCAGGACTAGGAGATTAGGATGTGGCGTTTGTGAACGGGTTAGTGAGAGTCGCCTCCTGCTTGAAGCCAGATAGACGGCTGATCAGAGCACCACGTCCATAGGACGCACTAACCTTGCGATCAGTGTAACGAAGTACACGTAGACCCGTACGCATAAGTACTAGGTTAGCATCGTTGGTATCAGAGTTGTAGTTGATAGTTGCCATGTGTTAACACCTCCTCCGTGTTGGCTTAAGAGAGTTTGCGAATATGACGCCCCGGATGGCTACGTATGAAACCATCCATACCTCCTACTAGGTCGGAGGCGGGTGTTGCTTCTATTTGTATCTGTGCGTCTGAGATGTATTCATCCCAGACCTTTACGTCTGTGATACTGCCGATTAGGTTGCGGTCAATTACCTCGGTGGCAGTAGACTTACGACCACCAATAATCCACCAGTCCTCGACACCAGAGATTTTGAGCTGCGATAGATTATGAGACTCTTCATCTTTCAAAATTCCGTCAACCCATAGTTGGGCAACCCCATCTGATGTAGCATCGTCTGAGGATGGCTGGAATCGAATCAGGATATTGTGCCAAGCACCATCTCGGAATCCCGGCTGCGGATTATCATCACGCCATTCGAGTTCGAAGTTAACGTTGTCTGGACGTCGAAAAAAACAGCGCAGCCACACAAAGTTTTCTACAGCACCCTCTTCCCAGCCAAACGAGAAGTTGCCGCCACCACGAGTAACCATCTCTTTCTGTGGGTCTGGTGCCGGAGCGCCAGGAAACGTCTGTGTCGTATTCACCCATACGCTCACCGATAGATTGCCCGAGATCATCGTCTCAGACTTCTCAGGGAAGCGTACGATACTACCGCCCTCTAGCCCGTTGAAGTCCAGGTATGTGCTACGTGGTCCGCCGCCCTGCCACGTCGGAATACCAGACCCCTCCAGCACGCCGCTGTGCGTCGGATCGACGTCATTGACAGTCTGGGTCCCAGCCATCTCACTGAATTTTGCATGTAATACAAGAGTCATGGCTATGGTCCCGTATAATCGTAGGTCACTCTGTGCTCAAACCGACCAAACGAGCCAGCATCACCCGCGCCATACCGACCATTCGGAAAGGCTGCGCCGAGGATGAGGCTCACATACACGTACTGAGAGACGTCTGGGTCCAGGGTGCCACTCATGCTGGCATCGCCATTCTGTACAAAGAGATTCTGCGACCCTGGCAGAGATGTGGGGACTTCTATCATGCCAGCCTGACCGCTGGCAGCTTGGGCGGGGTATGCAGCCCAGACGCCTGAAGTGGCAAATTGCAAGTGGGATGAACCTGGAGAGAGGGCACTTTGGTCAGGAACATAGTACCTCATATTATATATACGATAATTTAGTGAAGAAGTCCTGAAAATAAAGACTTTTGTTTTGGCTCCGTAGTACCAATCCTCTTCGGTGAAGGTATCGAACTCCAGGTAGGCTGACTGCGTACCGCTCCCAAGTGTCTTCACATATGCTGCCGACCCACTAGCGATGTGGCGCGTCGGCGCAGGTGAAGTCTCGCTGATGTTAAATTCATATAAATGAACAGTTGGAGCGTCAACCATCATGCCGTCCATTCGCTAGTTTGCGTCGATGTGTTCATACCAGCTAAGCGCCATATTAACCACGTTGTCGGCTGTTAGACTAGACAACCTAAGTAGGTATACTGTATTCTGCTTCAATACCCACTCCGAGTCCGCGCGAGCAGTGCCGCCGCCGGTGACTCGATTTGCGCCACCTCCAGTATCTACACCAAACTCAGTTTCAAATAGTAAGGTGCCGTCGTCTCCGTCATCCGCATGTTCTGTGATAATCAAACCCGGTCCATTGGCACTATTCCTATTGTTATTGTGAATTGGCATATGAATGCCAGACGTGTGAGTAGCTCCTTCAAAGAATTCGAACCTAGTATGTAGAGCCCCATACACGTTACCAAGCAGGTGAGCCCACCGCTCTGTATCCGGCGTATGAATAAGATACTCTAGCGGAGTCCCGATATCTAGGTCTCCACTAGTTGCAGAGAATGTAAAATGTCTACCGCTGTGAACCTCGTGGTGAGCGTAGTCCACAGTACGCAGCGCAGTTGTAGCACCATCGACCGCATTGGCAATATTAGGATCGACTCCCGCGCCCGGAAAAACCTCTACCATGACCACTCCTTAATAGTAATCGTAGCGGAAACGATAGCGCAAAGTGCCAGCGCCCAAGCCGCCATAAGTGCCATCTGGCACGTCTGTCCCTGCAAAAATGGCAAGATACGCCCACTGCCCTAATCCGTCTACCTGACCAGAGCCGGTAATCTGCGCACCTCCCCCATGCCTGAAATAGTTCTGCGAACCGGGTAGCGAAATCGGGACATCGTCTGCCCCAGTCGTCAACTGCTTATTCTGAGCCCACGTATTAGTCAATTCCATAAGGAACTGATACGTGCCCTGGCTAAAGGCAGTAGTCGCTACCGCATAGAAACGCATGTCTTCGATAACTGTGTTACCATTGAACTCGACGCCACTCATGGCGACGACCTTAGTATCACTCACCAAGCCCGAGACGCTGTTATCGATCTGCCCAAAGTCTAGAGCCTGGGTTGTTGTATCTACGAACCCCGACCACGTGCCACTAGTCGCAGCAGCCACATCGAACTGAACGATCTTGACTTCAGGCGGAAGTACCATTACAAGCCTCCCTGGTAACGCGGAAGAGAAATACTGCCGCTGGCAGAGTTCACGCCCGCCAAGTCTAGGATGAACGAATACTGAATCGACGCCGAGGCAACCCTACTCTTGATATCGTAGTTCAGAGAGGGCTGTCCCACTAGGTCTAGGCGTATAAACTCAGAACTGTTTGGATCTGGCTTCACCGCGTTAAGGTCTGACTCTACCTGGGCGATGGCGCGGTTGACGTCCGCCGACTCATCCCCGGTGTTAGTTGCCCTGGCGCGAGCACTCACGCTGATGCTACCGTCTAGCGTTGTTCCCATCTCTTGTACGATGGAGCCAAGCTGTCTGAACGGAATTGTAAAGCGAGCCAATAGCTCGGTCGGATCTCGACGATCATAGGTCACAGACCTTTCGGCGATACCTGACGGCAGGTCGTCTGCCGGATCGTCGGTATATGTAACGTCATAGTCTACCGTGCCAAGAAACTCGGACTCTGCCACAGACTGCGCGATCCTCTTGTTATTCAGCGACAGCGAATAGCCCAACCCTGTATAGAATGCCGCAGCATCAACATATAGGTTCGGCTTCACATGGTTCAGCCAGCCAGAGGTGGCATTGTCGAAGCCAACGTTGCCGCTCGGCGCAACGTCTGTTCTACCTAGACCCTGGATCTTACCCTGAAGCTGGATAGAGGTAATGCCTGCCCGGTCGGTACTCACCGAGATAGAGCGCGAATGATTCCAAGGATAGATGCCCGACGTAACAATGAACGCCTCTGTGGCATCATACGAACCACGGGTTAGGCTGACGGACTCTGTGCGCTGAGTAGAGATCTCATACAGGGGCGCTTCGCTCTGATGCACGTGAACCGGGAAGTTCGCCGGAGCCTTAGCCAGCCCCAGCAGGGTCCTGCCGTAATCCCGGGCATTCTCATGCGCGTTGTTGGTCTCGCCACTCTGAGCCGTGTTCTTGCCCACGATAGAAATCGAGTGTTCGATCCTGACCCTTTGGGACTCATCAACCTCATTGTAGGACCACGTGTTATCTTCGCTTTCAATTAAGCCGCTAGCGCCAATGTCGTCTTCGTCGTATTCAAGGACAACGGTGTAGATGAACTTATCATACTGGAGGTCTTCCGGCAACGAGATGCTACGCACCTTGGGATAGATGCCGCTGGCGATATATTCACCAGGGGCAATCACCGTGTTAGATGGTCCCGCCCGTAAAGAGAAATGCTTCCCATCTGTTGCGAAGATGGACAGCAATTGCTCCTGCGCCGCGTAGACATCGTTGTAGGTTCCGCTCGGCGAGTTGATCCACGTGCCGTTCAGTGTGATTACACGGGTAGCAGCGATCTTCTCTTCGTTACCAGACTCTACGTAGTCGCGGTCCCAAGAGATAAGGGGTGTAGGCGGACCGATCCGGTCGTCGCCATACCAAATCTCGACCCAGGACTGTGAGTTCCCCGGGACGACTGACGATAGGTGCATTACAACCCCCTATTCTTTACTCGCCTGTTGCCGGAATACTTGGTAGCTGTGCTCTCAGGTTCGGCGGGAACGCGCCTGCCCCAATACCAGCCTCGACCATTGCCCGGATGATGACGCCCAGATTCTTGATGAATGTCGCAGAGTCCTTTACGTCCGGGTGGTTCTTTACTACGTCCGCCATAGCTGCCGGTAGTTCGGCGAGCCCCGTAATCTCTAGCTTCTCGATAGTTTCGCCTGCTAGCTTGATCAATACCTCTGTCGGCACCCTGCCACCGTTATTGGCTAGAGCCGCCTCGATGTTCTTGATCATAACGCCAAGCTCTTGTGAGTTGAATCCCTTTTCCCCGGTTAGAGGACGTAGAACCTCGATAAGATCCAGAAGCGCCTTCTCAACCGGCACCTGTGTCGTGGAGCCAGCCGCCTTGCCCTTGGCAATGGCGAAGCCCGGCGTACCACTACCTACCTTGGCGAGATCCGCAGCCCTACCCTGCTCGAACAACTGGTTGAGAGATGTGACTGTCCTACCCATTTTAAGGAAGCCCTCGTTGAGTGCGGCAATCGATGTATCGTTTTCCTTAATAGCCTGATTGAATCTCTCGTAGCGTTCCTGTAGAACGCCCATAGTCTCTGCCGTGCCCCTGCCAGACTCTAGGTTTTCTTGCGCTAGATCCAGGATGTTTGTCATAGCTGTCTGGAATGCCTGAATCCTAGCCATGCTCGCACGACCAAGGACAGCGTTAGTACCCATCGCCGGACCGGTCGGGCGGTTCTGCCTACGGATGAAATCCATCTCTGCCATGATACCTGCGCGGCGTGTGCCCTGCTCAGATGTTAGAGCAGCCAACTGCTGACGCGCAACCTCTACCTGGATA